TCCCCCCCCCCCCCCCCCCCCCGTTCTGGGTTGGTTGTGTTTGGGTGTGGTGGTTTTATTTATTTAAACTAAATATACGTTAACATATTATGTAAGCCTAATTATTTAATTGAATTTAATGTTTCTTTATACTTAACTAGATAGTCCTCATACATTCCTGGATTGATAGGTTTTAATTTATTTAACCAAGGAGCAACATCGGTTGGTTTTTTAGTACCATTTTTCATACCTAATAAACCACCTGTTAGTTTTTTAATAATTAATTCTTCCATAACCTTTATTATTTTATTATTATGTTGTAAATATATGTTAGGTTGTTCTGTAAGCCTAACTATTGATTAAACAAGCAGTATGAGAGCCGGCCCGAGATTGTTGACCAGCATTTATATCAATTTTAACTCACATCGTCTTGCTCTACTATCAACTCACACCATTCACGCATCTAGCTAGGTCGGCTAGCGGTACGGGTGTTCTTGTCAAATTAAAATCCGGTTATGTGGACCGGGTGCATTAATGCTTTTGTTTGCCTAAACTAATAATGAACGTTTGTTTGAACCATTACCTAAAACACTATTTTTGGAGTTACATCCCGTAGGAAGCCCGTAGTGGTTTGGATTTGTGTTCCATAATAAATATACAAAAAATATCTTTAATTGCCAAACATTTTACTTCTATGTTTGTCTTTTCTTGTATATTTTTTCTTGTTACGTTGGATTGTTGGACGTGATGCATTCCAAATATCCTGAATAGTTACTTCTATTTGTTTTAAATTACTTTTCATTTAATATAAATATATGTACTATAATTTTGTAGGCCTAGTTTTTAAATAGTTGTTTTGTACGTTACTTAATGTTAGGTCTATTATTGTACAATGCATCCTCTATTAACATCAACACTTCAATTTCCTCTTCTATATCCTCACATACCATTTTATATAAATCAGCTTTTTCTAAATTGTCTTTTTCCACTTCCACTAATACTTTCAGGTTGTAATCCCAACACTCTGCTATCAAGTTTATTATTCTTGAACTTAATTCTGTTTTGTAGTTTGTTGTTTCCATAGTTGTGTGTTTTGTTTTTGCCATTTTCCGTAAAGATGTTGGCTGTGTTTGTGATTTTCCGTAACTTATAATGTAAATATATGTGACTTTACGGTGTAAGCCTAACAGTATATACAGATATCTGTTGTCTATAAGAAAAGAGGTGGTGAGGTGAATGAGGGGGTTGGATTTTCGCCAACACCACCACCCCCACCTATCACCACCCTTGTTCACACACACAACAGTCTTCCACCCATCCAACACCACTCATCCCTAATTTGTCACATAACGTTTTATTTATTTTTATTTGAAGTAAATATATGTTAGTAGATTGTGTAAGCCTAATGAATTATTCATCAAATTTACCAAACATCTTTATAGCTTTATTATAATATTCATCTGAAAGCATATCGTATCTATCAGGTGTTAATTGAGTGCCTTTTAAAACGATACCTTTAGCAATGTCTGTTCCTATTTCTTCTAGAATACATCTGTAGCTTTCTTTATCTTCATTTTCGTTTCTCAAATCATCTAATTTATACTCAAGCCCACTAAAATCATAAGGATACATTTTTGCCATATCCATTAAAAAAGCATATGGTGCTCCAGTTGTTTCTTTTCCATATCCTATCCCAACTACATCTCCATCATTACAAAATCTATAGTTTATTTTAGCGTATGCTCTTAACATTTCTCCCTCTATTGTAGAGGCAGCGCCATATCCTGGAACTAGTTTGTCGAAGATAGTATTGTTTTCAATTAATTCCATACAGTTTGTTTTACCATATAGTTCAACTGCTTTATCATAACCTCTCTTTTTAAATATATCAATAGCAGATTCTAATGTTTTATATGTTTGATTATCTATCCATTCTATATCCCAGGGTGTGATTTGTATAGTAATATAAAATACATCTTTACAGGCATGTATATGTATAATATCTACATCTGGGGAGAGTTGTTTTTTACCTTCTTGTTTTGGATAATTATAGATTACTTGTGGACATGAATCTAATACGTTTTTTTCATTAATGTTTTCCATAGTTGTGTGTTTTAATTATTTAAGGTAAACATATGTTAGTAAATTATGTAAGCCTAATGAATTTATTTATATTTTTCCACAATTGCATCAATATCCTCATCTGTGATTTCATCAGGTTCTGTTAGGTTAGCTTTGATATCCCTAAAGTATGATCCATTATCAAAGTCTACTTGAATTGTTCTGTTATAATCTAAATCTAAATTAATATAATCCTCTATATCTAGGTCTATATCTTTTAGTTCGTTTTCAAAGTGTTCCATTGTTTGTTGTGTGATTGTGTTGATTAGGTCTTTTAGTTGGTCTCGTGTTAGGTAGATTGAGCCATCAGTTAATGCCATTGCGCAGTTAACACGTTCTGTTAAGTTTGCTAGGTCTTGTTTTAGTTGTTCTAGTTGTGTCATAATTGTGTGTTTTTAAATTATTATTTATTTTTTAAATTTATAATATAAATATATGTTAAAAGATAGTGTAGGCCTAATAAAATCTATTTATATTCTATAGTTTCTGTTTTGAGTACCTCTACTATTTTTTTAACCCCATTTATTACTTTGTTATATCTTTCAAGGGCTAAATCATAATCAAATGATAGGGTGCCGGATACTAGTTCTCCATCTTTTTTAGTATAGTAATATGTTTCACCCGTAGCGTCTGTTTCTTTAATGAATTCAAATGTTGTTTTCATATGTGTATATTATTTATTTAATTGTTGTAAATATATGTTAGTAGATTTTGTAAGCCTAGCATTTTATATAATTTTTATATACACTTACTTGTGCACCTAAGTATCCTAATCTTGCCTTATAAGCGAACTCATAATAATATCCATTCATATATTTCATATGTTTACTTAACCTATCATAATCAGTTAATTCCCAAAAACATCCTGTTGTGCCCCATTTCTCTAAGTAGTGTTGTCTTTGTTTCCATCTACATTTTTCTAGATATGCTCTGTAAGTGGTATGTACTGAATGTGTTCTAGGTAATTTATTTATTGCTAGTTTAATTGTTTTTACATCCAATTTACCATTTTTGCCTTGTAATGTACTGATAAATGCTTGTAACTCTTTATGAAATGCTTTCATTCGAGTATATTTTGTATCTTTTATTTTGGGTTGTTTTTCTACAATTGGTTCGTCTCGTTCTAGTTCAACTATATCAATTGTAGGTGGTATAGGTAGACCTATTGATTTTGAAAAATGAGCTGTAACGTTTAGTGATGTAGGTCCAATTTGAATTGTTGTTGGTTTGTTTTGATTTGCCTGAGTGATTTTTAGTGCGTCTTGAAAATCTTCGATTGTCCAAGTGTTGAATGGTTTATCAAATGGATTCATAGTTGTGTGTTTTAATTATTTAATGTAAATATATGTTAGTAGATTGTGTAAGCCTAACCAAATATTATTTCTGAAAAGAATACTGTTTGTAGTATTACGTCACCTGTTGTAGCGTCGTCTTCTTCATTTACCATATCTACTAAATGACTGAATGGAGTGTGTTGTACTCGTTCATGTACATCTTGAATATTAATAGATCTAGTCATGTCTCCTTCGTTTTCTATATCTACTAATGTTAATGTTCCACCATCTTTGAGTAATTGTATTAGTACATCTTCAAAACATGGATTGTCTAGTTTGGTTCTGGCTTCTTTATAGGCGGTTGCTTCATAGTCTAACTCCAGTCCGTATCCAGACATATAATCTAAACTGTTACATAATGCTGAGTGGAAATAGTTTTCCGATTCTTGAGGTGTGAGTGTGATTTTCATATGTTTAATATTTAATTTTATAATAAAGTAAATATATGTTGGTAGATTATGTAAGCCTAATAAATTTTAAAATAAAAAATATATTCAAATTTATCTTTTATTTTTTTCAGGTTTAGTCATCTCCACACAAAAATCTACTATTATTTTTCTAATTTTTCCAACTTCAAACGAACCAAACCCAGGACATAAAACTTCCAGAGCATCACCACATGTATTCTCAACAAACATATATAATTCAGGTAAATATTTTTTAACTAAACCATAAGAATCAATATCTGTTTTGTGAAACATATCATCTATATACATATATTTTTCAGTAAGTATATCTCTAGCTTTGATACATAAGTAGAAGTCATGTTCTACCATTTGTTTGTAGATTTCATGTCTTTCTTGTTTAGTCAATTGAAAATCACCGTTGGTGTGAGTTGTAATTGTTTTCATAACCTTTATTTTTTAATTATAAAAAAAGCGCAATAATTAATATTATTATTGTACAATATATAATAAAATCTGCTTCTCTATCTTCCATTATTTTTATTTGAAGTAAATATATGTTAGTAGATTGTGTAAGCCTAACAGCCTACACTATTTTATTTACATTATATTTTATGAATCGCTCTAGATCTGCTTTCTTGATTCGTTTATGAACCATACGTTTTACTCTTTCATAAACCGGTTCTAGTATATCTCCATTCTCATTCATGTGTGGGTTTGATCTTCTATGTTCCATATAACTTAATGTATATGTTTTTCCGCCTTTATTTTCTTCCCAAAAAAATTCATCTGATTTAACATAGTCATATCTACTAGGTCCATAATCAAAACGAATTGATTCTTTTAATTTGAATGTACCTTTGTTGAATATATCATTGAATTGGTTGTTTTTTTCTTCATCTTCAATACGTTTTATTTCATTACGTATTTTGTATGTTTGACTACTTAGCTCTTTAATTTCAGTTTTATATAGTTCCAATGAGTAGTTCATTAAACCAACTAAATCTCTCCATTCATTTGTGTTATATAAGCAGTGGCGTGCTAGTGATCCTATACAAACAGTCATTTCAAGACCTGTTTTGTCTAGTTCACTATATGAACTGTAGGATAGTTTTGCTTCCTTAAATGTTTTTTCTTCTGAACCATAGTTGGTAGTTCGATTTATTCTGAAGTCATACCATGAATGGTTTTCTTTATGCTTAAATGATATTTCTGTTTCTGAAACCTTGATGATGAATTCTTTGAATAAGTCATCAATAGAATCTACTATTTCATGAACACCATTTGATAGTAATTGGTCGTGTCCTTGTTGTTTGGTTTCGATTTGGTCGTAAAGTTCATTTAGTGTTTTTTCGAGTGTTTGTTTAACGATATTTTCCATATGTGTGTTTTTTAATTATTTAATGTTGTTTTTATCTACAGATATCCCATTAATGTGAGTTATATCTACTGCTTTCCAATATTTGGATGTTTTTCTTAATTTATCCCATGCTTCTTTTTCATCTTGAGCTTCAATTTCATAATCATCATGATCAAAATCATTATACCCAGGTATCCATCGAATACCTTGAAATGTGTATTTATTTGTGTGTGACATATTTTAATTATTTAAAGTAAATATATGTTAAAAAGTAGTGTAAGCCTAATGGATTAATTAAACCTCTTCTCCATTCAAATATTTTTTATATTCTTTTTTATTAAACCCCATAGCTGCAGCTTCTGCTTCTTCATTACTTTTATAAGGTACTTTAGAAATAATTAAAGCATAATCATCACCACCTTCAAAAGATGGAGCAGAATAAACATATAGACCCATAGCTTGTGCTGCTTTAACCATTGAGTCAAAAGCCCCACCTATGTCTTTCCAATCTGCTGTGATTAATTCTGTATCTGAATATTTTTTCTTTTTACTCATAACCTTTATTTTTAATTTATATAAATATATGTTAGTAAATTTTGTAAGCCTAGTTCTTTTTGATAACTAGATTTAATGGCACGTTATATCCATTTGGATCAATGACCGGTTCGTATTCTTCATCATCATCATTTGATGCTATCCATTCTATATCTAGCCAGTCTGTAACTGTACAGTCTTCATCATTCATAATTAATTTGGCTTGTTCCATATCATCTGAGATATGGACACCATAACTACAAGCGTTTGAACATTGGTAGTATCCGTGAATTTCAGGTATCATATTATTTAATTTGTTTGAATATATGTTAATTAATAGTGTATGCCTAGTAAAATAGAAGGGGGCTTTTTACACCCCCAACCATTCACACACAACTACGTTAATTTAATTCCTATTTGTTCAAACACAAATTGTTCTACATCTCCACTACATGCAAATATTTCATCTAATTCTTTATCCATTACATCATATAAATTAATACCCATGTTTTTGAAATGTTCTATTGCAGCTTTTTGTTCTTTATATTCTTTAATTGATACTCCCATCAGTATAATTTCATTTATTTCTATTATTTCAACATCAGCACCCCATTTTCCTTCTGTTGTTTTATATACTATTACTTGTCCTGTTGCTCTGAGTAATGGTCCGTTTTCTAATTGTTTTTCAATTTTTGGATTAATGAAAATTGTGAATGGTGTTTTTTCTTTAGTTTGTTTTTTCATGGTTGTATGGTTTTAATTGTTATTTATTTATTTAATTGTTGTAAATATATGTTTGAAAATTTTGTAAGCCTAATAAATTAATCAACTATATTTAACACCCATTTTAATAATTTTATTTCATTATGACATTCACTTAATAAATCATTGGTGTGATCTACTTCTCCCCTATCAGCATCTCTACCCCACCATCTTTTATCATCGATATATTTTTGATATGCTTTGTCATGCCATTCTGTAAGTTGATTGTATTGGGCTTGAAGCTCTGATAAATGGGTTTCTATTTCTTCTTTAGTCTTCATACTAATAATTAATTAAATACCAAAAACACGGATTAAAAGGATAATACTCTTTATCATCACCATACATAATGTAAGGCACATATTTGTCTTTACTAAGTAGTTTCATATATGCTATATCTTGATCTACTTTAATTACTTCAAACATTATTCCTCGTTCAACATTACTTATATCACAAACGTGGTCTCCAGGTTTGAGTTGGCTGTGTTCTATTTCAATTAACTTCATATTATTTGTTTCTAATTAAGTCTGGATTATTTACTACGGGATGGTGAAGTACATATTTTGAGTTTTTGTACTCTTGTTCAATTACAGCGTGTATTATTATTGCTGGTATAATACTCATTATTATGAATTTAATGTATTTTTTTTCTTTCCAAGCATTAATCCATACCTCAATATACATCCATATAAGTAATATTGCTAATGCTAGTTGAACTAGTGATACTAATGCTTCAAATGCTTTTTTCATAACCTATTATTTAATCATAAAGTGGAAATATATGTTCTGGTTTTTTATATTTTGGTTTTTTATGACTTACAAATACTTCATTTGTATGTTCATCATACCATTGATCTGTTCCTTCTTCTCTCCAAAAAAATGCTATAACATATTTAGTTTTTATTTCTAAATATTCTATTACTTCTCCATTCTCTTTTTCAGTAGTTTTTTCAATTAATTCACCAGTAATTGGTTTTTCATTGCGATACCAATAATATATTGTTTTTTTCATAACCTTTATTTTAGACTTTATCTAATACATTTGTAATATGTATTTTTTTACCTTTAGATCTACCTGGAAATAAAACAGATATGACTGCTCTATCTTCATTTGAACCAAACCCAGCTACTTGTTTTACAGTACCTGTAAAATTTCCATTACTGAATTTGATTAGTACTCTATCACCTGGTTGGATAATCTTCTCATTTAGTAATTTTACTTTCCAACAACGGTCATTATAATCCCAAAACCAATTATCAATATAATCGAAACTATCAGTCATAACCTATTATTTTTATTTATTTAGACTAAATATATGTAAGTGGATTTTGTAAGCCTAACAACTTTCAAATACCCAATATTGTTTCCAATCTTCTTCTTTATCTTGATGTTGATGCTCCTCAATTTTGGATTCAATTGTATCAAACATGTAATCTCTTACATCTTCATGTTCCCATCCTTCACTAACCATATCTTGTATGATTACATTAATTGATGTTTTGAATAAATTTAGAGCAATCGTGTTTGTTAAACCTTCAACTCTATCAGTTGCTTCTTTACTTAATCTTTTCATAACCTTTATTTTTTAATTTAACTAAATATACATTAATAGATTATGTAAGCCTATTAATTTAAGCAAATAATTATTGCTTCCAAATAATCACTTAAAAATGCTTGTTTTGGAAAAATTAGACTATGTTTCATATTATTTTGTTGCTTTGTTAATTGCTTGTTTAGCTTTTCTTTGAACGTCTTTAGGTAAAAATTCAAGAGCATACTCTAAAGCCTCTAATAATTCAGGAGCTGCTGATATTAATTTAGCGTTGGCTACATCTAAATCACTTTCACAAGCCATGTGACAAATTGTTGAATTATCTTTTCTTGATTTAATAAATATACCTATACCGTTTGAATATATTTGGCTTTCTTTTTCAAAAATCCATTCTCCTTTTGTGTGTTTTGTTTCCATTATAATTTGAATTTAATTGCTAATTGAGTTAATCTAAAACGAATGTCTGAATGATTTTTACCAATTAGAAACCTTTCGTTTTGATTGTTTATAAACTGTAATTTACCTAGTCTCTTTGACCAATGTTCCTTTAGTTTATATTTCTTATCTTTTTTCATAATGTGATAAATATACATTCAAAGATTTTGTAAGCCTAGCCAAGGCACCCATCTGTTAATTCCAAGCAATACCAATATGATTTACTACTGTATTCTATATGTAAATTGGTTTTTGTATTTACATTTCGTAAATGAATATTATATTTATATACATTTACAACTTCATAATATTCAGAATCAGGTAATAGAGGTGAATAATCCGAAATGATATCCCCCTTGCTGAAGTATTTAGGTTGGATTTTGATGAATGTGATTCCAGTCATGTGCGTGTTATTTTTAATATAACCAATTCATTATTGCTTCATAAACAAACTCTCCATCTTCATTTAATTCTTCTAATTCATCATCTGTTAATGAAGTACCATCTTCCCATTCTGCTTCTTCAATATATGCATCACAGAAATCTGGATAATCTTTTGTATCAACATCTGCTACAGATGTTACTCTAATTTTACTTGTATCTAACATAACCTTTATTTTTTAATTATTTGAAGTAAATATACATTAATTTATTTTGTAAGCCTAATAAAATTTTTTAATAAAGCATCTATATTTTCTTTTCCAACTGGGTTTGCTGATTGGATATTGTATGGTGGAAGTGATTTGTTGTTGTCAATGCAATAATCAACTAACCATTTAGCGCAGTCAAATCCTGTTTTTTCTTCTTGTTTTAGTGCTCTTGATTTACGTTTGGACATTCCTTTTTCTCTTGCTTTAAGTGCAATATCCATTCCTAAATCATGATCAAAACAAATTGCATCAGGTAAACCATTGTCTATGATCCATTTTGTGAATTCAGCATATGATTTAACCCATTCAATATGGCCTAATTCATTTGATGGTATTGGACTAAATGATATACCCCAATGATCTTCAAATGGATTCCTAATATCATCTAACCAAAGTAATGTTTTCATTTGATTTATTTGGTATGAATATACATTAATTTATTTTGTAAGCCTAATAAAACAAGTTTTTTGTTTTTATTAGTCCCAATCATCTCGTACCGGTGCTTTTTTTATTTCATATGCTACCCAAATTACTAGTAACACTAATACTATACCTCCTATTATTTCTGTTGTTGTCATATTTTATTCATTTTCTTCTATAAATTCTATAAAACAATATAAAGAATATAATGCAGGTGTAACATATCCCCACCAATTATTTTTTGTTAAATTTGGATATTCTTTAATAAGAATCATTTCTATTGCAAATGCTACTAAATACCCAATAATTATTTTTAAAATTAATTTTGTCATAATTTATTTTCTAGAGCCACATCCAGGGCATTTATATGGTTTACCAATGTGTTTTTGGGATGGTAGATATTCAAAAAACATTGTTTTATTACATTTTTTACAAAACAACATTAAGTCTGTTTTACTCATAGTTTCTCTAAATCTTCTTTTAAGCGTTCAAAAAATGTTTCTTCACCATCATCTCCTGATAGCAGCCAATCAATACGTTGAGCGTATACTTCTGCTTGTTTAAGTATAGTTAATCCTTCTTTGAATTTTTCAATTACTTCAGGTGGGTATTGATAATAATACTCATCCTCCCATGATGCTCGTTGTTCTTTTTTCTTACCATTTTGTAAAATGATTTGCTCTATCTTATCAGTTATTTCTCTGATGCGGTATTGTTGATAATCAAAATGTCCTCCACTCATAGTTTATTTATTTCCTGTTTAACTTCAACCCAAAACTCAGTACCTCTATCTGCACCCATGTATCCTAATACTTCATCACAGCATATTAGAGCACATTGTTTTACTCTTCTATTGCTACCACCTAATGCAGTATCTAATACAACCAAATTGTATTTATTCACTAATTCTTTTGCTTTTTCTTTTGGTGTCATATACTTTAGTTTTTAAATTTTACTATCCAAAACCCAACAAACATAAATTTGAAATCTATTTCAAACGATACTTCTCTCATTGCAAATGCTGGATCTGTATTTAACATAAAACCAATTCCAACCATTTTTTTACTAAAATAGTAGTAGTATCTTATGTTGTTTATTTCTTTTGGTGTCATATTTTTATTTGCGTCTAAAATAAACTTTAAATTTCATGTCTGGTTTATCGTAGAAATTGTATTTATCAATAATCAAATGATATTTAATACAAAAACAAAAAATATATAAACATATATTGTAATCCGTAACTCCCCAATCCTGTTCATTGTAGTCGTCTTTTTCTATTTGGATGGTTGGTATAATGAATATATCTTTTAGGTTAAGCCAAAATATTAAGCCATGATATTTTTCTGTTTTTTGTTTCATAGTTTATTGAATTTTCTTTTTTCTATTTTATCCAACTGTTTATAATAAATTCGATCCCAAAACCAATCAAATGGCCTATCATGATAAGCACTATTGAAACGATATATTTCAGATAGCATTTTCTCTATTGATGGGAATACGTAGTTTGTTTTTTTCCACAACACATAGCATTCTCCACTTTTGAATTTATATTCGCAATTTTTACGTAATGATTTTAGTAGTCTTGTTTTCATTTAATCTTTATCTGTTAATCTATATTCTAAGTAGCAATAGCCATTATACAAACCCAACGTTATGTAAAACCACCCCAATCCTATATTTGGGTCTGCTTTTCTAAGCATAACATCTAATGCTATAATAATCATAAAGCCAAATATTAGCTTTAAAAAGTATTTTATATAATGCCACATATTAGTCTTGTTTAATAAATATATTCTCCTACCCATTGAGTAAGACCTTGTGAGTTAGTTGTTGTTTTAGGTATTGATTGACCAAAGAAATTAGCCATATGTGCACCAAAACTACTACTTGGTTTTTCCATTTCACACTTAAAACCAACAGGTACCTTTGGTTGTTGGAGGGATTGGATGATTTCATCTATTGAAAATGTAACATAGCATTTTTTTTCTAATAGATAATGGTCCATTTTTATATCTCTACTCATATCAATAGCCTTTCTCAAATCCTCCTCTGTGTACTTATACTTCTCTTTGGCTTTGTTGTAGCCAATCTTAATCATCTCAGTATCTTCATGAACAAGTTGATTATAAATGTCCCAATCATCATGTTTACTTTTGTCATGTAATTTTTCAGCTTCTTGGTTAGCTATCTTCTCAACCTCATCTTCAAATGGTGGCAATAAATCTACACCTTCAAGTATTGGTGAGTTGTTGAGCGGTAAGTGTGATATAATTTTTTTAAAATCTTTAACATCAGCCACATCATAACAAGTATCACAATTTAATCCTATCCAATTTCTATGGACTGTAGTGTAAGGCATATCATCAATGCTTCCTACAATTACAATACCTACATAACTTGATAATAAAGCCAAATCACCTTCTTTAATCTCTGATTCATCTACTATTAGCAGATAATCTCCTGTGTTTATTAGTTTATGTTGCATACTACTTTATATTAGTTAAAGGGTATGAATTAATAATTGCTTTTTCATCTGTGTATGCGTTACCATTCCTAAGATATAGTACTTCAGTATCACTAGCAGCTTTAAGTGCTGCTTGTACATGAAGTTTAGCAAATTCAATCATTAAATCTTCAATACTTCCAGTAGGCGCATTGGCAAGCTTTTCTAATAATTCTTCTGCTGTTGGTATTTTATTTTCCATAACCTTCATTTAATTCTTGTTTTACTTCTAGCAAATATTTTATATCGTCTTCATTTGTTGTTTTATTAATTACCAAATCAATATTTTCTATTGCTAGTTGTCTTGCTGTTGAATATTGATATGCGCGACCTGTTTTTTCGTATATTTGTTCTACAAAATGGTCTACTCCTTGTCTGGCTTTTTCTTTTGGACTCATAACTTATTTATTTATAGTAAATATACAAAAAAGGGTTTGGTTTCCCAAACCCTCTATTTAACTCAATTAACAAGCATATTCGGTGGCTAGTTCATATAATTGTTCGTTCAATTTAATGTCTTGTTGGAAGTTCTTTATTTTTCTTCCTTTTCGGAATTTCCCATTTTCATTAGTGTATTCAAATCCTCCATTAATTAGTTTTTCTTGAATCACATTATACACAGACCAAACATCACTTCCAGCATCTTCTGGGCGTGTTGGTTTGATTAATTCATTTAAATCAAATTTTACTTCTTGATTGAAACGTAATTTGAATGCTCGTTTGGCAAATTCCTCTTTCTGTTTCTCATCCATTTGAATTTTTCTCAATTTATTCATTGAGTCAACTGTGAGTGGGAGTTTTTCTACCATCATTGAAATAGTTTTTCTTAATTCTTCAAATGAATAACCTACGTGACGAATTGAAACACGTTCAAATTCTTTATTAGCTACTACTAAACCATTTTCACACACGAGTCGATAAAGACCAGCTCTAAACACAAACGCTGATTTACCATCATGTGAATTGGAAATTAGAATTTGAGGGAAAACTGTATCGCCATTTTCTCCATTAATGACTACATCTGTATTTCGAAATACTAGGAGGTGTTTTTGGTATCCTTTGTATTTGTCTTTTCTACTTTTAACTTGTTTTGCATCAACTACTTTCCATCCTAATGCTTCCATATCTTCAACGATTTGGTTTGTTGGGATGTGGATGTAGTTTTTTGATACTTCATCAAATGCTTTTGAAGTGAAAATTGAAGGAGCTACTGATTTAATTTCTTCAATTGTTTTGAATTTGGTTGCTTTACTAATGTCTAACATAACTTTTATTTTTTAATTATTTGATGTAAATATATATTCAAAAATTTTGTAAGCCCAATCAATTAATATTTTTTAGCTATTGCTCTAATTGTCTCAATGTCTTCTTCAGACATTCGTAAGCGAATACCTACTAATTTTTCTAGAGTATTGTTCCACTCATCATCAAATATGTTTTGTGATTCGGGGGTTGGTAAAGTATATCCACTAAGTTTCAACCACCTAATTACTTCTTCTATTTCTTTATCATCACATTCATCTAAAAATTCATCCACTTCGATGTCTACATCCACATCTACTGGGACACTGTATTCTGTAAAACTTGGCATATTGTTTGTTTTTTATTTTGATTCAGTATAAATATAATCTTTTACATTAAAGAGAAATACAACTATCCAGGCCATCATTTCTGAATAATCTTTTTCACTTATTGAAGCTAGTATTGCTAAAAAAGCAAACGTTGCTGAAATTACGTTTAGTGTTTTCATTTTTTTATTTATTAATATTCATTTTGTACTCCTGAGCGGAATCGAACCGCCGTTTCATCCGTGAAAGGGATGCGTCCTAACCCCTAGACGACAGGAGCCCTTATAGTCAGGACAGGATTCGAACCTGTACGGATGGTGCGGTGCAGTAGCTGATAATCATTTAAGTTATCGTTTCCATCTTACCTCTGTTTTTGCACCTCAGAGTATGTAGCGTCTACCATTTCGCCACCTGACTAAATATCTCCTTATAAATCCTTTCCATGCATAGAACAAGAAACTGGGGAGATGTTGTTTCTACTTGTTTTGAGAGGCCTGGGTACCCTCTCCCACCGTTTAGCAGGTTGCAGCTGCGATCGCGTAGTCAGGACAGGATTCGAACCTGTATGATAGTCATAAGACAAAGTGGGTATCTTTTTAACGATCTTTCTTTTCCTATCTTAACCCTTTTTGTTAGCGTCTAACCAATTCCGCCACCTGACTAATTTATTTCAAATATATTTCCATTATAAGTTATCCCTAAATTAAATTTTCTATCAGTTACTGCTGCTGCATTACTAAAAGTAATTTCATAATCAGGTAAATGTCTAAATCCAGTATTAATAATATCTTCAAAATTATGAATGTGTCCTGATAAGAAATATTTTGGTTTTACTCTATTCAAAATATGTTTGCGTAAAGCATTATCTCCACAAAACTCCAGTTCATTTTGTCTGTTGTAAGATAAATCAAGTATTCCTTTACATGGTCCATGCACACCAACAATATCCATCCCTTCAGGGATTTGTTCCCAAATTCTATTTATAGTTTCTCTTGATTTCATAAACGACCAATTACCAAAAGTTGGGGTGTAAGGTGAACCAAATACCCTTATTCCATCGTAATCACCACCTATATTAATCCAATCATGGACTAGTAAGTGTATCCCTCTTGATGTAAAATCTGCTGCAGTTACTAAATTTTTCTCAATTGATGTGTCGTGGTTTCCGGGAATATAGATTTTGTTTGGAATAGGTACTTGTTCATACCACATCAAAAAGTCTTTTACTTCCCATTCATTTAGATATGGGTCAATATGATTACTACAATCACCAGTGTGAATAACTAAATCAATTCCTTCTGGGATTGTTAGTTGTTTGTGGAAACCGTGAGTTAAGTGTCCGAGATATGCCATATTTTCATAGTGGCTTCTCTCGGACTATTGGTGTTAAATTGGTTCATACTTTGATTTTATAAATAACATTAAATCTTCTAAACATTTTACATCTAAACATTCTGTTTGACCCGGAAATTCATTTTGTGGAACAACTTTAGAATGTTTAAATTTTTTAAGAATTTCTTTTTCTATATCATAAATATAAGAAGGAGAATTTTGGACTCCAAATAAAATATTTTATTTATATTGATTCTTCTAAAAGAAACATATTTGAATCTTTATCTTCAAGAAATATTTCTATTTGTTCTAGTGTTGCATTTTCCAACACTGTATTTTCTTCTAAGTCGAGTAAATTATACATTTTATTTTTTCTTTTACTTTTTGCATAATTTATTATTTTTGTTTTGAGTTTTTATATAGTTCATACAATACACCGTCTTTTTCAACGAACATTTTTAATGATAAGATAACTTCATTTGGATTATATTCAGATGACGGAGTTCCATTAAGATTTGCATAATTTATTGTAAATCCACTACAAACCTTATCATTAATTTGCAATTCTTTACCAGCTCCATACCATTTACAAGTTATAGCACTTAATTTCTTTTTAGTAACTTTTAAAAATGTTCTTTTCATACTTACACTTTTTTAATTTCTTTTACAAAAAATGCTCTTGTAAAATCCGATTCATATAAAACACCTTGAGATAAATTTATCTCCTGTATTTCAATATGCACAACAGTATGTGCTTTGTATTTTGAATAAAAATACTCTTTAGCCATGTTCTTTAATTCATCTGGCGATTGTTTACTTGATATGAAATATGTGTATTCTCCACATTCAATAATTTTTTGATTTTCTGGTATAGTATCCACTTCATATTTGAGTGAAATTTTATAAAACATATTTTTTTCATCTAATAATTTACCTGATTCAATTAATTTTTCTTGCAATTGATATGCTACTAAATCAATTTCTGAAGTTGCAGACCTTATTAAATCATAAGCTGTAAGAGGTGGATTTTTAAAATCACTATTTACATTTTCATTTTTTGTTGTTTCCATTTTATTTATACGGTTTTTATTTTTTTAAAAAGATTATTAACTTGTTTTTCGTGTTCTTTAAACTTAGTGTACTCTTTATCATATTCTTCTATTTTTTTGATATTATCTGGTGTATTTTCAGCTAATGACCAAGCATAATTTGTTCTCAATCTTTCGCCAGTTTCTTTATTTGTAAATTCGTAGCTCTTATTTTCTAATTGAACTACGTCTATCATTATGGTTCCTATTTTCATAGGAATATATCCAAGTTGCCCTGGTCTCCAACACATATTAAGACGATAGATATACTCCATGCCTGGTTTAGGCTTACCATTACCTTGGTCTATTAAAAAATCAAAATATCCCATAATTTTATATTTTTGGAGTTTTTGGATGTAATATTCTTCTACATTCTCTATTATAGTCATCAATTGCTTCTTGAATTTCTGTCTGCGTTGATTTATATTTTTCTTCTCCAACAGAAATACTATCTCCGTTTTGTGGAGATTCGTTAATAAATTTTTGATTATCCAAACATGCTAATAACATTTCAAATGAATCTTCGGTAATAACAATGTTGCCTTTTCCATCTTTATATGCGTCTACTTTCATATATTATTTTATTTTTTAATTGTTTGCTTCTTGATATACATTATTTTCTATCAACTCTTCAATGAATGGTTGATTATTGAGTTTTTCAATGATAATATTTAAAGCATCAGTATGATATATTCCTTGACCAGAACCAAATGATATTGTAGCCAATCCCAACACTTCATTATTAATATAATGTCTGAATTTGCCTTTTTGTTTATTTACTTCCCAATCCATTGATACATCATTCCAATCAGTTAATACAACCTCGTAGTCACTTTTGTTTTTATAAACCAATCTTATCACATTATTGTGACTAAAGTTTTTAATAAATTCTCCTAATTTCATTTATTTATATATTACTCTTTTGTTTTAAAATTTTTAAAATATTCAAATGCATCCTCAATATTTTTAAATATTAAAGGTTCTTCTGTTAATGGTTTATTTGGATCCCATTGACCTATTGTTATTTTATTAATGTCATAGGAAAAATTTGTGGGTGGGTAAAATTCAACTGAATATACTCTTACCTTATCAATACATTCTATAGAAGAAAAAATAGTTTTATATTCAAAATAACCTTCATAATCATCATAATATTTAGTTACATGAGGAACAAAACATAAATATTCACCTCCTCTACCATCACACCCAAAATATTCATCTAATCCTAATTTAAGATTCTCAAAAGAATCTGCAGACATAATAGGTGATGAATCTATGATTGCTACATATGTTGTCTTGATTTTTCTATCCATAATTAATATATTTATTATTTATTTCATTTAGACTTTTACCACATTTTTTACAAATAGGGTCTATTTTTAAATTCATAACCTCATGTATTTCAAACCCATGTTCACAAACAACATGTTTATTTTTTGTAAATAATTTATTTAATATATTTCGTATTATTTTCATTTAATGAATATATATTAGAAAATTTTGTAAGCCTAATTTTCTTCTAGAGGAACAGCCTCTATAGTTTTAGGAAGTGGAAAACCATACACCTTAATTAATTTTTTATATGTACTATCTCCTTTATAGCACTCAACCCACATCCCAGTTTTTACTCCCTTTCTAACTAATGGAATAACAATTTTTTTTCTAAATAATTTGTTGAATAAATATTTTATTTTGAACCACATCTGATTTTATTTAATGTTCTAGTAACTGATATATTTACTCTACGTTTAAAGCATTCAAACTGTTTTTCAAATGATATTTCATTTGGCTTCAACATTGGTTTGAATAGATTGTTTTTAAATACAGATGAATGTTGTTTTACTAATTCAAAGAAATTTGGTGATACAAAGCTCCATTTGTGAGAGTTTGTATCTAGTGTTGCTAATAGAGTGAGACGTTTGGAGTATGGGTTGAGAGGATCAATGTCTTCTTTCCATATTTCTTTATCATCAAGTTGTTTTTCAATGATGATGTTTGTGAATTGTGTTAGTGAAAACTTTTTTTCCATATTTATTTATTTAATTTAAATATACAAACAAAGGCCTGGTTTCCCAAGCCTTTGATTAAAGTTTATTTAATTAATTTTTAAATTCCGCTACCAGAAACATTTACATATTTACTTGAACCACTTACCACAGAACAAGTTACGTAATAGTTGTAGTCACCAATTGAATTAGGAGTAAATACAACATGTACTGTACTACTACTTACTGTAGCATAACTACTTTGAGATAGTATTAATGAACCTGAAGTATATCCACTTCCACTAGTTAATGATATTTGGAATTGAGATGGAGGTGTTATTGTTAAGTCACCTTCAACTAAATACCTAGCACTGACACCAAATGATAAATCTGTACTTTGTGAATCTACAGCAGTTGCTGGGAATTGTAATGAGGAAGTAACTATATAAATTGTACCTGTTGGGTATGGTTCCAAAATCACTCCAGATGAAGAAAACAGTGTATATATGTCTGCTCCTGTAATATAATTAGTTAGGATTTGAGAGCAAGTAGCTGCATAATCAACTCCAGCATTTATAAGTGATGAACCAAACCAACTAAGTATTTTTCCTTCATCAGTTGTATTAACATTATTTAATCTCATTCGATTAAATTCAGTTATTCCATAATCACTTACACCCCAAACTGTAGATAACTCAACAGTAGATTTAGTTACTTCTAATGAAGCAGAAAAACCAATGATTGGACCATTATTGAATGATTCACTCACTACAAAACGTAGTGTAGCTTTTGGATTGTATTTTGAAAAATCAGCCATTACTTATAAATATATACATTTATAAATATTTAGGGTTTTATTTACTTATATACAACTGGTAGATCCTAATTAATTCATTGTAATTAGATATAAGTATATCTATCAAATCTAAATGAGAAATTGAATCAGGGCACAAGCCCAACACATGTAAAAATTCCATTTATTTATCGAAAAACGATTTATAAATTAACATTACTACTACCAATACCGCAATTGGAATCCATATTGGAGATAGTACCCACCACCAAGACCAATCAATATAGTTGGTTAATTTTAATACAATAAAGACAATAGTTAGCAGCCCTGAAAAGCTGATGCCGGATGTTGTTTCGTTACTCATTTTTTATAATTGTTTATTTGTTTATTAATTTGATAAAGGTGCTTTAATTGTTGGGTGTGATTGATAATTACTTAATTGTATATCTTCTTCCAATAAACATTTACAAAAGTTGTCATCTTTAAATGATTCAAATACTTTAATAGCATCTAATGGACCTACACCACACTCACCACCTTCATAAGGCCAAAACTCTGTATTGATGTTTAATGTTGGTAGTGGAAATGGTTCTCTTGTTCGTTTTGGAACATTATGTTTATTCATATGTTCGTTCATGTCATCATGTAACAATCTGAACTCTGGATTTAATTTATAATACAAATCTTGTCTTTCTTCCAAACTCAATTCTCTACCAATCTGTTCCTTGGCTTGTTCAATATGATTTGAATACAAATGTACATCACCTAAGTTACCAATCAATTCATCAGGAACCATATTCACTGCCTTAGCAATGATTTCTAATAACAATCCATAAGAAGCAATGTTGAATGGTAAACCTAAGAATGTATCTACTGAACGTTGATTCCACATTAAAGAGATTGCTGGTTTAGGTATTCCATGTGTATCTAAATGTACATCGGGATTGAATTGATTTTGTTGTTCTTCATTTGCAAACCCAAATCTTTTATCCCATAAAGATAACCTCTCTTTTAAACTCAACTCTCTTGTATAAACTTGAAATCCATAATGACAGGGTGGAAGTACCATTTGGTCTAATTCACCTGCATTCCAAGCATTAACCATTAATCGTCTTGAGTCTGGGTTTGTTTTGAGGTCGTTGATTAGGTTTGAGATTTGGTCTATTGGTATTTTAACTTCAAAAATTTCAGGTAGCGTTAGTGGTTCACCAACAACATCACTTCTAAGTCTTACCTCTCTTTTGTACCAACTTCTCCATTGCTTACCATAAATTGGACCTAACTCACCCCACTTCTTAGCAAACTCATCACAATATCTTTTACCCATTTTTTTTAATATCTCATCATTACCTTTAATGGTTTCAATAAAATCTTCTTTAGACATAGGTATTTTGACTATCTCATTTTCATTATTCTGGTTTTTAGCCGATTCAACCCATTTTACATATCTCTTATACGCATCTCCATCCCAAATATGACAGTCATTATCAACTAAGTATTTGATATTGGTATCACCTCTTAAAAACCAAATCAACTCAGTTACGATTGATTTCCAAGCCATCTTTTTAGTTGTAAGTAAAGGAAATCCATCACTCATTTTATGACGTATTTGTCTTCCGAATACTGATAGTGTTCCTGTACCTGTACGGTCACCTTTAGTGTAACCATTATCCAAAATGTCTTGGAGTAGGTCTGTGTATTGTTTATCTAGGTTGTTCATAACTTTCTATTGTTTATCTAGGTTGTTCATATTTGTTTTTACAATTTTTTATAAACTTATTAAATGTAAAATCTGTAGATTCCGATATAGTCATAAATCCAGTATCTTTTATGTTACTAGTTTCAAATACAACTTTAATAGGTTCACAACATTCATAACAATGAGTATCAACGGCAAAATCTAAAGTACCATCAAATCCACAATGACTTCCCATTTCTACCCAAATATCTTTGTTACAATTAGGACATTCAACCATAGAAACAATCAAAGCTATACCACCACCTCTTTTTAATACAGATTTTAAATCTTTATCTATGTTGTTCATATTTTACTCGTTCTATAATTTCGTGATTATCGGTTCTTGTAACTTTTATATACTCAATATCAAAATTATAAGGTTCCATATTATCCCAATCATCACTAAAACTAACCGTTACAGGATTTGTTTCGTATTGTCTGTTACGAACCTCTTTTTGATACTCTTCATGTTCTTGTTGTGTTTTAATGAGTCTGTTCATATTATTACCATCTGTTTTTTTTCCACTTATCATCACCTTGTTTTTCTAATTTTGTAACAATGTCATAAGCCATTTGTGATGTAATCGGTTTAACATCAAAATCATAAGCAATTCTACCAACAGAAAAAACCAAGTATCTAAAATATACACCTTTCATTACTAATGTATGTTCAGAATCGTGAGGTATATTCCAAGCGGAATAATCATCAGAAAAGTACAAAGACATATAAAATGGTTTTACGATATCTAACAATTCCGTGAACCATTGATCACCCACTCTTTCAAATGTCTGTCTACTACAAGATTGAATCCAGGTATTAACCCTACTCCATTCTTCCTTTGTTAAGGTTATTGATATTTCGTTCCTATCCATTAATAATCTCTTTTAATCGTTTAATCTCAGCGATTACATCATCACCTAACTCAATTTTAGACATCATTGATAAATCTGCTACTTGATTCATTAGCACTTCAATTAGTGCATCTTTTGCTTCTTCTTTTGTCATTATTTACAATATGTTGTTAATGATCCTAAAACACATCCACACACTCCACTACCACCATTTTTTGGGTTGCAAGGACATGTATCAAAATGTGATTTTGGTTTAGCATTATAATACATTCTATAATAGTTAGTATTAGGTTCTTCTAAAGTGAAACCTGGTGTAGGTGTGAAGTCTGGTTGGATGCTGTCTAAAGCATCTTTAATTAGTTTGAGTGGGCCTATGAGGTGTATATCAGCATTTGAAGTATTCATCTTTAATGAATCTACTCTACCTTTTTCCATCTCAGAGGCAATAATACCTTTTACATAAAATATAAATTCCTCTTTTGTCATAGCTTTTCTATTTCTTGTTTAACTTCTCGCCAATAATTTATTTGATATTTATTATTAATTAATTCAATATTATTTAATACCTCATCAACTGCTATTAAAGCGCATTCTTTAGCATTTATGCTAGGAAAGTTTCCAATTGCTGTAAATTCTAAGAATTTATCGATTAATTCTTCTGCTTTCTCTTTTGGTGTCATTTGTTATATCTTTTAATTGATTAAATACAGATTCAGATTTCTCTCCCCAATACATTTCACATTTACCGTCTGTAATTGGTGATTCTATAAACCATGATTCCCATAACTCATTTGGGGTTGCTGTAAATCTGTAGCATTTCTCTTTAACAGGGCAATTAGTACCTGTACACATTGTAATATCTGCCATAACTTTTTATTTACTGTAAATATATAACCTATTTTTTTGTAAGCCTAATTCTAGAATTTTTTTATTTTAGATACGTGAACTACATGCCCACCAGGATATACTTTTCCCCATCCATCTTTAGTGACTGAATATAAATATCCTTTTATTATTTTATTTTCTGGGATGTATACTATTTTACCTAATAGGTAAAATGCTTTTAATTTTAATAGGATATTCATAATTGACAATAATTAATTATATATCAATACATACTTCAGTTTCTATTTCTTGTTCTATTTCTTCTAAAATACTTTCAGCCCATTCTTGAGATTCTTCAATCATATCTACAGGTTTGAATCTATCAGAGTTATACCCAATTTCTCTACCTAAAACATAAATATCATTTACTATTTCCTCAAGTAAAATAGCTATTTCATTACCTGTAGCTTTATAAGGTTTATATATGTCTCTAACAATGTAGTGTTTTCCTTTTTTTACCCATTTCATTTTAGGATGGGTTTTTTTGTTTGGGTTTGGAGTATCATCTACACAAACTACTTCTTGTCCTATTTTAAACATAATAAATTATTTTATCTCTAATTCCTCCCCTGTTAAAGCAAAGTAAAGGTTTTGTAATTGGTGTACGTAGTTTATTTCAAAGTCCTGTCCTGTTACAATTTTACCATCATTTATATATAAACTAACTTCAATTTCAAAATCTTTATATTTAGAATATTTTACAAATTCAATTCTATAAGTACCAATCTTTACAAACCCAAATTTCAAAAGCCATTCTTCTGTTAATGGAATTGGATAATAGGTGCTAGTAGAAATTATTACTCCTCCATCTACTTCAATGCAATTTTTAAATATTTCTTCATTTGAACATAATTCTATATCATCAAATGGATATACGTAATTACCTAGCCTTAATTCGGTTGGTTTCATTTATTTTATTGTTAATTCTTCATCTGTTAATATAAAATAAAGATTTTGAAGTTGATGAACATATTCTAAATGTTTATAGTGAGAATATATTTCAAACCAAATTTCACCGTTATTTTGTATTTCTAGATTAAATAATCCTTTAACCCAATAATACCAAACATTGCCATCTTCATCAATATCTGGTTTACGAAATTCTTCTCCTAAATCTTCTGCTACTTTATCAGTAAAGTTTTCTTTAATTAATCCAAGCTTGACTAACCATTCTTCTGTTAATGGAATAGGGTTAAAATGCTCCGGACTTATAAGGCACGCCTGAATATCATTCGGGGTTATTATTGTTTGATAAAACAATTTCCCTTCTGGGGTAGATTCATGCATAAAGCTTTTACGCATTACTATATTCCCTATCCTTAATTCGTTTGGTTTCATAACACTTATTTAAAAATGTAAAAGGTGGGCTTGCGCCCACCTTGATAATTGTATTAGCGCACTAATTATTAAGCGGTTTGCTTAACACGACGACGACTAATGTAGTACATTGAGTTAGCCAACTCATCATTGATGCGACGACGACCAGCTTTAACATTTGAAACATGAGATAATGAATACCCAGTTTCATCAGAGATACGAGTTAAATCACCGCGATATTCACGAGCTTTAAAGAAAGATAAAATTGCGGTTTGGTTCATTCTGCGCTTAAGCGACTTACTGTTACTGTTACTTGTCATTTTGATTTTTGTTTTTGGTTTATAACTTATTTATTTAACTTATATTAACATATGAAAGTGGATTCTGTAAGCCAAATTTTCTTTAACAAGTTTTTAAAGAAATTTTTATATTATGAGGTGCTTTACAATTACCTCCAAAATAAGGCCATAATTGATAACCTGGAAGAAGTGTAGATTGTTTATTGATGGATGTTTGATATATGTGATTTATTTCTTGGTCTATTATTGTAAATAAGTATTGTGTTTTTTTATCAATAATAATAAATTTGTATTCTTTTTCTAATTCTATAGAACAAATATAAGAAATATCTCTTTTTTTATTTATATAACAATATGAATAAATATGTAAATGTTTTCCATCCCAATTCCATCCAAATCTAGCTGAGTTGGTGTGATGATAGCCTGATGAAAAACCAAATAATTTATTTATATCATATTGATCTTCATTTGGTAATTCATATATACATGAAGGATCAAATTCAACTATATATTCTAGTCTATTTGAAATATGAATTGAACTAAATAATTTAAAAAGAAAGCCATCAGAGTGATGATGGCTTTTTCTTATATTAAAAATCATCGTGAAAAGCCTTGTTTAGCGTCGTTATAATCTCTTCTTAATAAAAAACCAAATAAAATAGGAACTAAAGTCCCAAAAAATGCAGTAACTAGTATTCCTGAAATGTCTGGGTAAGAATATATAAAAGCTCCCCATCCTAAGCCAAGATTTCCTAATAACCCTAATAAATGTCCTTTTCTATATTTCCATAACCATGGAAAAAATTTAAGACCGTCTGTTAAATCGCGTTTCATAATTAAATTCCAAATCTAGATTTATATTGTGTATAATTATTATATATTTCATCACTAGATAGTGCTCTATTATATATTTGCATTAAAGCAAAATCTCCATCCATTTGACCTGGAGTAACATTAGTTGAAGAACCAATATAATAAGGCTCAGTAGAATAAAAACTATTTATACTTCCATTAGTTCCTTCATTAAAAGAACCAGTGGTTAGAGCACCATTAACATAAAGTTTAATTCCGTCTGTTATTCCTGTACCTTCATATACTAAACTTAGCAAATACCAGATACCAGTTGAAAGTTCATTAGCATGAAATTTATACATATATGAAGCACCCCCATCATAAGTTACCAAATATACTCCAGGATAGGCATCTGCAGAAACTCTAAATTGGATTCCTCCATAAACTAAATTATCATACATGTTACCAAACAATACACATCCATATGGAGCATTAGCATTACTAAATGTATTAAAACGAACAGCTGTTTGTATAGTGAATTTAGAAGATGTAGTATAAAATATGTCATTCAATTGAGTTCCAACTCCTATTCTAGCAGCAACTCCAACATTGTTAGATACACAGACAAACCCATCATTAGAACCAGTATATGCTATGCTGCCAGTAAATGAACCAACATATCTAGACATTAAATCATATACTGTACTTTCTCCATAATATGAATTAGGAGAACCAATATCAGAATAAAATACTAAACCTTTACTATTAATTTCAGGACCTTTCCAATTTATATTTGTTGACATATTATATTGCTTTTATTATTGTTTTGAATTCCCAACTGCTCCCTGATGATAGTAAAATTAGTTGAGCTTGACTTTGGGATATTATTAAAGATAAAGTTATGGGGGTAGGATTTCCAGCAGATGAAGATACATCTGTGTATACTATATTACTTCCAGCCCATGCTCCTTTTATATTTCCTACAACTACATTTGATGCACTGATAGCTACATATTCAAAGAAAGCAGAATTATAACTACTAGTACTAAAAGAATATACAGAGTGAGATACATTAGCAGCAGATGAAGTTAAATATGCTGTATGATATAAAGTTCTAGCTGTATAATTGCCTAATTTTGTTACACCATCAGAAAATGTTTCTAATTGAGGAAACCCAGAAATATTATTTACGCTAAATAGAGAACCGGATAAACTATCATTTACATTAAATAATTCTCCTTGTGTTCCATTGATTTTTAATATGCTAGAACCAGATCCATTTATTAATAAACTCCCAGATATTCCTGCACTTCCAGTGTATGGGAAAGCATTTGCTGATTCAGCATTTAAAGCATAACTAGCAGTTCCTAATAAAGATCCAGTTATGTTTGGAGAATTTAAAGCACCATCTGAGGCTATAGATACTATTTTATTATTTAAATTAATATCTAGTATATAAGACTCATCTATGTGAGGATTTGATCCTGTAGGGATAGTATAAAATGATATACTTTGATAAGCATCTCGAGCATCTAATTTAAAAAATCCTCCTATACTTTCAGTTTTATCTAAATTCCATCCATTATCATAAGCAGCATTTATAGTAAACGCAGCCCAATCGTTAACTCCAGCTATAGTAGTAAAACGTGCTTTAGTCCCATCAAAAGGAGTGTTAAGAGTAATTTCATTTACACCTGTACTACTGCTTACTAATATTGTATTGGAACTTCCTTCTAATATTACAGGACCATTAAGAGATGCAGATCCTATTAATGAAAAACTACCACTAATATCTGCAGATCCAGTGTATGGGAACCCACCACCACTACCACTTATGTTAGTTATTGATGAAGATAGGTATGTAAAATTATCATCTAGTTCTTGATAAGTTAAAGGAGATCCTTTAACTGTGCGTAATACTAATGTCATTTATTTATATATTTAATTATAAATATACAAAATTATTGATCCTCAAATAACCTTTCTAATTTTTCTTTCTTAATAATATCTTTAAGTTTAATAACATATGTTGAATCTTCAGCATATCTTTCACTTAATTTATTAAAATAATCATTTTCTGTTGATAATCCACTTGTAGCACAAGTACTCCACATAGCGTAATCGTAAACACAATCAATCCAATCTCTATAATAAGCATATTCATTCTTTTCCCCTTGAGCAGTAGTAACACGTTGTCGTGCTTTACGCATGCCAAACATATTATTATTATTTTTAAATAATTTACTTGTAAAATTGCCTGACTCAAGTTTGGCTTGGGCTAGTACTATGTATGGAAATTTTACATGGCAATCTTTAAGTAATTCAACTAATGCTTCTTCACTAAATTTTTGCCCATGAACTACTAATGTATCAGTGATTTCTGTTTTATTTACAATTTTATTAATAATATATTTATTAGTACCTGAAGCCCATCCTATTAAGAATAGGATTAATAAAGCACTAATAATTGATAACCATAATTTGTATGATTTTATTGACTCAAAATTGAGTGTTTTTTTATTATATTTAAATATTTTCATAATCTAAATATACATTGATAAATTTTGTAAGCCTATTTTTTTAACTTATAAATTTCATCTGCAAATCCTAAAGCTACTGTTTCTTCAGCATTTAATATAGTATCAAAATTAAGCATTTCTTTTAATACTGCTCGTATTTCTTCTCTTTTTTTATCTAAATTTTTAGAAAATGAATATATTTTAGTTGTTGGAAGAGGATATTCTAAAGCAGATTGTCTAGCCATGATTCCCGAAATGATTTTAGCTAAATAACCGTGTCCTTCTTTTTCTTCTTTTTCCAACATAACATCCAAATATATATTTTCCATTTCATATGCTAAACGTTTTCCTTCATCAATCCACTTTTCTACAGTTTTTACATTATCATATTTAGCATCATACCCATAATGAATCATAAATCTAGCGTTAGGCATCATTATACGTTTATCAGCAGCTTGTAAAATCAAACTACCCATACTCATAGCATGACCATATACTTTAATAGTACAATGACATGAAGAATATTTTATAGTATCATAAATTGCTAATCCATGAAAAAAATCCCCACCAGGATTATTCATAATAATAGTAATAGGTTCTGAGTTTCTTAATTCAAGTAATTGAATTCCTTTTATGGCATATTCTGCCATATAAGCATCAACTCCAGATTCATGTTCATGAGCATTATGAACTGAGCCTACATACATGATTCTGTTAGTTAAATCTAAATTATTATCAAACCAATTATCTATTGATTCTTTACTGGTACGAGCCATGGTAGGTTAGTGTTTTTGGTAGTTTGAATAATTTGTTTTTCTACGTTTTTTTAAATCTTCTAACCACGTTTTAAGTGTTTCTACTTTTGATTTGTTACTTGATTTACTCATAATTTGTTTGTTTTAAAGTTAATATATGAAATTGGATTTTGTAAGCCAAGTTTTTTATTATTCCCAATAATATTTTTTGGTGCTTTTTACTCTAGGATCTACATCATTCAAAAACATAATTCCTACTTTAGGAAATTTAGTAATGATTTGATTTGTTCCGAATAGATATGTTGGACCAGCATATTGTGCTTCATTGATGCGGCGTGGCCCACTAAATGAACGAAATTCTCTAGGTGTTACTCTATACCAAACATCATTTATTTGTACCTCTAGATTTGCAGCTTGATTAAAGTCGTAATTTAATTTACCTGTATTTCCTCGTTTTTCAGCCATTTATACAAATATTTTTTCTAATTTAAATAAAGTCATTCTTTTCAAATGATTGAATTGTTCATCGGTTTCTAATGGTTTTGCTTCATCCAAATTATCACTAAATGATAATCCTTCACCACGAATCCCAACCCATACCTGAGCGTGTTCATTTAAAATAATGTATTGAGGATTTTGTTGAATTTGTTTTTTTCTCATTGTATTAACATTTCCAGTTTTCTTTATAGTCTGGACGACGAGCCCATATGTGATTTTCTAGAGTAATCCAGAAGCGTTCTTTCCACACTTCCATTTTTACTTTTTCAATTACATCTTTATCTCCATACCCATCCAAAGTAAGTTTAGATAATAGAGCAATTCCTACATCTATTGTTTCTTCTGCTTTATCGAATTGTTTTTCTTCAATGAATTTTTTTACCTCTAACCAGGTTTTGGTAATAATTCCTTTTTCTTTTTTCATAACCTATTATTTGTTTTTAGTTATTTCTATTAGTTTATCTAGACAGGCTTGTTCTGTTTCTTCATAAGTTTCATAAAACGCATTATGTTCTAACCCATCATGGGAAGAATAGTATTTATCTTTATAGGGTATGTCAGTTATTGAAAAGAAAAACTTTTCATCACAACCTATAAAAGATATCAATTTATACTTCTCTCTAAACCATCTAAATGCTTGTTGGTAAAGTGGGGCTGAAATAGTTGCTCCATTATTATGAAGAACTGGTGCCCATATCATTTCATCATCTTCATCTAATACTAGTTCCTTAGATTTAAGATCATATACATTAATTACAGGTTCATCAAAACCCAATTCTTCAAGAGCTAGAGCTTGTTCATATGTTACAAATTCTTTTTCCATATTAGTCTTATTTATTTTTACAAATTTCTATTAATTTATCTAGACAGGCTTGTTCTGCTTCTTCATATGACTTTGGTTCAACATAACCTTCATCATTATCTAATTCCCATCTTTTACCATTATAAACACCATTAGCAGTAGTTGAATCAGTAGATTGTATAGTAAGTAACCAACTATCTTTCATCATAGCTTGAATAGTGACTAACAAATTATGTTTATCCCTAAACCATCTAAAGGCTTGTTGTTTGAGTGGTGCCCAACAAAATTCCCTAATTACATTTTTAATTATTTCTCTATTATTATACGGTTTCTCATGATAAACAATACACGGTCCTTCTGGATTAGGTGGGGTTGTATTAAACCAATAAGCCAAACAAGACTCATCAAACCCTAACTCTTTAAGAGCTAGTGCCTGTTCATATGTTACAAATTCATCTTTCATAATCTTATTTTATTAATCCCAACTGCACTGCACGGTTGTATCCGATCATTTTCCCATTTGCTGGGTTGAAATATTTTTGTTTTGTTTTTGGAAGTTTTTTATTTTTATTTCTTATATCTTCAGCATCTGAAGTATAATCATCAGGATATTTGATTAATACTTTAAATGGTCCTAGGTTTAATTTGTCTTCTTCATAAAACCAAGTACTAATAACTCCGTTAAGCGATTTGAAAGTCTTTGTAATAATCTTTTTTTCCATAACTTATTTATTTAATGTAAATATACAAACAAAGGCTTGGTTTCCCAAGCCTTCAATTAAAATTTATTTAATATTTAATTTAATTTTTTTGTTCTGTTGCTTTAAAATTTTTAGCAGTTCTAGGAACACCATACTCAAACCTATTATTCATTACCACCTCAATAGCTTCTTCAGGAGAAGTAGCTATAACATCTGTTATATAATCGTTATCAACATCATTACCATTATTAGTAGTATACCAATATGATACTATATATTTTTTGTTAGGATTACTAGAATCGGTTCTAAATTTATTTAAACCTTTTGAACCTGGTTCTTTTCCAGTTACTGAAGTATATAATTTGTCTTGAGCCTTTTCGAATTCTGAGTCTAGAGCTTCGCGTACTTCTTTACGTATAATTTCTTTTAATTCAATTTTTTTCATATTAATCAAATACTTCAATTTCGTCGTTTAAATCACCTTTAATAGAATCATGCTCTCCAGCATCATTAGATAATTCAAGAACAACTTCAGTTCCTGAATTTCTAACAGTATCTACATATACTTTATCACCTTTTTTAAAAATACTAAAATCTTCAGTAGCAAAATATTCTTCACCTTTTCCTACATTTCCAAATTTTAATCCTTCAGTTAATACTTTGCGTACTTCTTCTCTGATTATTTGTTTGAGTTGTTGTTTTTTCATATTATTCCAATATTGATAAGTTTGATATTCGTCGTTCATGACTATTATACATATTATGACTTCTTCGGTCTTCCACGTTTTCCACCGCTTCGCTTACGTCTTTCCTCAGCTTCAGCCAATTTTGTTGCTTCTTTAGCAGCTTTTACTTCAGGATCTAATGCTTTACGACCACGTTTTCCTTTAGGAGCATTTGGGTCTTTTACTTTTTCTTTAATTTCTGGTGGGGCTTTAGTGAAAAATTTATTCATTCCTAATTCATACGGATGAACAATTACTTCATCTAAATAATAATTGTATGTGCCTCCTTCGGAATGTTTTACTTCAAATCCACCCATTGGGAAAAATTTATTTTCACCAGGTTCATATCTAGCTTTAAGGATAAAATGGGTGTTTGGTTCTTCAAAATAATTTGCTGGGAGAACACGACATTTTGGGGTAAATTTTGTAAATTTTAATTCTACATCCTCGTAATGTTTGCGGGGAGGGAATACACTGTTGTCTGTAACTACTTTCATAACTTATTTATTTAACGTAAATATAAGAAAGAAGGCTTGGTTTCCCAAGCCTTTTATTTAATTTTTATATAATTCTATTATTTAAGTTTAGATAAATCATTTTTATCAAAAGCAACCACTAAATTGTCAATTTCTTGACCATAACCAATTGGATTATCATATATTTCATTTTTAACTCCAATAGACATTAAATAATCACTCATTTCCTCAGCTAAATTATTTACTTCATTATCTAAAAATGATTTCTGTTCATCAGTAAGTTCATCACTAGTGTATTCAAGTTCATTTTCTATTTTTCTAAAATTATCACTTTCAGTAACAGTTAAAAATACTTGATTATTGTCACGTAAATACCATTCTACATTTTTAAATGGACCAAAGCTTATAATTCCTTCACGTGAGTTTTCATTTTCATTTAATTTAATTCCTGCAAGTTTTTGCATGCGACAGAATTCTTCGTTGAGTTGTTGTTTCATTGTTTAATTGTTTAATATAAATATATATTAATTTACATTGGAAGCCAAGCCTTCAATTTATTTTTTATTTCTTAATACTTTAAAATCAGCACCCGTTATTTCATCTTCTGGTGGAGCAGCTGCTGCTATTTTCTTTTGTTTAGGAGACAATTGTTTCTTTTCATTCATCCCAACAGGCATAGCAACTTTTTTATTCATTAGAAAATTATGTACTTCTTCAACATCATCTTTTGATGTTGCAATATGATCTTCAGCCCAATCATGCCCACTTGCTAAAATACCATCAACCATTTTTTCATCTAACTTAAGTAAATCATCAACCATTTGTTTAATGGTTTTAAGGTTTTGGAAAAACATGTAGTTACCTAAATCTTCTTTAATTGATTTTTTAAGTTTTTCTGCTGTTTTCTTTACGTGTTTTTCTTGTTTTTTAGTAAAATCAACAGGTTTAGCGCCTTTTGGGGTTTGAGGTTTTCCGTATTTTTCAAGGTTTGCTGCTAGAGCAAATGATAAACCTGTTTTATCTTTTTTCTTAGCTTCTGCTAATTCTTCCTTAATAATTTGTTTGAGTTCTGAGCGCTTCATCTACCTTGTCCTTTATATGGTTTTTTGTAATTTTTGCTAGTTTTAAGTTTACTAGATTTTTTCTTACTATGTATACCCTTGCGTTTTTTCTTGAATTTGTTGAAAAAACTAATGATTTGTTCTTTTAATTTTGCCATGACTATACATATTGCAGAATTATTTAGTTTTTGTTAAATCTTTAATAGCTTTATTTATTTTCGAACACTCTTCATACATTTCGCGCTCTTCATAATATTTTAAATTTTCTTTAAGAGTTTCAACAAAGTGACGCTTTTCCAAAGTTATATCAAATTCTGTATTCTCATTAATACATTTTACAGAAAGAACATGTATGTTTTTTTTACGTGTCTTTAAATTATTTAAAATAGAATTTACTAAAGCCTCAGATATACTAAAGGTTTTATTATCTACCATTTGTTGGAAATCTTCAAGTGTATTAACTTTAAATTCTTTTGGCTTCATATTAAAATAAGTTTAGGAAATTTTTATTAATTTTTTTAGTTTTTAACTTTTGCATCTTCTCATCATTTTTCAACATTTTAGTAGCCAACTTATCAAGATGCTCTGATTTTTGGTTTTGGTAGTCTTTAACTATCTTATCATGTTTTTGATGTTTCATGATAATAAATATTTAAAGTCTTGAAATAAACTCAGAACCATCATCCTCGGGTTTGGGTGGCTGATAAAGGCCTAGTTTTTCTAATTGGGCTAATTGGAATTCATCTAATTGGAAATCTATTGCTTTTTCAAATTTTCTATCTCCAATTTGTGTTTTAGTAATACCAAAAGTTGGTTGGTGCGTTTCCAATTGTTTCATGTCTTGTTGATTGAAAATATTTCCAATATTTAAAAAATAACAATTGTAACACAAAAATCTAACATTTCCTAAATTATAATGATTTGAATTATTATCTTTGAAATTTAATATTAAGGGTATTTTATAGTCATTTACTCTTCGCTCATGAAAACCACACAACGCACATTCCTCCTTCAATAATCCTTCCTCAATCATTTTTTGTTTAATTAATTCAGGTTTGTAATGATGTGGGGATAGTCTTCCCTCAACCACATCTATTACTCTCCAGTTTTTTCTGGCTTGCATTGCATTATTTCCTGATCCATATTTAGAAATTCCTTTACCACATTGATTTTTATGGATTTCAAATAGTGTTCTTCCACCATCAAATTCACGGTACATTTTGGCATACCTTTTGTAGTGAATGTATGAGCAATTTAAATAACGGGCCGCAGCTTTATTTGATTTGGTATGCTGCATAGCCATTAGTACTTGTTCTTTAGTTAATGGTTTTGCTTTAGGCATACTAATTAAATATTAGGTTCAGTAGATTCAGTGTCTTCAACATCATCTGTTTCATCAGGATGAGATATTTCATCTGTTCTACGTTTGTAGGTTTTGTTTTCTAGTTCTTGATATTTAAGATAGTCTTCATGATCCATAATTACTATGTCATTGTAAGTATGGTCTCCCTTTCCTTTAGTAACAGTTACACCTGCTTTTTTATTTGTGGTTGAACAATCTACACATTTAGTTGCGTTAGGAAGAATTTCCAAACGTTTTGGGTGTATTTCTTTTCCACAAGATATACAAAGTTTCATATTATTTTTTTCTTTTTTTTTCTACCATTATTAAAAAATCCCACAACTCTTTAGGAGTTTTAAGGAGTACTTCTTTTTCTTCGTCATCCTCATCTAGTTGAACTATTAAAGGATACATATTCCCATCGATATCTATTCTACCGAAAATATACCACATTACTATTTCTGTTTTCCAAGGACCATATTTAAGTAAAAATAAATCTTCAATTACTTGATAAAAATCCTCTTCATATTCTAGAGCATTTATTTTAAATATTTCATATAATTTATTTGATTTACTCCAACATGTATCTAATCGATCAACCGTTTCAATAAACAATTGCTCCTCAGTAATAAATTTAGTTTTTTCTTCTTTTTGAGTAATTTTTAATTTACTACCAAAATTATTTAGATTCAGTTTCATATACCTCTATTTCAAATATACTTAAAAATGCTTGTTTATCTATTTTTTTCCTCTGAGAGAAAAATTCAAGTGCTTCCTCGTATGAATATGCACTAATTCTATTTATTGGTTCTTTATTAGGATCACTTTTCAAGTAACATATATATAATTTTTTAGCTCCCATAATTTCTTTTTTTAAATATACTAATAAATATTTTAAAGCCTATTTAAATTATATAAATTTTAAATTAGTTTTAGGATCATGCTTTATATAAGAACCCCATTTATATTTAGCATATTCATGGCAAGCAATTTCATATTGTTTTGATTGAGCTAACTGTTCAGGAGTCTTAGCACTTAATGAAACAAAATGATAAAAATGACAATTATGTGCTCTCATCATATTTAATCCATTCATTTGACATTTCATAAAAAATTCCCAATCAGCGACAAACCCACTAGGTGAAGGGTAATCTTCAGCAAATCCACCTACTCGCATATAATCTCTTTTATTCATAAAAAATGGAAATGTTGAACCAGTTTGATCTATTTTATCTCTAGAAGCATGTTCCTTATCAAATTTCCAAAATTTTTCTAAATCAAATGTTTTAGGATCACGTCCTAAATCTTCAATAATAAATTGAGAAAAAATACTTGGGTATGGTTCAATTTGGTTTGGAGACATGACTGAGTTAGGCCAGTAACTTTCTAGTAAATTTAAATCCCAATCATCAGGGAACACATTGTCATCGTTTGCTATTAATATTTTTTCATGTTGGGCATTATATACTCCTAAATTAGTAGCTCTAACTGTTCCTACATTTTCTTCTAGATTTAATACATCAATATGTTCTTTCCATTTTTCAAGTACCTCTTTATTTATATCATAATGTCCATCTACAACAACAATAATTTGATTTTTTCTATCATGTTGACCTAAAATTGCTGATTTAAGGCATAAATCAAGAGCTTGAGGTGTCTTGAATGTAGGTATAATTACACTTATTTTTTCCATATTATTTCATTAATTTATAATAACCTCCAATAGCAAATGGAGTTTTTGTGTTTATTGATCCATGATCACTTGGAATATAATTTTTATATTCTATGACTCTAAAATCAATTGAAATTCTAGTTCTCCCAGTCTCATTAATTTTATTCCCATGTGTTAAATTACATCCATCCCACTGAATTATTTCTCCATAATTGCAATTCATAGGAATAAAATCTTCTTTATCTTCTTCTGTTTCTGCCCAAATAGTATTTGTATCGAATGCATCTGTGATAGGAAGGAAAAAATTCATTTCTTTTACTTTAGAAGCCCATTCTCCATTTCTATACCATTTATCTTTATGCCATTCACCAACAGCTATGTTGTTAGGAAAGGCTATTCTAAAAGTAGGAATGGCTTGGTATACTATAGATTCATTGTTGTATACATGTTTTTTAATTATATGTTGAATTAAAGATTCATACATTTTAGTAAATTTTTCAGTTCTGGCCCACCCATAATATAATTTATGATATCTAGTACTTTGATCTTCTTCTCGTTTTAATACATCTCTATTTTCATTTATTCTATCAAGATGATATATATCAAAAATATTTCTTAAACCATCTGCAAAATTATAACTTTGGGTATCGTATTTATATTTTCTCATTTAATTATTTATTTTTTGCCAATCAATAGTAGGACTTAATAAATATTCCATACAATGAGTTGACAAACCAGGAACTGGTGTTAGTATAAATCTTCCTTTATGTTCATTAAGGTAAACATGTTTAACATGATCCCCTATTACTGTGGTTTGGATTTCATAATCATCATTAAAAATATGTTTTGGAACAATATATGAACCGCAAGTACTTGGAGTTGTCCTCCAATGATGAGAATTTGTAACTATTATTTTTGATATTAAATCTTCATATTGAGGTAAAAAATATTTATCATTGTGATCATACAGACTAATATAGTTTAATCCATTAAATGTTTTATAAAGTTCAATTACTTTATCACTCCAATTTTCAAGATGTAAATAATCATTTTCTAATATATAAATCAAATCACCATCATCACATTTGTATTCTTTTATAATATTATATACAGCTTTAGTAACAATTTCCATATTACCACCTGTAAATTCATATGTGTTGAAATATTGTTTGTATTTATTAATCCAATTATTTTCTATTTTTCCATCCATAACAACATTAAGGATAATATTGTTTTTGGTTTTGATAGTTTCTAATAAATTAACAAAACATTTTTCATAATCAAACCAGTTTGGTCTACTTTTATTATCAGTTCCAGTTACATTATAGTGGCTATAAAATATATGTATTTTCATAAATTTAGATTCTTTGAAATTTTAATTCATGTTCTTGAGTATTTTTGTTTTTATTACATCTTGCTAAAATATTATATTTAATAGGAAACAAATTCCTATCTGGTGTTTCTAATTTGTCTATTTCAATAATATCAAAATCTTTTAATAATACTCTCCAACCAAATTCTGTAAATCTCCAACAATCAGGAACAGGACCATGAATTCTCCAATTTAATGGGGCAGAAAACAAAATATATCCTTCATGTTTACAGATGCGTCTTAATTCTTCTATAGCAGAAAATGGATTTAAAGTATGTTCTAATATTTCTAAACAAGTTATAATATCATATGTAGAATCGTTTATATGAGCATTATATTTAGTAATATCACCTATAATATCGGGGTTGTAATCAGATACTAGGTCTAGAGTTTCAATACTACATTTATTAAAAGCTTCTTTAACTTCAGATCTATCTTGGGAACCTATTTCAAGTAATTTTTTTCCTTCTTGATTATATATTTTAGCTACTCTATTAATAAAAGAATTTAAATGTTCTCTAGTCATTAAAAAAGTATCATTATCAAATTTTGATGGTGTAGCCATATATTATTTTAATTTTGTTTTAAATAAACCTCCTCCAAAAATATTACCTTCACTTTTAGCGGTTGTAATAAAAATTTCATTCATATTTTCTCCACCTAAACAACATGAAGTTACTCTTGGACAAGGCAAAAGTATTTCATCTAACATTTTTCCAGTATTTACATCCCATTTTCTGATTCCCCATCCCTCCCATTCGGCTACCCAAATATTCCCATCTAAATCAACACACATACCATCAGGCCATCCTGGTCCATCAATTTCTACTATATATTTTTCAAATTTAATATCCCCTGTGTTTAAATTATATTCATATTGAGCTACTTTTTTTGTAGGAGTGTCTATAAAATACATTTTTTTATTATCAAGAGAAAATCCAATTCCATTTGATATTAGTAAATTATCTAATAATACTTTACATTCACCTTGAAAATACGAAAACAATTTACCTTTCTCAATTTCTTTTTCAAGAAAAAAATCTTTTTCACTTTTTGTTCCAACAAGAAATCTACCAACAGGATCAAATCTACCATCATTATATCGTAAATCGGGATTTGATTCAAATTGATCAATATATATTTTTTCTTTTGTTTTAGGATTTGTAACAAAAATACCTTCTTTTTCTGCTGAAATTAAATCTCCACCTGGGATTAAAGCTACACACCCTACATTTCCTTTAGTAGGATATGATTGTACTTCTCCTGAGGATGGGTTGATTTGGTAAATTAGCCCTTGTTCTATTGATACGCAATATATTAATTTATTTTTGTTATCCCATATTGGGCCTTCTAATAAACTTGATCCGGCATGAAAAATTAAGTCTAAATTTTTATAATTTAATTTCATATTTAAGTAATGATTCTTGTATGTTAGTTTTGTAATAAGGTATTTGAATTATTTTTTTATTATTTACTCCATAACTTATTAATTTTAATAATGCTTGATTAGAGTTATCTTCATCAATTAAAGCTATCAAAACAGCATCATATTCAAGATTTTGAATACTCTCAAATCCAGTTACTGGGAGATTTAGTTTGGAATAATGTTTATATTTTTCATCTACCCAAGCTACTATGTTGTGAGAACTATGAGTGGTGATTTTTTTATATAAATGTTGCCCAAATGTACCTCCACCATATATAACTAGATTTGATTTATTATTAATATTATCAAATGGATATATATTTGTATTAATGAAATCTGGTCCTTTAGTATTGATGATTAATAAACTTAAAAGATAATGTTGTAATTGAGGTAACATTATATCTAAAACTTTTTTGTTGGAAAATACATTTTTAAGGTCATCATATACTTTTTGCATTTTAAGAATATCAATAGTTCTTAAAGTTTTAATTAAAGAATTAGCTCGTTGTCTATAATGATAATAAGGTTGTTTTAAAATAACTAATTTATTAGTATCTAATAATGTAGGATACAAACATAATGCATCTTCTCCGATAGTTATACTTTCATCAACATTTAATTGATTTTCAAACAATATTTCTTTTTTATATAATTTCCCCCACGAATATGAAAATATGCCAAACTGAGAGAATTTTCCAGTATGTAGCATTTTTGGGTATACAATTGAATTAAGTTGATCTTTATTGTAAACTCCGGGTGGAAGTGAATTTGGTAAAATATCTTCTCTACCTTCTAAATTCACTATATGAGATGATATTACAACATCAGCATTAAATTCAAATACTTGATTCATATAATGTTGTACTAATTCAGGTTCAATCCAATCATCTCCATCAATATACAAAATATATTCCCCAGTAGAGACTTTAAGTCCTGCTTTGCGAGAACTAACTAACCCCCCATTATTTTTATGAATTACTTTAATTCGATTATCTTTAGAAGCATAACTATCACATATTGATTTACTCGAATCTGTTGAACCATCATTAACAAGAACAATTTCAATATTCTTATAAGATTGATTTATAGCACTTTGAATGCATTTATCTAGAAATTCTTCACTGTTATATATAGGAATTATTATGCTTACTAATTTATTCATAACTAATTTTACATAAACCAACCACCAGTAATTCTAATATTAGAACCTGACACCATTAATGAATTATCAGATAATAGATATATAATTGCTGGAACAATATCTTCATATGTGTTCATTCTACCCATAGGAACAATCTGTTTAGCAGTTTTTTCTAAATCTTCTTTTGTAATACCTTGACTTTTTCTTAAATTTAATTCACCTTCTGTTGGTGTCCACCCCATAGTAATATAATTAGAGCGGATATTGTGTTTTCCATAATTTTTAGCTATATGATTTGATAATGTAACTACTGCTCCTTTTGAGCAAGCATATGCCACTCTATCTATTTCACCAGCATCGGAATGAGGAGATCCAGTAAATACTATAGAACCACCTCCATTTTCTTTCATATATTTTACAGCATATTTAGAACAAAATAGAGCTCCTTTAACATTTATATCAAATATATCATCATAAACATCCTCAGTACATTCTAATAATGATTGTGCTGGGGTGATTCCCGCATAGCTAAAGAATCCATCAATGTGTTCAAATTTTTCTTTAGCATAATCAAATAATATTTTACAATCTTTTATGTTGGCTACGTTGGTTGGAATAAAATGGGCTTTTCCATTGTATTTTTTTAATTCATCTAGAAGATGATCAACATTAACCATTGTACCCACATCACCAAAAACTACATTATGGCCCATTTTAACAAGTTCAATTACTACTTGTCTAGCTACCCCAGTAGTTCCTCCTGCTATAACAAATGTTTTTTTATTCATATTTAAATCCATTGAGAAGTTGATTATTACCCTCAGTATCAAATACTTTTATAGTATTTTGAATTTTTATAATTTTATTTTTTAATTCATCTTTTGTTTTACAAATTACATATACTCTAGCTAAAACTTGAGCTTCAGTTCCTACATCTTCATCAGTAATTGTATCATTTTCAGATAATCGTTTTGAAATATAAAATACAGATGGATCTTCTTTAATTTTATCAAAACCCAATATTTGTTCTATTGTTCCTTTTTTTAATAAAAACCATATAGTAGCAGAATAAGCTTTATCATTTTGCTGTGTAATATTATATTTATTGATAATAATATTATATAAAGCTATATCTATTAAAAATTCTTTTTGATCAAATCCACTTACTTGTTGGATATGGAGATTAGGAGCTTCACCTTGAAGTCTAAATCCAGGGTCATAATAATAAAATTTATCATTTTCAACAAATGCAGATACAGTAAATATAGCATTTTTTAAACCTATATCTTTTAGTAAATTTGAAACTTTTAAATGCTCAGTATTTAAATATTTATCTAATAAATTAGATGGATATATATTTCCTAAACATACTTTACTTGCATTTGTTTGTTCATTAGTTGTAAATCTATCAGTAATAGCAGATAATACAGGATTTCCATTTATGATAGTATAATTAATCATAACATCAGGACAATCCATATATTTTTCTATTAAAACATATTCACTATTAGTATTCTTAAATGCTTTTTCAATTCCTTCAACTAATTCATCTATATTATAAACCAAAGACATACCTTTTCCTGAGTTTTTATCTATTGGTTTTATAAATAATGGATAGTTGAATCTATGTTGGCTATAAAATTTATTTTTAAAATATTTAAATGAAGGAATTGTATTAAGATTATATTTTTTGCATAAATCATTAAATTTTCCTTTATTTGTAAGTACTTCACATTGGTATTGATTACCATAACATGGTAAATTCAAAGCTTCACATACCTTTTGATAAGGTTCTATTAATCTATCAGCAACACCTACTAAAACACCATCTACATTTTCTTGCCTACAAAAATTTACTAAAGCATCAACATCCATTCCGTTAATGTTAATACCTTTATCGGCAAATTTTTTAGCGGGTGCTTCAGGGTTGTGATCAGTAACTATAGTATACACACCCATAGCCTTAGCTGTTTCAATAAGTGGTATAGTTTCAGGATTTGCTCCTAAAATTAATAATTTTTTCATACTTATTTATTAAAATTTGTATAGACAGGAAATTTGGATAGGTCTGGATATGGTAATTCTAAATCAGCATTATGTTTTGGTTTTCCTTCTCCATTATAAAATTGCCCCATTAATAATAATCCACGTGCTGCTAATTCAGGCATCATATAAAAATTCCACCCCAACATATCTAAATTATCATCATGATATGAACATTCTCTTCTTCCTGAATATCTAGCTCTTTTGAACCATAGGTAAGCTTCATAATTATCAGTTAATATTGCTCCTCCTTTACTTAATTTAAAATGTTTATAAGGTCCAGTAAAACTAATACACATGTGTTGTTCTGGTTTGTACATATTGGTGGTAAAGGATAGAGCTGAGTCCCATACATTTGAGCCTTCTAGTTGATAAGCGCCTTTAATAGTTTTACCTTCTACTTGTCTAAATTTTACTTTCAAACCAGCATGAATAATTTCACATGGTACTGAAGGATAAGTTCTAGATGGGATAGTAATATACTCTGAGGTTATATTTTTGGTTATGTAGTGTTCATAATATAATGCTAGAAATAAAGCATTACTTTGGTTATCTAAAGTTACTACGTATGGAGCTCCAGTATATTCTCCTAATTTTTTTTCAAATTCATTTGTTATATCGTAAACATTTTTCATTTGTAATATTCATTTAAATATTCATGTAAACATAATTTCCAATCTCTCATATAATTTCGTCCTAAATCATTTAATGATTTATTTATTAGTTTTTCTGAGTATGGGCGTGGAGCAAAATATTCTTGATTGAAGTGGTTACTATCTACTTTATTTATTTTTAATCCTAAATTAAGATATTCATTTATAGCAACAGCAGTATCATATCTACTTGCTTCACCTTGGCTTACCATATTATATAAACCATAAGGTAATTCTTCTTCTATATGTTTTAAAATTGAACTAGCAAAATCTTTAGTATAAGTAGGTACTCCTAATTTATCATCTACAACAAATAGTTCTTTAACCCCAGATTTAACTTGTTTCATAATTTTATTAACAAATTTCTTATCTTTTTCAGGCCCACCACCCATCATCCATCCTGCTCTGAATATCCAATATTTAGGGTAATTTTGATTTAGTAAAAGCTGTTCTGTAAAATATTTACTTTTGCCATAAGCACTTAATGGGTATGGTTGGTCTTCTTCCGTGTAAAATTCTTTATCATTACCAAATATACCTGCTGTACTTATAAACACGTATGGAATATTTAAATCTTTAGCTAAATTAAATAAATGGATGGCAGCAATTGTATTTGTTGAATAACAATCGTCTTGGTTTTTTTCACAATATTCTAAATCTACTAATGCTGCAAAATTTAAGATTATGTCTGGTTGGTATTCTTTAATTAGGTTGGTTGTATATTGTAGATCTCTAATATCACACCAACTAATATTTTCTGATGTTTCTTTATCTGTGAGTAAGAAATTTTTGGTATTAACAATATTTTGTAGAGTAGTACCTAACATTCCATTAGCTCCTGCTATAAAGATTTTTTTATATTGTTTCATATAAAGTAAATATATTATTTATTTAATAAATTCCCAAATTTAATTAATTCTTCTTGAAAATTTTCATGGGCGATTTTTTTAAATTCTTCTTGTTTATTAATTATAGTTAGGTAATCTTTATATGGATTAAATCTATATAAATGATCTTCTACTATTACTTCATTTTCTAAAATATATTGTACCACACCTAAACCTTTTTGTTGCATCATATAAGAGCAATACATTATAAATGTATCTTCTAACCCATAATGTCCTAATGATTCAGGTACACCTATTTTTTTAGCTAATTTGGTACTAATTACTGTAGCCCATCCTCCTCCAAATTTAAATCCATTTATAGGTTTGATCATAACATTATCTGAAAGAGGTTGAAATGATTTATATGGATCTCTATTTTGGAAATGAATACCATCATCTTTAAATTTATCATTAACAATTGGATCCCAACTATTATCCCACATTGGGGTAGTTTGAGGTGTTAATATAAAATATGGATTTTCATTTTTTAAATGTTCGACTGCATTATATATAAGATAAAGTAATGTATTATTAAAAAATATATCTGTATCTAAAATAAGCAAAGCATCAGCATTTGTTTCATTAATAGATTTTCTTCTATGAGAAACACATCCTTGAATAGTTCCATCTTCATTCATCTCAAATTTAGTCTGGGCCCATGTTTTGGTTAATTGTTCTAGTTGATTAAATTTATTTATAAAAAATGATTTAGGTATAATTGAAGTGTTCCAATCAACTAAATTGCAATTTAAAACAACGTCTACTAATATTTTTTCATCAGTTAAATAATTAGCATTATATTTTAAACGAATTAAAGTTTGTTCTAATTGATCTATTTCATGCGGTAAAGTGTGTATAACTATTTGAATCATAACCCATTTAATTTAAATATTTCTTCTAATTTATTTATAATACTTTGTTCATAATTAACATAATTAAGAGCTAATTTATAATTATGTTCTATAGCATCTTTTCTTGATTCATATATCTCTGGGGTAAATTTGTTTGAAAGGTATATTAAATCATCAACATTTTCAAATTTAAAAAATCCAGGTTCAAAAAAATAATTATATATATTAGAACACCCCCAATATATAGGAATAGTTTTCATTAAAAAACAATCTAATATTTTTTCACTAAAATATCCTCTATGTGAAAAATTCTCAATTACTATCCCGAACATTGAATTACCAAACACCGTTTCTTTACCAATACGAGCATCATCTTCATTATGTCTATCTCCTATTGTTTTATAGAAATTTGTAGGTATTTTAAATTCGTTTTCTCTTACTAAAATTTCATGACGCATTTGATGTCCATATGATTTTAAAAGAACACCACATAAGTGTGCCACTTCAAATTTTTTCTCATGTTCTTTTTCATATTGTTCAGGTTTGAACCAAGTCTGACCAAATGGGAAAAATAATGAATTATCACAAGTATTTAAAATTTTATCATCCCAAGTTAATATAACTGAGAATAGGTGTTTATTTTGTATAGTCCAATCATGTAAACCAAAATATTCATTTGGTTCAGCTAGCACCATTATATTAATTGAAGATAAATCTTCTTGTTTTTGAGGAACTTCATCTACAAATAAAGAAAAATCTACATGTTTTAAATGTGGTAATTTTTCTTCAAATGTTTTTGGATTAAAAAATTTACTAAATATTTTCATTATTCTTCTTCAGTAAAATAAGCCCAACATCCTTCAGTTTCATAAATTGTTTTTCCTTTAAAAAATTCATTAACTGCTTTTTGCACATCAGCACACCAAGTATAATCATGACCTGCTATTACTCCTCCTTTTTTAACTTTAGGAAACCAAGCATTAATATCTTTTTTTACTGATTCATAATCATGAGCAGCATCAATGAAAACAAAATCTAATGAATTATCTTTATAAAATGCAGCTCCATCCCATGATAAAGCCTTAATTGGGTTGATTTGATGTTTTACAGGTTCTATATTTTTAAGAAATGTTTCATATAATCCTTCACACATTTCTTGAGTAATTTCTTTTTGTGAATCTACAAAATCCCAAGTATCAATACAATCGAATTTAATATTTTTTCCTGAATTGATGATTTCTACAGCCATATAAGCTGCACTCATTCCTTTCCAAGTTCCTACTTCAACGAAATGTGAATTTGTTGGGAATTTATTTACCATGTAAGTATAGAGTTCTGGGTATGTAAACCAATTTTCTCCTAATGTTTTGTAAAAATGTTCCATGTTATTTTATTGCTAATATATTTAAACTCATTAATATTCCGTTTTCTTTATCCATGTGAGGAAGATATGCTTTACTAAAATCATCTCCTTGATAATCTTCAGCATTCCAAATATCAATAGTTTTGTATCCAATGTTTTTTAAATCTCTAGATAAAGTTAAATAATCAAAAGTGATATAGTGGTAATTTTCATCATAATCTTGGCCTCCATAAAGTAGTCCAATCAATGAATTTAAATCACCAGTTTTAGTATAATAAGTACAAATTGATTGAAAATTAGGAATAGCTAAACGTAATTTTCCTTCTGGTTTTAGAATCTCTAACCAACGTTTAAGTACTTCTTTATATTCCCACCTACCAAAATGTTCTAGAACATGGCAAGCATAAATTTCATCAACTGAATTTTCTTTATAATTTCGTAAAAAGCGAATATTATTCACTTCATCTACTCCTGGGAGGTATCTAATATCTATATTAGTGTATCCTTCAAGATGTTTAGTTCCACAACCTAAATGTAATTTCATATTGTCTCGTAGTAATTGTTTTGTTTTTCTTGTTTTTCTATATTTTTTGGATGATACAAACACCAAACCTCTTCAGCGGGTAATGGAGAAAAAGTTTTAGTACCATTTATTCTTTCATGTACTTTTCCTATCCAATGTATTTCAGGAATATTTTTATATATTCTGGTTTGGTAATCAGGAAAATTAACCCAACCTTTTTCATTAACATTCCATCCCCATTTTAATATATGTTCTTGAGTAAGCCCTTCTACTGTGTTTACTCTAGGAACTAAAAACATATCCACTTCTGAATTTTGTTCTAGTAACATATAGAGTATTTTAATTAAATCTTCATGAGGTAATTCATCTGCATCTAACTGAAAGATATAATCACCTGTTGCAAATTTAGACAGTTGGTTTTTGAATTGAGCAAAATTATTATCTAATGCAAAAATATAAAATTGACTGTTTTCAATTGCATCAACTAAATTTTCTTGATGATTAAACCCTGTAAATAAATTGCATACTTCTAACACTTCACTTGTATAATTAGTGTCTAATTGAATAATTACTTCATCTTGTTTTCTAATATGTTTTTTAAGAAATCTAAGTAATCTTTCTAATTCAAGATGTTCATTACATGCTGTGATACAATAACTAATTTTCATATTTTTATTATTTGACAGGGTTTGCTATATTTTTTACATAATGAAATAGAATGTTTTGTTCCTTTACTTTCACCATCCCAAAATGCAATACAGTAATCACAATTTTTAATTATATCTTCATTTCTAATATACCCTGCTCTTTTACCATATTTACCCCACTCAGCAGGAAAAATGAGCGTTTGAATATTATTTTCTAACGCCCATTTTTCTCCTAATGAATCGGCTCCTTTAGCAGCACCAGATACTACTAAAGTTATTTTTGATTTATGTTGTTCAAGAATTTCTTGAAGCAATTTATAATCATTAAAAGTACGACTACCTATAATAGCTAATTTCATACTTTAAATGTATGAATTTATATTTTGTAAGCCAAATTATTCTGGTAGAATTTCAATATATGAAAGAGCATCCATGAATTCTTTCATTTCAAATGGTTTCATAGTACTCATATCCATTCTAAATTTATAGTATTCTCCAGGTTTGTTTTTGATTGGGTATTTTTCTTTTTCTTCTTCTAATACCTCTACTGCTTTTACAGCTGCCCATTTAGCATTTTCTTTTTTAGTACCATTGTAAAATACCATACCTTTATCAGGAACATTAATAGTTGTAGGCATCCAAATCAAACCATCTTTATCTTTATACATTACATCTTTATAAAGTTCAGGTAGAATTTCTGTTTGTTCTATATAAAATTGTTCTCCTTCTTTCATTAAGGTGTTTGTTGTAAATCCGCAGGAGAAACAACTGTATGTTTTTATTTCTGGGGAGTTTTCTGTTACATAGCAACAATCTCCACTACAGTGGTTGCAAATAATTAGATTATCATTCATTTTATTTAGTTTTTATATTTCCATTTAAATCCTCCTGATGATGAATTTGTTCCTTTTCTTAAACAATTCCCAATTGCTTCAGGAGTTATATTTAGTTCTAAAGCTGCTTTTTTAATACTAGACCATTCTTTAATAAAATTTAAATTTAAATCATATTGAAAAATAGATTTAGCACTATGTTGATTATTTAAATAAGAAGATGAAGGTTTTGATTTTCCTGCTGAATTTTTGCTTATTTTTTCACAATGTTCTTTTGAAAATTTTTTACCTTTACTCCATACTTTACATCCTTTTTTAGATTGACTTATTTTATTACAGTGTTCTTTTGATTTGGGTTTTCCTGTGTTATTTATACTAATTTTTCTTTTAACTTCTTCAGATATAAATTCTGGTCCTCCACCACCTTCATTTTCATTTAATATTTTAAAATCCCACTGTTTGAATTGTTGGATCCAAAATGTTTCTAATGGTTTCCAATGTATTTTATTTAAGCTTAAAACTTCATCAATATAAGTATATTCAATTTGTTTTCCAAATTTTCTTTTATGAGCTGCTTTTCTTGATCCTTTTGTTTTACCTATATAAATTTTATTGGGATCTCCATAGCAGTTAGTCACGAGATATATTTTTGTTATTTTTATATCGTTGTCTTGCTTTTTCATCTTCTTGTTCTTTATTTTTCCAGTAATATTTTTTGGAAGCATTTGCCCTAGCTTTTTGTTTTTCTTCAGGTGTTTGGTATTTTTTAATTCTTCCCATCGGTTATAAATATTAAATAAAAGATAAAGATCACAAAAGAGATTACAAATTTTCTACTTTTATTTTAATTTTATCTTTAGTTCCATCTGGGTGAGAATATACTACATACTGGGGGATTAATTTGAATTCTATCTCTTTTAACATTTTAGTATACTTTTTTCCAAATCCAGGTTTAATATATCCAATTGTAAGGTGGGGGTGATAATCAGGGTAATCACTTGTAAATGGATATCGTTTTAAATCATTATTAGTTTCATGTAAATTTTTTCCTTCAACATCAAATTTTAATACATCATATTTTTCATTTTTAAATAATGAAGCATTCTTGATAGTACAAGGATAATAAGTGTATGAATTTAATATTTTTTTAACTTCATCTAAACTAACTTCAGGGTGAAGACCATACAGTAAAGTTGTATGGGGTTCATCTTCTAATCCAAAAGTTTTATCTCCATCTTCTTCATATATATCATTTGGGTTGATAGCATCATGTATTTTATTAATTTCGGGAAAATCAAAATATAACATTACACATCCATACTTGTATTTACTATCACTATTTTCTTTAAGTAAATCTACTAGCTTAATCATTGTTTTCTATTTTAGTAAGTTTTGGTAATTCAATTTTACGAAGAGAGGGCAATTTTAATTGAATTTGTTTTGGAAACTCAGGTACTTTAGCTAATTGTTCTTTTACAACTTGCTTCATCGCATCAAAACTAAATTTCTCTTTATTTTGTTCTCCTTGTTTACGAGCACCTGGTAGATATTTGTCATAGTTTTTATAAACATCCATTAATGCTTCTCCAACCTCTACAGGATTTACATTAAACCAAGAACTTTCTTTAAGTAAAAATTGATTTGATACTGCTGGGTGCACAGGTTTTAATTCTCCACCTAATAAAGTAACATTTGCTTTATTTAAGAAATCTATATGTCCACTCCAATTTGTAGTAACAATAGGTTTTTTAACTAAACTAAATTCAAGTAATGGACGACCAAAACCTTCTCCTTTAGTTAATGAAACCATAGCTTTTACTTTAATATTATTATAAAGCTCATTCATTTCAGCATCAGTAAAATCACCATGTAATAAATAAATATTAGGTAAATTTGTACTGTTTACTGTTTGTTTAATAGCATGTATGTTTTTTAATATAGCATCCCTATCCATGTATGAATTAACAGCACTTGATGTTTTTAAAATTAATGCTGGTTTATTTTGTTTATTTTTAAATGTTTCAAAGAATGCTTTAATTAATAAACCTACATTTTTTCTATCTTCACCTAATGGAGAATTTAAATTAATCCAGTGGCCTACAAATAAATAACAAAATGATTCTTTAATAGATGATAAATCAATTTCACTTGACTTAACATCACTTAATAATTTATATTTATTTAGATCTGCTCCCTCAAATACTACCTCAATTGGTTTTTCTAATTGTACTACTCCTACATTTCTACCTTGAGGATCTTGTTTATTATATTTAGTATCTTCAAATACTTTTTTGGAATGGTTTGATGAAACCCAAGTAATATTCATTCGGTTTACTCCTTCAATCCATTCTGGGGCACAAATTGTGGTTTCAATTCCCGCAGTAATTCCTATATTGTATTTTCCAATAGGTTGAAATTCATTAGGCACTGTAATTTGAGCCCAAATATCTGGTTGTTGATTTAACTGTGGAGTATTAAGGAAATATTGTGTTAAGAATTCCCATTCAGGATTATCTTGTATAAAACCCCAACTACAGTCACCCCAACGTTGAGGCATTATTTTAATATCCCATTCATCTTTTTTTAATTCAATAATGGATTTTACTATATCACGAGAACGTGCCCCATAGCCACTATATGTGTCGATGGCACAACTAATTACAAATAACGGTTTATTCATAGATTTTATTTTTAATAAATTAATTTGTGATCACGAGTTACATCAGGAGTATACTCTGTTGCATTTATAAGTTCATAAATTTCTCTAGGTTCCCAAGTTTCAAACAATTCATCTAAAGCTTCAATTATTCTTTTTGCTTGATGTTGAGTTGTAAAACCTGCTTCATCACTTGTAGCCCATTTTCTTCCCTCTAATCCTATTTGTTTTCTAATATCTTTAGGAATATTATATAATGCAGATATTTGTTCTGCAGCTTCTTCTGGTTTAACTCTATCAGCACTTATGTATGGGGTTTGAGGAGAGCCTTGAATTGAAATACTTGCTGGATAAACTGGAAAAGCCCAACTACCATGTTTTTTATAGGTACCTCTATGGTTTGAAGGAAAATCTAAATTAAAATTAATCCATTCACCTTTTTCATTTTCAAATCGCATCTGATCTTGCATTCCTCCTTGAACATTTGCTATAATTGGCTTCCCAGCTAATAAGGCTTCAGTTAAACTTAATCCCCATCCTTCATTGTCTGTAATTAGTATTTGTCCATCTGAACAATTATATAGCCAATTCATTTGTTCTGGAGCTAATCCTTGAGTATGGTAAATTATATTGTTTCTATATTTATCAAATAAATAATTAGTTACTGCAGGTAAATCAGTTCCATGTTCACTAACTAAATCTGTATGTAATAAAATGCAACATTTATCTGCTTGTTCTTTAGGTAATGTATCTAAGAACATTCTAAATGCTAGTAAAGTATCTGGAATTTGTTTTCTACGAATGTTTCTAGAATTAAAAAACAACACAAAATCATATTCTTTACCTTTAAATAAATCTGACTTAAATTTCTTAAACTCAGTATATTTTTCATAAGAAGGATCAATAGGGAAAAATGTTTTATCATTTAATCCATGAGGAACATATTTTATTATTTTTGATTTAGCTTTTTCATTTAAAACAACTTCATTGATATTTTTGGTTTGTTTAGAAATCGCCAATAAAGCATCACATGATTCATAAAATACTTTATTCCATAAAGGATATGGATATGGACTATCCCAAATATTTAAATAAATAATAGGAATTTGTTTGCGAATTTCGTTTTCAATATTAAATAACCAAGTAAAATACCTAGGATCAGTAATTAAAAATACAGCATCTGGTTTTTCTAATTGAATCATTTGTCTAATAAACATTGTATCTCCATAACCATCTACAGGATAAATTACCACAGAAGAATCTGTAATATTTGTATGATTGTTAATATCTTGGGATAAATCAAATTTTTTCCCTTTATCAGGATGATTCATTGCTCCTGCAATATTTACCCAATTGAAATGTTGAGCTGTTCCTAATACAATTTCTTTAGCTACTGTTGCTACTCCTGAATATGCTCTGAGGTCATCACATATTAGAAGGATTTTTTTCCTCTCTTTGGGAGGTAAGTAAGCAAAACTTGAATTCATAAAACTAATTGTTGTTTTGTTGTTAATAATTAATCTTGGATTTTTATGTTAGTGTGATTACCAACTTGTTTTCTAAAATTTTCATCATTAAGATATAAATCTATTGCTCGATTCACAAGTTTATTTAATGAAAATTTTCGTTTTACACATTCTATTTTGAATGTTTCAAATAGATCCTTATCTACTTTTACTGAGGTTAATGTTGTATTGTTTTCCATAACGTATGTTTATATATAAATATATAGAAAATTAGGAAAAAATTGCTTTATTGCAAAGTTCTTTTTTATTTTTAAAAGGACAATATGTACAATTGTATTTATCCGGTTTAGCTTGGTAATCTGTTTGTTTATAGGTTCCATCAAAATTAAATGTTTCTTCTATAAATTGGGTTACTAATGTAACAGCTTTATTGGTTTTTGTTTTACCATTAGCCGGAGAAAAAATTTGTATTCTTTTTTGAGGAAACTCACTCTCTTCCCAAATTTTACGTTTTACTATGAAAAACTCCACATCTATATTTTCTTTAGGTACTCCAAATTGTTCACTGAAATAATTTTTGTAAACTAATATTTGGAGTTGTTTCAATTCATCTTTTTTTTCTCTATCACCCCACCCTCGAGTACTTGTTTTAATATCGTAAATAATGAATTTTTCTGTTGGTTCATGGTAAAGCACTAAATCAATATATCCATTGAATAAAATGTTGTTATAGCGTTTATCTGGTGATAAAATGATAGGTAATTCAATACCTACCAAATGCCATCCTCTTTTACCAAAATATTCACTTCGTTTTTTCTTAATAAAATCTAATATTGCAACCCCATCATCGAAAAATTCTCTCATCTCTTCTGAGTTGCTAAAATGAGTATTTTTGTTTGATTTATATTCTTCTAAATATATTTCTCTAAATTTATTTTCGAAATATTCTTCTAAATCAATTCTGTCTGCTTCTGCTCCACTTTTGTTATACAATTCAGATATATAATGCTGTATAGTTTCATGAATAGCAGTTCCAAATACTGTATTAATACTAGATGTGAATAATTTATGGCCATCTTTATATTGCAGCGCCCATTTTTTAGGACATTGCATATACATTGAGATTTGAGAATAAGAAATAGTTTTATGAATTGAGTAGTTTATTTCCTTAGGTTTATGGTTTTGGATTTTCTTTATTATAGATGGAATTTTATCTTTAGCCATATTATTTTTTCCATAATCCTCTCTCTACTAATTGAGCAATAATACCATAATTAGTAATGTCTTGATATGTATCAGTTAATGGTTCGTTTTTACTTGTTTGTTTAGTAATAATAAGATTTTTCCATCTGTTTACTTTATCTGAAAGTCTATACCAAAGCCCAGTTAACGCGAAATCTTTTTCTTCATCATTTGCTAATTGAGTACCAGCTGCAATGTTTGACATTCCATAGTCTAGGTGCTTTTTTGCAAATAAAGTATATTGTTCTTTTATTATTTGTTTATACCCCTGAGCGATTGTAGGGTATTCTTTCTCTAACTGTTCAATAACAGACATTTCTTTTTCAGCCATTACTTTAATAATTTTTTAATTTCTTTTTCATCTGCTCCTCTACTAGTAAGTATATCAATTACATGTTCGTTTTCCATTAATTTGATATATTCTTCTGCTTCCTTTAATGAACATTCAAAATATTCTTTAATATAATTAAGTAATTCATCAGAAGTAGACTTTTTAGAAGCAGATTTAATAAATTGAGAATATGTATTTTTTGATTGAGGAATCATCCAACAATACACATCATATACCTTTTTATTATTTTCTATATTTAATTTTTGAACATAATTAACAATATCAATATATTTACGATTCATAGATAATATTTTATTAATCATAAATTTATTAAATTGTTTTTGCTGTTCAGGAGTAAATGATTCCCACGATTGTTTAGTATCGATAATTGCTTTTACAAAATCAAATACTGAAAATTGTTTAGGCTGTTTTGTTGTACTCTTCATATTCTGCTCGAAGCTCTTTAGGTAACATTTCAATTAATATTTTTCCTGTTTTTGTATCGATGAATACAGGAATTGGAACAACAGCATCTTCACTTGTACCAGCAATAAATTTACTGATTTTGCGAAGTATTACTGCTTCTTGAAATATTTGATTTCCGTCTGTGGATTTGATTGGTGTAGATTGAGTAATATCTACTTTCATTTGTATTTGTTCTTTCATTTATATTATAGGGTTTTAATTAGTGATAAAATTTTATTTCTAATTTCTTCTTCTTGTTTAGGAGTAAATCCTAAACGATTAGTAATAATACTATTATCTGGGTGATACTCTTTATGTAAAAGAGATTCTAATGTTCTAATAATTTCGATTGTTAAGTGTTTGTTGTTGTTCATATTATTCGTTTATTTAAAATTGTTTCTAATATTTTAGATATACAAGCCATGATATTAATTTCTTTATCAAGAACTAGTACTGAGTGGTATTGATATTCTTCTAAAGTACAAATTATTATACCTTCATTACCTTTAGAATATTCATTCATTTTTTCATATAAAAATTTATATAAATCATCAAAATTATCTAAATCAGCATTTGCTATAATTTGTCTAATAATATTAAATGATTTAGTAGATGGTGTTTTAAGTTCATTTAAAATGTTTTCTTTATAATCATCATCATTATTTGAATTAGTTAAAACCAATTTATTATTAACAGTATTTAACTGACAATTATTGAGTATTTTACGAAAATCAGGGTATGATTTTTTAATGATAGTTGCTATATCTTCAAGTGTATGTTCTATTCCTTCTTTATTTAAAATATCATCAATATGCTGAGCTACTATTTTTTTAGTTGGAGGTACTAAATCAAATTCTTGTAATCTACTTCTAAGCGGTTGTATAAGTCGTTCTGGGTAGTTACCAGTTAGTATGAAACGAGTAGTTAAACTATACGTTTCTATCATGTTTAATAGAACTACTTGTGATGCTTGAAGTATATGAGTTGCTTCATCTAAAATTACTATTTTAAGTGGCTTAAATGAACCAGCAGCAGCAAATGCTCCTACTTTATCTCTCATCACTTCTATTGAACGTTCATCAGTCGCATTAATGTAAATAAAATCACAGTCAATATTTTTAGTTAATATTTTAGCAATTGTGGTCTTGCCAGTACCTGGTTTACCAGCAAATAAAAGATGAGGAATATCTTGTTGTTTAATAAATTCCTCAAATTTAGTTTTAATTTCATCTTTGCAAATATATCCTTCTAAAGTATCAGGACGATATTTTTCGTTCAGAATAGTGTGTAATCTTTTTGACATAACTTTTATTTTTAATATATGAAAATTTTTTTAAAAAACCAAATCTAGAATTCTTCATCCATTCCATTTTCTTTCTTATAACCTTCTAATATTTCAATTTTAATATTTTCTTTTAATTCACTTTCATTCACTAATCTTTTTAAAGAACTATACTTTTCCCAACAACACTCTCCTCTATATGCCCCACCCCAATCATCCATCATATTATCATATAAGAATATTTCATCTAAAAAATTATTTACAGTTGTCATACTTACCGTACAACCATATTCACTACCACCACTTACATATAATCTAAATTCTACAAACATTAACATCATGTCTATAAATTTATCTTCACCCTTTAATGATTCTAATTCACTTTCACAATATTCTTTGTAAAGTTTTTCTAATTCTAGTTTCATAACTTATTCTATTTTAGATTCTATATAACTTTTTACTCTATCGCTAATGGAGGTATATAATTTTTCTTTAATATCATCATCAATATCTAAATCTTCTAAATCTTCAGGATCCTCTAAATCTTCTATAGCTGATTCTAAGTATTCTAAATCTTCAGGAGAGACATCTAATAATTTTTCTATAATATCCCCATTAAATTTTTGAAGAAGATGAATAGGTAATTCAGTATCAAAATAGCCAAATGAAATTAAATTTTCAAATTCACCATCATTTTTAGCATCTTCTACTATTTTATCTATATATTTTTTTACTTCTGGGGTTAATTGGAGTTGATTTAAAGTAAAATCTCCCATCAATTCTCCATCAGGTCCAATATATGTTATTTCATTTAATACTTTATGTATTTCTTCTTTAATGATTTGGCGTAATTCAGATTTTTTCATGAGTTAATATTTACTATAAATATTAGTAATCCCCATATAAATTAAATTTCTTAGGTGGAGGAGATGCTACCTCTTCAGTAGTAATTATATATAACTCACCTTTCAAAGGTGAAAGTTTAAAATCACATCTTGCTTGAGTTTTTTGAAAATAAGCCTCTAATGTTTCAGTCAATGATTTATGAATAATTTGTTTATCATCATCTACTAAAACCCAATTATCACCAGGCGCACGCCTGGTGGCAATTAGTATGTAGTTTTCTTTAATTTCCATTACATCATTCCTCCTAAACCGCCCATATCAGGTTGATCTTTATCTTTATTAATTTCAACAATAGCTGATTCAGTTAATAAAACAGTACCTGCAATAGATGCTGCGTTTTCGATAGCGTTGCGAGTCACTTTTGATGGATCAATAATACCTGAATCTTTCATATCAGTTAATTGTTCGAGTTTAATATTATATCCGGTCCATTTAGATGGCATATTGGTAATTTTATTAATTAAATCATAGCTTTCTCCTTCAGAATATCCAGCATTTGATAAAATTTTCATAAATGGAGAAGCACATGCTTTATAAACAATTTCTTTTCCTAATTTAGTATCATCCATATAACCTTCATAAGAAATAAATTGACGAGCGTGTAATAAAGCAGCGCCACCACCAGGAACAATCCCTTCTTCAATAGCAGCTTTTGTTGCATGTAATGCATCATCGACTCTATCTTTGGTTTCTTTCATTTCTAATTCACTATTTCCACCAACATGAATAATAGCTACACCACCAATAAATTTAGCTAAACGTTCTTGTAGTTTTTCTTTTTCAAATGGTGTAAGTGATTTTTCAATTTGTGATTGTAATTCTTCAATTCGTGAATCAATTCGTTCTTGTTCTCCTTTACCATCAACAATAGTTGTTTGATCTTTAGTAATAGTTACTAAACGTGCTTTACCAAACCAATCCCAAGAAAATTTATCTAATTTCATTCCTTTTTCACTTGAAAATACCTGGCCACCAGTCATGATAGCCATATCCTCAAGTAATAATTTTCTACGATCACCAAAATCAGGAGCTTTAACTGCTGCTACTTTTAATGTGCCTCTCATTTTATTTACAATAAGAGTAGATAATGCTTCACCATCAATATCTTCAGCAACAATCAATAATGATTTACCAGCACCAGAAACACCTTCCAAAATAGGAAGTAATTCTTTTACTTGAGTAAATTTACGATCAGCAATTAGAATAAATGGATCCTCTAAAGTGCAAGACATATTGTTGTTGTTTGTTACAAAATAATGTGATTTATATCCACGATCAAATTGCATACCTTCTACTGTTTCAAGATATGTTTCTCCAGTTTTTGATTCTTCAATAGTTACTACTCCTTCACGACCTACTTTTTCCATTGCTGTAGCAATAAGTTTGCCTATTTCTGGGTCGTTATTTGCAGAAATAGTAGCAATTTGTTCTAGTTGTTCTTCTGATGAAATGTCTGTAGAGATTTCTTTACGTAATGAATCTACTATTTCTTTTACAGCAGAATCAATTCCTCTTTTAATTTCAACAGCATTTGCTCCTTTATCAATGTATGATAGTCCTCCATTAATGATTGCTTGTGCTAATAAAGTAGAAGTAGTTGTTCCATCACCTGCATTATTTGCAGTTTTGATAGATGCTTGTTTAATCATTTCAGCACCTAAATTTTCAATTGGATCTTCTAAATTAGAAATTTGTTTAGCAACAGAAACACCATCTTTAGTGCTTCGAACTTCTCCATATTCAGAGTAAATAACATTTCGTCCGTTAGGGCCTAAGGTTGCAGTAACAGCATCTGCTACTTTATTAATACCTTTAACTAATTTTTTACGAGCTTCTGGCCCGAATTCTATAATTTTATTCATAATTTGTTTTTATTTCTTTGATTTTATTTATATATACAGGAGGAATATTTTCAAAAGTCCATATCCCTAATGAATAATTTGGATCTTTGTAGAATTTTGTTTTTCTATTTTCAATTAATAATTTAGCGTTTATTTCTAAAATATAACAATTTTGTATTAGCTCTCTTTTATCAGGAGGAAGAGTTTTATATAAAAATTTAGATAATCTATCAAATTCTTTTTCATTATATTTTTCTATAAAATATATTCTTTCAGGATGATTAGAAATTTTAGATTTGTTTTTTGGTGTTAAACCTATATCTTTTATTTTATCCCAAAAAATGTCAAAAGTTAAATGGTATATTTTATCTTCAATATTTGTTATTTCTAAATCATATCTAGGTTCAAATTCCAACACAATTGTATTGGAATTAAAAATAAAATATTTTAAATCTTTTTTACTAAATGGAAACCCATTTATTTTAGATATGAACCAACCGAAAGATTCTACAAAATTATTAATATCATCTATATTTAAAAATTGATTATTTACAATTTTATTAAGAGAAATTTTAAATGTTCCATGCCCTGTTTTTTCAATATTTGAATATTTATCTTTAAATCTTTCTTTAAACGTTTCAATTATTTTATTAATAGGGATAGTTTGATTTATAAATTCTTTTATTAATTGTTCCTCACATATTTGAGAATATATTTCTAACATCCAATTATCTCCATATTCTTTAAAATTTGGATATTCTTTTCTTATTTGAGAAATATTTACTTTATACTGATTATTAAAATCCATCGATTTTTAATTAATCATTAATGATTGCAAGTACTTGATTTTCTTGACATGACCAATATTCTTGACCATCATGTTCAATTTTAACTGGTCCTATTGGAGGTAGAATTACTTTCTGTCCTTCTTCCAAAGTAGTATTAACAAATGTTCCTGTGGCTGAGTAGTAACCAGGGCCTATTGAAATAATAGTTCCACGTAGTCCTTTTTCTTTGCCTAAATCTGGAACTACAATTGAGCCGTAGGTTGTTTCTTCCTCTTCTTGAGGTTTAACGATAATTGAATTAAAAACTGCTTCTAATTTTGACATAAATTTTATTTTTATAACTGTTTTACTTTAATAAATATAATAAATTTTAATTTACTTATCAAGCTTTATTATCTTCTTCAATAATTTCAGCTTCTCCCATTTTTTGAACAAAATAAAATATTCCTTCATTTTTTAATACTAAATCAGCATTTAAATGTTCTTTCCAATCATCTATGATTGGTTTACTGCTTTCTTTAACTGTTCGTAAAATTTTATGTAAACAGCCTTGATATTCAATATATTGATTAACTATATTTAACATTATATTTCTTTTTGAACTAAATAATATTTATTTGTTGTTGTTTTAGATTTAAATTCTAATTTAATTAATCCTTGTAAATTAATAAATAACTTAGCTTCATCTACGTCTTTATTAGCAGATAATATTTCTTTAAATAAATCTGAGTTGAATGCTAGTTCAAATGTTGAATTGGTAATTTGTTTGGAAAAATTTGAAAGAAAATAAGAAACTTTATTTGAATATTCATTATCTCCACCAAATGTTAATTCTAATTGAAAATCACCATCTAATCCCATAGATGGCCTAATAATCATTGTAGAATTATCAGGTAATGCATTTTTAGCTTTAATTAAAGAATTAATTATATCTTTATCCAATATTGCTTCTATATCAAATTCATCAGGCCCATTATATTCTCCTGATTTAGGTATAGTTAAAATATCTGCTAAAGTATAATAAGTAGTGAATTGATTATCAGATATTACTAATTTTGAAAATATTTTATTATTTTTAACAAAACTTAACAATACATCTCCTGATGTAATATTAATTAATTTAAGTAGTTGAGAAGTATTTATAATACCAAATGTTGAATTCTCTAATGGAAATTTATCACATATTAATTCACCAACCATTTCTCTAGTAGGTGAAGTAAATTTAATATTTAATTTATTATCTTTAACATCCCATTTAGTAGATTCAACTAAACCATTTAGGTAATATTTGTTGATAATTGCTTGTAATTCGAATTTTTGTATCATAACTTTTATTTAATATAAATAATTTAATTTAAAAGGCAAAGAATTTTCCAACATTTGAATTAAGAGGAGGAAACTCCCATTTTAAATCATCATATAAATTCTTCAATTTATTTGCTAACAATGATTCAAATATTTCTTCAATATCAATATATGCTTTAACAAATTCCTCTATTTCTTTAGGTACTTGAGCATTTGGTAAACCAATTGTTTCTAAATTATATGGGTTTTTCTTCAAATTAATAATAAATATTTTATCACCTTCAATAATAGATTCATATTTTTTATCTAATTTTTTAAATTTAAGCAAATCATTATATCGTACAGCAGCTTTTGTATTAGCTGGGGCTTTTAATTTAAACGAACTAAACATTTCTCCAGCACGAGCAGGAACATAATATGCTTCTATTTGTTTTACTCCTGTAGGTTTACCAAGTGATCTTGGATCTAATGTTTTAAGTGATTTGTAAAATTCAATTATTGAATTATCTATTTTATTTTTGGGTTTACCAAACAATACATTCTTAATTAAGTCTTCACCAAACTTTTTAAATAATTTATTCATGTTGGACTTCATTAATTCAAGTCCTTTCATGTCTAATTCCTCAACAGGTACACCTTCTTTATTAGTAACATACATTGCATAACGACGTTTACCTGTTGTAAGTACACCAGCACATATTACTTCTTGTTTTAATTGGAAATAGTGAGAGCCTGGGGTGATGTTGTATAAATTTTTACTAATTGAATCTAAATTAGCGTTTGATTCTTCTTGTATTTGGTTTGCTAATTTTAATATGATCTCATTTTTGTTAGTGTCGTTGATTTCGATACCTTGAGAGCGCATATGTTCTAAGATAGGGCCTAAACAGATGTATAAACTATCTGTGTCGCTTATAATAATATTTTGCATAACTTTTATTAAAATGATTTTAGTTTAATTATATCCTAACTGTTTTGAATTTTTATCTATTCTTAATAATTTAAAAGGATATTCTATTCCGTTTGTTTGTTCTGCAGGGTTAAACGATGATGGGGGTTTTCCTCCATACCAATAATACCCTTTTACCTCTAATTCTTTAGAATATTTTTCAAAATCATCTTTATTTTTAATTCGTATAGGGAACTCTAAATCTTCACTGGGGTTGTAGTAATCATATTTGGGGTCTAATTTTGAATTAGGGGTAGTCCCTAATTTAATCCAGATTTGATTCTTTTTTACTAATGGAGTATAATAAAATACATCTGGTAATCCGGGCCATTGAACTTTAATAGGTTCATTTATATTATCTATTAAATAATGTTCAATTTGAGATCTATTATTTATAAAAAATTCCATATTTTCTTTTTCATATTCTATAAACTCTTTTTCTGGGGTATTTTTAAGAAACCAATTTATAGAATCATATAATTCATTTAGTTCTAATAACTCAGCTTCATCATTGTCTAATCGTTGATATGCATCCATAATATAAACCATTAGTCCTTGTTCAAAATTATCTATGATTTTAGAAATATTCTCATTTAATATTTTAAATATTTCTTCTTTAATTATTTGCCTAAGTTGTGATTTTTTCATAATCCAGTATTTGTTATAAATATCATAAACCAAATTTAGTAATTAACTTATCTTTACTTAATTGTAAATATTCATTGTTTATTTTATCATTTACAAAATCTATAGTAGACATAGTTAATCTTTGTCCACTATTTGTAATAGCAGCACTACAAATCAAATGACCATCAGTGTATCTCCATCCATTAATAGCAAATGTGCCATACATTGCGTTTTGTAAGATTTTAAAAGCATGTTGAAACAAATCATATAATTTATAATTGGCCCAATCCTCTGCTTTACCTGCTTTTTTCTTTAAACCACAATAATGCTCTCGTTTGTCAAACCACCCTGCTAATATTTTAGATACAATACTTTTTTCGTTAGTATCAAACATAGCACCTGAAGCAGATATTGTGTAATTGTTTTTTTCAATTATATCAATTAATGTTTTTAATTTAATTTTAGCTGATTTAAGTGTATAATTTGTTTTGTCTAATTTTTCAATAGTTATTTCTTCTTCAGGATTGCGTTCTTTAAGTTTTTCTAAACTATGATTTTGCTCGTAAGTAGCATTGTAAGGTACTTTAATTCTACCTACTAATGTTTCAATACCTAAATTAAGTGATTTAATAATTGAAGGATATAGTGAAGTAAAGTCTAAATCAATAACATCAAAATATAATCCAGGAATAGGTTCCAATAAATAACCACCAGCATAACTTTCCTTAATGTTTTTAAGTGATGGATTATGAGTAGTTGGTTTGTTTGGTGAAATGATGCCTTCACGTCTTAAATACTTTAAAATAGCACCTTCATTCATTACTGTATTGTAGTAAATACTTTCGTAAGGTATATTACAAATATGAGAAATCATGATTGTTAAGTCGATAAATTTTAATTTACCTTCTAATGCTTCTATAATTTCAACATCTCGTAAGTTATAATCTATAAATTTATTTATATCGTTTTTAAATAAAGTATTTAAATTACCTTCATACTCTATTTTACCTAAATTAACATATTTAGTTCCTATATCTCCTAATTTATATGAGGGTTCTTCTTTCATAATATACTTTTTATGTAAAAGCATATAATCTAAATGGTTAACACCTCCTATAGTAAGTTGCATTTGACCAGCAAATTCTCTATAATTAATTTTTTTAATGGGAGATAAACGCAATACTTCATCCTCACCTAGTACTTGTTTAATTCTAAAATACAAGTAAGGTACATCAAAATATTCTGAGTTATATCCACAGATGATTGTTGGGTCTAATTCTTCCCATTTATCTAGAAAGCGTTTAATTAATTCTTTTTCTGAACCACAAGGTATAATATGTTTGCTATCTTGATTTGTTTCTTTAATTTCACCTGTTTTATCAACAATTAAACATATTTTTTGTTTAGTGGTAATGTCAATTAAAGCAATGGATGTAAGAGGCATAGGTGCAGCTTTGATGTATTCAGGTGTTAAAGCACCTCCCATTTCGATTTCAATATCTAAATAAACAATGTTATGCCATTTAGGCACAACATCATCTAATTTGTAATATAATTCTCGTAATACAACAAGACATTTATCAATATCTTTTTCTAATAAATTAGAATCATCTTTATTATATTTTTTAGTTGGTACTGCCCATCCTCCGGTCAGTACAGGTTGAGCATTTTCTTGCCATTCATCTACTCGTTTCCAATATGTTGGTTGATATTTAAATTCAGACCAACCCATATCATCATCACGGAGATAATAAGTATATGATTGGTGATCGTAGTAAATTGACTGATACAAGTGTTTTAGTTTTAAATTTTTAATAAAAATATAAATTAATTTTTATATTTCCAAATAAATCCATAAGCAGTTTTTATTTTTCCTTGACAACATTTAGTTATATTTGGATTTTTAGATCTATCATTAAATATAACATCACATGCATTAGTAATGGAAGGAAATTCTTGTATAAGATTTTTATTCAAATCATATTGAATAATAGGTTTTGATGTAAAATCATGTTTTTTTCCTTTCAACTTTTCACTAATAATTTTTCCAAATCCTTCTGGTTTTGGTTTTCGATTTTTTATATTGGGTTTATTTTTTAATTTTTTAATTCTTTTTTCAATATGTTCTTCTGTTTGTTTATATCCTTTTAAAGATTGACTTATATTCCTATTTCTACTTTCAGGGTGAATTTTGTGTTTTCCCTTTACAGAATTTATAAAACATTGAGTTTTAGGATATGAATATTTTTCTTTATTCTTTTTAGGAACTCTTAAATTTTTTCTTTGTTCTTCATCTAAATAAGAAGGACCACTTCCTCCTTTATTTTTATTTAAAACATTAAAATTCCACTGTTTAAATTGTTCAATCCAATAACACTCTAAAGGTTTCCAATCTTTTTTATCTAAAGAATTAATTTCATCTATAATAGTATATTTGATATTTTCTCCAAATATATATTTGTGAGGATTATATCTACTATTAATGGTTTTCCCAATATATACTTTGTTTGGATCTCCAAAACAGTTTTCAATTAAATAAATTTTTGTCATATATTTTACTATCTAGTTATCGATAATAAATATATAAGAGATCTATTTTTTACATGAATTTATTTCATCCTCTGTAAAAAATTGGTTTAGGTTTGGAGGAAAATAGTTTAAACTTTTCATAATTTTTTTATCATCTCTATATACAATCCAATTGTCTCCTACTTTTACATAATGACACGGGCGACCTTGTTCTTCAGAGCGCTTAATAACTGTTAAACGTGCTTCTTCTTCTGATTTGCAAAGTTTAGACATATTAGATGCTTGTACTTCAGCATATCCATCTAATATTTTATCTTTTAATCCAAATACTAAAGCCCCATTTCCTAATCCTACATAAGTAATATCTAAAATAGCATCAAATACTCCTACAATATCATTTTCTTCAACTGCTTCTTTTAATTCATCAAGTTCTTCTTGAATAAAATTAATTACAAAATCAGCATCTACTTTATTAATTGTTGGTGTAGTACGATTTTGCCATCCTTTACCCATTGTTTCATTAAATTCTTCTACCTCAGAGATAAAAGGTATGTATTTGTTTTCCATATTATTTTGTGTTTATAAATTTATTTATTTGTTCTTTTTCATATCCAGCACTAATAAGTAGTCCTTCAAATGCTCTGCATACTAAATCTAAATCATAATTTTTAGGTAAAATAGCTATAAACTCATTTCCAAAACTAGAAAGAGTAATTTTGATTGGTGGATGTTGTTCTTGAATCATAATGATGTATTCAATTCTATAAATTGGGGTTTTTTAAACCATGGATTTTTATTCAATAAATTTAAATATTCATTCCATATAGTATCTAATCCTTTATTAAAAGATATTGCTCTATTTGCTTTATGCCCTTCTCCATCTTTATCATAAAAATACCTAATTGTTTTTTCATCACATTTAGTTTTTATAATTAAATCAGGAAAAAATATTCCTTCTTGTATTCCTTTTCTCAATAATCTAAAACATAAAATTCCTTCAACAATAATAGGAACACGCTGTTGATGATAAGGAGAAATATTTTTTATAAATTCATATAATGATTCTTCAGGTTTAACATATTGAAAATCATCTGAAATGAAAAGTTTTCTATTAAGTTCTTTAGATAATTTTTCAGCAATTGCTATTTTTCCAGTTTTTGTAAATCCACATACTACTATTGTATTCATAGGTTTACAAAAATTTAATATTTGAGGAGTAATTAAATCTGCCGGATTCATGAATTTAGCATTATTGATAAATAAATTCCTAAATATGAACCTATAACTGATCCTATAACATACCCTACCCATTGATATAAAGCATCTGTGGATTGAGATATTTTTTTAATAATAAAAAAATTCATAGAAGCTATTAAAAAATCAGAAATTGCAGCTTCATGATAATGAGCAGCAGCTACTGATCTATAATTTATACATAATAATCCGTATAAAAATATTTGAATTATAGCTAATAGTGATGCTTCTTTAAATTTTTCTTTATTGATTGATATCTTTTCCATTTTTTGCAATTGCATGTAAAAATTCTTCACGAATCATATTATTTGGTTCCATAAATACACCACTAAATTTATTAGTAGTCATAGTTGATGTGGGATGTTTAATACCACGATTTGAACAACACATATGTTTAGAAGCAATACTAACAGCTACAGACTCACATCCTAATTTTTCAGATAAAAAACTATGAATTTGTTGAGTAAGAGATTCTTGCATTTGTGGGCGACGAGAAAACCAATCAACAACACGATTTAATTTACTTAAACCTACTACTTTATCTTTAGGCACATATGCTACCGAAGCATAACCTGTAAAAGGTAGATTATGGTGCGCACAAAGTGATACTACAGGAATTCCTGTTTGAATTACTACTCCATTATAATTTTCTTCATTAGGAAATACAGTCATTGATGGTTCTTCGGTAACTGAGCCTATAACTAGATCTTTTAACCAGGCTTTAGCTACACGACGAGGAGTATCTAGGGTTTGAGGATCTTGTTCATAATCAAATCCCATTGATTTTAAAAATTTACCATAATGTTTAGATGCTTCTTTAATCATCTTTTCAATCTCCTTAGCAGTACGAGGAGTATTTTCATTTGCTTTATTGATATATTTCATATTATTTTTTATTATTAAAATATTCTCTAATTTTTTTACCTAAATCTTGATCATTAGGGGTTGAAGATACAACTTCTTTTAAAATAGCCCACTCTCTATATAAAGCTTCTATTCTTAATTTCATTAAGTGTTTTTTAGCGTCTTCCTTTTCCATTTTATACATTTAATGTTTTATCCCAAGCCGAAATATGTAAACGAGTAAGACCAATAAATTTATATTTTTTAGCCATTTCTAAACAAAATTGAGTACGCTCATGAAAATCAGTTTGATCATCTAACCCAGGCATACAAACTACATTTTTAAGCGGTATATTAAATGGTTCTACAAAATCACGAAATATTTCCTTAACATCATCTTCTGTACTAATAACGAATTTGAATTGATAGTTAGCGTGTTCCATAATGCGTTTAATAGCATCGGGATTAATACGCTGTTTCTCAGTCATACCTGAGTTAGCTAACTTTGGTGAGCAGTTAATTTGATTTATGTAATTAAATACTCCTTTATTTTCTCCATCTTCAATATAAACAGTACCATTTGTCTCTATTTCATTATATGAATAATGTGGATCTATTTGATTCCAATAATCTAAAAAATTACAAATTGCTTCCTGATGTCCTTTAATTGTAGGTTCACCACCTGTCCAAATAATATGGATAGTACCGTTCTTAATATCTTCATAGATGCCTTGTTCTTTCCACCTATCAATTAAGTATTGGAAATCTTTATCTTCACCTCTCCATAACCACTGAGAAGTAGAATCACAAGTCCAAGTTGCTTTACCTTCCTTATGTAAGTCACCTTCAAAGATTTCACCATCTTCTAATGATTTTTCTTTCATTAACTTATTGGCAAATAAACGAGACATTCCACAAGTTAAATTGCACATACCTAAACGTACAAAATATGAAGGTACACCTGTAGTTTTTCCTTCTCCTTGTACTGAATAGAAGTCGGAACTAATTAATAATTTATCTTTTTGTATTTTACTCATAATTAAAATGGTAGTATGTCATTATCAGAAATATTCTGGTCAGTTGTTTTTGTTTTTTTAAAATACTTATCTAAAAAAGATTTAGGATATAACATAACTTCACCAGTATATTTAGGATTAGAGACTACTCTAATTTCAAATCCACACTTTTCATTTTTAGCAGCAGCTGCTACATCTTTTCCTAATTGAGAGCCAGCGGCATGTCCTAAATAATCATATAAGGACAACATTGTTTCTTGATTTTCCATAACTTTTGTTTTTAAATATAAATTAATTTATTTTATAATCCAAATTATTCTTCATAAATTGAAGAATTATTATCATTTTCAAAACATTCTACCTTGATACATTTACAACGACCTGCATCTGTTTTAGATAAAACTTCATTAAAATGTTCATAAACTAAACGTGCACATGACTCAGCTCCCATTTTTTCTAAAAAATGCACTTTAGCTAAACCCATTTGCCCTAATTGCTCAAAAATATCAGCATATGGATCATCTTTTTGAATTAATGTTGTATGATCCCACATATGATTCATCCAATCTTTTAATCCATTACCATGAGGAGGAGTTTTAAATCCACCATAATCAACAATCCAATTCATATCATCGAGTTGTTTATCAATGTCAGGTTCATTAGATGCAAACCATACTTTAAATTTTAAAGCATATCCATGTAATAATTGACAATGTGAATGTTGTGCTTTCCATTGACGAATTGCTACTGAGTAGTTTTCGAATAATTTTGTTGAGATGTATCTTGCCATATTATCCTTTAATTAGATTTCTAATGCTTTCAGCAGATTGAGTGCCTACTACTCGATTAATTTCATTTCCGTTTTCTAAAATTACTAAAGTAGGAATACTTTTAATATTATATTGTTGAGTTAAACTAACATCATAATCAGTATCAATTTTTGCTAATTGAGTTTTAGTTTCTTTAGTTACTTGTTCAATAATTGGTTTCATTGTTTGACATGCAGAACACCAATTTGCTGTGAATAAAATTGCTTGTTTCATTTTTTATTTTTTATTAAAGTTTCTTTTTCTTTTTTTAATTTAGCTGCTGTTTCATAGTCTTCTTTTTTTACAGCTTCATAAATTTGTTTATCTAAACTAATTAATTTTTGTTTAGTTTCATCAATAATAGGGAAAGTTTCAGATTGAGTAATTCTTTGATTTCCATCTTTTGAAATAAAGGTTCGAGTAATAGTTTTAAAACCATTTTTTTCTTCAGTAGTTTCTTCTACTTTACCTTGTTTTTTTAATTCATCCCAATTATAAGATGTTGATTTGTATTCATAATTAAATTTAAACAAATCATTCCATGAATTAAAATAATCTTCAAAATTAAACATATTTACCTCCTTTTTATTTATTATGATTTTCTAAAATATTTTTAACATGAATTACTACTTCTTCCCAAGTGCGAGGGATTGCTTCTCCACTTGGAATAATTTCAGCATATTTAACAGGATCTTTTCTTCCTAATTTCATAAATGCTTCAATACGTTCTACTGAACTAGCTGATTTGTAATCTGAGTACCATTTTCCTTGTTCTGTAAATCCTTGTTTATTGTAAGAAGGGATATGTATTGGTTTATAACTTGTATTAGTACGTGAATATACTTCGTCAAAATTTAAATTTAAACACTCACAACAAGATTCTCCATCCTTTAAAATACCAAATTTATCAGTATCAAGATAAGGTGTATATACATTTACTCTTTCAGCACCCCAATTTCCTTGTTTAAATGCTTCAAAATCAGCATCTCTAAATTCTTGACGACAATCCGGATAAATAGCATGGTCACCAGCATGAATTCCCATTGCTATAGAACATTCAGCGTTATTTTTTTCAGCTATTGATAAGGCAACTGCTTGAATAATAGAACTGAATATTTTATTACGATTAGGAACAACTGTATCTTTCATATTTTCTTCAGCATAGTGTCCTTCAGGTACTTCAGAACCACCTTCAACTAATGATGAATTGAGTAATTGAGAGAGACCATCTAATTTAATGATTTGATGTTTAACATAATATGGATAATCAACTGTTTTTGATTCTTCATCTATATTAAAATTCCCATTAATGTATTCTACTAATTCTTTTGCTTTTTCTAATTCAACTTTATGTTTTTGACCATAATCAAATGATAAAGCAGTTACTTCATAATTATTTGCTAATAAATGGAGTAATAATGTGGAGCTATCCATTCCCCCACTTAACGATAAAACTGCGTATTTTTTCATAACTGTATTTATAATAAATATAATATTTTTAAATTAAAATTCCAAATTTATAATGAATTTATTTTTCTAAATTTTTCAATATTATGATGTAATAATGGAATATTTATTTGATTTAATTTTATATAAAATGAATCATTCATATTTGATTTAGGTTTTTCATATAAACCATAACTACCATATTCCATTTCATCTAAAGTAGCCATTACTGGGTTTGAAGTATCTATACTTTCAATAAAAGGCATGTTTTTGTACCATTTAAATTCTTGAGGTACAGCACAACCCAATAAATGGATTCTATCAGTTGAAGTAATAATATTTTCTTTATATAAATGAGAAATTAAATGAATTCTACCTAATGCTTTTCCTAATGATTTATTAGGATGGGGACATAATTTATTATAGAAAGAAGCTCCATAACTAAATGCTATCTTTTTATAACCTAAATCTTTATAAATTTGATAACACTCTAATGCTTCACCATATGATTTAGCCTGTGCTACAGCTATAAATGTAGTATTTGGATATTGTTGTTGAAATCCAATCCATTTTTTAGCAGAAACAATAGATTCTGTTTTATTTTCCCAATAATCAGGAACAAAAAATTCTGGTGGTTGTAATTCATTTAACCAATAAAACAATCTTTTTTCAGAATATGGGACTCCAAGTTCATGTAAACTATTATCCATCATTATATGACGACCTATTTCTTTAGATTTAAGGAAAAATTGTTTATATTCTTCATTTTCATCCATTAAATGAGGAAGACAATAATCATAATCATTAAATTCTCTACTTTTTTCTAATAAACAAAGGGGCACTTCATGTGAAATCTTTATCATAACATTAATTTATTATAAATATATTATAAAAAATTTAAAAAGCCTAATAAGTAATTATTTCATCATCATCTTTATTTTTCTTTTTTCCAAAAACCGGAGGAACATAATTGTACCATGAATTTTTAGGTTTTGGTGGAGGAGGAACTGATAAATCATCAACTTTATGCTCTGTGATGATTGGTTTTACTTCAACTGGTTTTTCATCATATATAGCCAGTTTATTAGGATTTTTTAATTGGGCAAAAGCAAAGTTAGCTGCTATAACTAAAGCAATAGCTAATGGATCAAATACAAATATAATAACTAATAAAAACCAATTTATAATTTTATCCATAGATTTACCAGTTAATTTAGCAATATATTTTAATGGACCTAATTCACCTGCCAGTTCAGCATTTGATTCTTTTATTAACTTTTCCTCTGATAAAACTGATAATGTAGAATCTAAAGTATTTAATTTGTTAGTTAGTGTTTTTTCTTCTACTAAAGCCAATTCAAGTTGTTTTTCATATGCTTTTCTATTTGCCGAGGAAGTAGTAGTTAAAATGTTTCCATCTTTATCTTTATAGGTTTGTGTATTATTACCTAATGCTCCTCTTAATTGAGAAATACTTTGTTGGGTATTTTTTAATTGTTGTAAAGTAAATTCTTTACTTGATTCTTGTGTTTTTATTCTATTATCAATTAAAGCGATTTCTTTATCTACAACTCCTGTTTTATTTGCTGTATCTTGATAACCACTACTTAAATATCCATAAATACCTGCAGATGTAATTATCATTAATGTAATTAAGGCAATTGTTAAGTATACTTTAAGTACCCATCCTATTTTTTTCCAGTATTGATAAAGTAAAGATGCTACAACTAATTTAGCTACTTCAAGAGAAGAAGCCATCCATATAACTGCTGTTTCTACTCCAGCAAACAATTTTGCTAGACCTGTTACGCTATAAAAAGCAGCTGCTGCACTAATTGATAATGCAGACAGCGCTATTAAAATTGGTAAAAAGTATTTTTTCATATTATCCTTCGCAGCTAACACAATCAGCTAAACGCTGTAAATTATCTCCTCTTAATACACTTTCAGTACGTAAATAATACAATGTTTTAATTCCTTGTTTCCATGCTTCTTTATGTACTTGAGAAATCCATTTTGGTGTATCATTTGGATCAAATGTTAAATTTAATGAAATTGCTTGATCAACATATTTTTGTCTAATACCATTTTGTTTAACAATTTCTAACTGATTAATTTCTTTAAATGTTAAAAATATTTCTTTTTCTTCATCTGTTAAAATATAATCAGGTAAACCTAAAACTGAGCCTTGGTCTTTTAGAATTTGTTCCCAAACACTATCAATGTTATATCCTTTTTTCTCCAATAATTCTTCTAATATTTTATTACGTTTGATAAAAACACCTTTTGCTGTCTTTAAATTATAAACATTAGCAGGAATTGGTTCAATTGAAGGTGAAACACCTCCTGAAATATGAGCATTAGATACTGTAGGTGCTGGTGCTAGATGATGTGTATGTCTTAGTCCAGTTCCTTTACACCATTCTGGTTCACCATAAAATTCCGCTTGTGCTTTAGAGGCTTTAAGAGCTTCATTTTGAATAAATTCAAACATAATTCTTGTATAAGCAGATGCTTGAATACCAACAAATGGAATGTTTTTTGCTTGTAAAAATGTATGCCATCCTAAAACCCCCAACCCAACTGCTCTACCTTTAGTTGCTGATCGAACAGTATTTTCAAAAAATTTAATATTTTTAGCTCTATCAATAAATTCTTGAAGTACCCCTTCTAAAAACCAAATTGATAGTTCAGGTAAAGTCATTCCATTTTCAAATTTATAGTCTTTCCATTCATCCCAACGAGCTAAATTTAATGAAGATAAACAACAAATAAATGAATGTAATTCATCTGTATAAAGAGCAATTTCGGTACAAATGTTAGTCATTGATACTTTTAAATTGTTCTTTTTGTATGCTTCAGGGTTTGCATTATTAATGTTGTCCTCAAACATAAGGTAAGGTTCACCTGTTTCAAGACGAGTTTTTAATATTTCACCCCATAATCTTTTAGCTTTAGGATCTCCATTTTCTAGTTTATTCATAAATTCATCATCAATAACAACACATTGATGTAAATTTAAACATTGGCGATTAACATCTCCTTTAGGACGACGAATACCTAAAAATTCTTCAATATCTGGGTGGTTGATGTTTAGGTTTACAGATGCTGCTCCTCTACGAACTGAACCTTGATTTGTTGCTAATATAGTTGAATCGTAAATTTTAGCCCAAGGTACAACACCTTCACTTACACCATTGTCTTTAATAGGTTTTCCTCTTCCGCGAATGCGAGATAAACCAATACCTACTCCTCCACCTTGAGAAGATAATCTCATTAATTCAGAATTTGCATCAGCAATTCCTTCAATAGAATCACCTACATCAATTCCAAAACATGAAATAGGCATTCCACGTTCTGTTCCTAAATTAGATAGAACAGGTGAAGCTAAACATAACCAATTTTTTTCAATTGCTTCATAAAAGTAAGGTTGTAAATCTTTACGTTTAAGACGTTTAGCTGCTGCTCTACTTACTCGTTTAAATGCGTCAAATACATCTTCATCAGGTAATAAATAACCTTTTGAAATCATACTTAACCCTATTTCATCAAACCATACCGGATAATTTTTTCCTTTAATCCATTTACTTGTATCTACTTGTATGCTCATATTTTTATTATTATTTCTATATTTTTAAAGTCTACTATAAAATCTTTAGGTGTGAATTTTTTAAAAATCGTTAAATTCATTTTTATTATCTTGTATAAAATCTTTAGAAATTTTTAACCATGTTTTTAAATCTACTTTATTATTTTTTAATAATATATTAAATGGTATTCCAGATGATTTAAAAATAGAAACAGCATTTTTTATTTCTTGAGGTTCATAAAATAATAATTCAGGATAGTTGCGATTAACATACTTATAAAAATCTAAAATTATATCAATTTTAGTTATATAATCTTTAATATTTTTTATAGGTTTATCAATTCTTTCTTCAGATTCAAAACTACCATATATTTTTCTTTGATCTTCATCATATGGTTTAATTTTAAAGTTATTTGATAATTTATCTCCATCTAAAGTTAATCTAACTAATCCTCCTTCTATATGATCTGAGGTTTTGTATAAATTTTTATCTCTAGTTAAAGAGATAAAATCATAATTTATAGGTTTTAGGATGTTTGATTTTATAATATTTTCTCCCCCACTTAATGAAGTAAAATGATATAAGGTGCCTACTTGTTTTCCTTCGTTTAGTAAATCAATTAATTTTATCATAGTTATATTTTTATAAATCGTCCCAGTCAGCTGTTGATTTTGCATAACTTGTTACTCGACCTGCAAAAAAGTCCTGGTGTGTTTTACCACTTGTTAAATGACCAAACCATTCCATTTGTTTTAATAAATTAGGATCAACATCGTTATAAATTGCTTGGTAACCTAATTCAATCATTTTTTCATTTGCTCTTGCTTTAATAAATGCTTTTAACTGTTCTTTATTTAAACCTTCAATATCTCCCATTTCAAATGCTTTCTCAATAAAATCAAATTCTAATTGAACAGATAATTGACATGCTTCTATAATTTTATCTCTTAATTCAAATGTATCTAAATCAGGACGTTCTTTCAATAATATTTTAAATAACCAACATCCTGCTTTTGAATGTAATGATTCATCTCGAACACTCCACTCCACGATTTGAGCGGTACCTTTCATTAAATTTCTTAATTGAAAAGACATTAATATAGCGAATGAAGAAAATAAATTTACACCTTCAGTAAATGCTGAAAATATAGCTAATGAAACTGCTTGTTCTTCAATTGTGTTACCAGGTACTTCAATTAAACGTTCAATTTTAGCTTTAGATACTTCATCTTCTAAAAATGCTTTAAAATCATCTAAACCCAATTCTTCATTTAGACGAGCATATGCTTCAGCATGAATACTTTCAAAATCAGCAAACACACGAGCCATTGCTTGAATTTCTGGTTTTGGAAACCAAACAGATACTTTTGTTGACCAATAATCATTTACATGTACTTCTGTTTGTGCAAATGATTTTAAAATATTTCCTACTAAGTTCTTTTCAGATTCATTTAATTTTAATTTCCAATCATTTAAATCTGAAGCTAATGGTACTTCATCTGCTAGCCAATGAGCACGATGTTGATTTTTGTAAAATTCGAATGCATCTTGGTATTCGAATGGCTTGTAATATAAGCGAGGTTCAGTAATCATAAATTAAGGTTATAAGTATAAATATAAAAATATTAAAGATTATTTTCAAGCTCAAAAAACTTCTTTCTTAAAAATTCTTTTTCTTCATTAAATACACCTACAGAGTCAGGTTTTGAAGATATATTTATATCTACTTTATCTAAATCTAATTCTTCTTCATTAATTTCTATATGTCCTGTAGATGTATCTATTGTTGAACTATAAGTAACACCATCAGGTCCATATCTATTACCCATTATATGCCATCTACCTGTTCCTTCTAATCTATCTTTTCTTCCTCTAGCTAAGGATATAATTATATCCCCGATCATTATTTTATCAAAACTTCCAGCAATATGACTACTCTCAAGAATTTCTTTTTCTGCACCTGAACGATTTGCTTGGGAAGGAGAAATTATAGGAATATTTAATTCTTTAGCTAAACCTTTAGCATCTGTATATACATCATCTATATCATCTTTTCTTTCTTTTCTTGATGCTCTGTTTTTTAATAAATCTAAATAATCTATATATATAGCATCAACTGTAAAATTTTTGTTTTCTTCTTCTCCTAATTCTCTTACCTGATTAATATGATTTTCAATTGTAGCTAAAGATGCTCTTTTTGGTGGATAGCCTTTAATAATTAATTTTCCAGGAAGATTTTTTGTTATTTCATCTACTTTATCCCTATGTTTATCTAATTGATCAACTGGAATACCTGTGAAATAAGCATCAAAGCGTTTCCCTACATATGTTTCTCCTAATTCTAGAGCATAATATATTATATTATAACCTAATTTAACTGCTTCAGCGGCCATAGCTATTACTGACCAGGATTTTCCTCCTTTTGGATTACCAAAAATTAATACTAAATCACCTTTACCATATCCTCCTTGAGTAATTTTATTAAATGTATTCCACGGAAATGGGATTGGCGATCTATCTTCATCTCTATACCTTGATTCTATATCTTTAGAATATTCATGGCCTATGTTTTTTTCTTGCCCTGCTTTTAAAGCATTATTTACTAATGAACGAATAGAATCATAATCTCCAGCTTGTAATAAATCAACTGAATTAAGAAGTGCTTTTTTTAATTGTTGATTTTTACAAAAATTAGCAAATTCTTGTTTAATATATGGCAAATCATTTTCATCTGAGAGTTTATATGCTTCTCTTAGTTGTTCTTTAATAGATAATTGTAAAATTTCATTACCTATTTTTTTCATTTCAGTTTTAAGTACCTCCATTGTTGGGGGACAATGGAATTTTTGATAATACTTAATTATTTCAGTTATAATCCATTGGTGAGCACTATTTGTAAAGTATTCTTCAGTTAATACATCATTAATATTTTGTAAAAATGTTTTATCTGTTAACAAACCAGATATAACTTTTGTTTGGAATCCTATTCCATAATTTTCTATTGAATTCAGTGTCATTTTATAACTTATTTAGTATTTTGTTTTATTGTATCTATCTAATATAGTCCAGTTATCTTTTAACCAATAATCTATATTTTTTAATACATTACTCAATCCATCTTCATGGTACATTTTAATAAAATCAACTATATTTAATTTATATGGAGAAGAATTTATACAATTTAATATATAAAGTTTTTCTTGATCATCCAACATTGGGTTTTCTAAATTCATAACTTTATAATTTCTTTTTACATCATCAGAATTAAATACAATTCGAGAATAAATAATATGTTTATCATATTTTCCTTCACAAATTTTAAATAAATCATCTAAAGTGATTTTTTTATCTTCAAATAGTTCTGGGAATAGTTTAGGGAGTTTTTTAGCTCCTAAGCCTTGTATTCCTTTTATTTTATCAGATCCATCTCCCATTAATGTTTTGTAAATTAAAAAATTATATGAATGTAATCCATATTTTTCTTTTACAACTTTTGGAGTATAAAATTCTTTTTCAATAGCTCCATAAATAGTAATGTTATCATCTACTAATTGAAGAAGATCTTTATCTGTAGAAACAACATATGCTTTTGTTTTATTATTTTTAGTAAGTTCTTTACTTAAAAACGCTATAACATCATCTGCTTCTACTTTATCAATAGATATGATTTTAATAGGAAGACATTGTAAATAATTTATTAATCGCCCTATTTGATTAGCTTTAGATTCATTTTCTTCATCTATATCATTAAATAAAGCTTTAGTCATTTTAGTAGAATTCCTACCAGATTTGTATTCGGGGAGAAGGTTCTTCCTAGCTATGGTAGAACCTACTCCGTCAAATACTACATAAACAGAAGTTGGGTGGAGTTGTTTAGTTAATGCTCCTAGAGATCTCAAAAAGCCGCTTAGTCCTCCAATGTGTGTTCCATATGAATTGATATAATTTAATACTGCAAAATTTCTGAAAAATAGGTTTAATCCATCGATAATTAAAATTCTATTTTCATCTGTTTGGGTAGTTTTTTTATCATCTTCTTGGATACTATCAAGGAGTTTAAGGAGATCTTTATTGTTCATCTTCTAATAGAGGTATATCTTTAACATTTTCTTCCCAATCTGAGTTATCTTCCATTAAATCAAAATCAGCTGAGCCTAAAATTTGGATCCATTCGTTAGAGTGTTCTTTTTTATAAGCATCGATTGCTGATTTTTCATCTGGGATGAAGCCATGAACTGTCATAGTAATAGTTCCTTTGGTTTGCATACCCATAATATGATTTTTATCACATGAAACTTTAGTGCGTTTAGCAAATTCTACTTCTTTACCATTTTTAGTAGCTTTAATTTTACTTGTACCACTATTAGTAACATTACCAAATGTTATAACAATAGTAGAATCTAAAAACATTGTTTCACCATTTTTCATTTTGATTTTAGGTTGAGACATAATTGTTTCAGCTGGTGCTACCCAAATTTTATTAATTGCTACTAATGAATTGGTGTATTTTGAATTTTCTTTACGTGATAAAGGGAAATATTGGTTTATAAAATTTCCAAATTGTTGAGACATTGCTCCTGCATTCCACATAGGATTATTTTTATTTGCTTCTATACTCATTTTACATGGTATAGAGCCAATACTATCCCAAAAGAAACACAAATCATAAGGTAAATTTCCTTTACGTTGCTCATCTAATAAATCGGCAATAAATTCAGCTACATCTTCAATAGTATTCAATGTACCTCTATCTGCGTAAAGAAAGAATCCTTTATAATTAACTACTTCTCCATTATCATTTTTGATTTCTTCTAATTGAAATCCCATTTGACGAGCATGAGCCCAACTCCATTTCATCTCAGTGATAATGAATACAGGTAATATTCCCATTTTTTGAGCATTAACTGCTAATTCTAGAAGAGCAGTTGTTTTACCTGTATCCGAATGTCCTCTTAGGAGAGTAATATGTCCTATAGGCGCTCCAGGAATACTTAAAGTATCCTGGAGTGCTTTAGAGAATGGGATCCATTTTTGTTCTTTAAATTTGACATTATTGTTTAAAGATTTTTTTTCTTTAAATTTATCTAAGTCAAAATTTCCCTTTAACTGATTGCTAACTGCCTCAGTTAACGACGTTGATTTTTTTCCCATAACTTATTAATTTTTTAGTCTTCTTCTTCTTCAAATAATTTATCAAATTTATCTGCTTTTGATACTTTAGTTGAAGTTTTTAATGTATAATTTGATTTATTAGGAGTAGATTTTTTTTCTTCTTTTTTATCTTCCCAAGGTAAATCATTATTTGAAGTTTCTTCTACTTCGTTTTCTTCTTCATCTCCCTCTTCAACTTCAGCTTCTGGGTTTAGCCAGTTTTGAAGAGTTTCTTTCATTTTATCAAAACTCATTTTGTATGTAGACTGAATTTCTAAAATGTTTGGTTGTTCTTCAAGCCATTTTTCAATATCTGATTTATTAGTGCTTAATGGAGATATTTTTGTTTTGGCACGAATGCTGGTTTTTAAACCTTGGCGACCACCAATATCACCAATTACTGCTTCTAGAGTAAAATCACGACCATCATTAATATCAGTATAATCACCGTAATCTTCATCATCAGCAATTCCTAACAATTGCATGTAAATTTCTTTACCGAATTCCCACAAACGTACACCTTTATCTTCTTCACCCCTAACAATTACTGGGGCGAAAATACGCATTTTTGGTTCTAATTTTTTAGCTAATTTCCAATTTTCTTTATCATTAGTTGAACGAAGTTGTTTTGCAAATTCTACAATTGGATCTTTTTCTCCCCAATTAGTTAAAGCATACATTGGAAATTTAGACATACCATAATGAAGAAATACTTCTTTAAAAGGATTATTTTTGTCTAATTTAGAAGGAACAATTCGAATTTGATATTTACCTTCTTGTTTTGGTTTCCAAAGGTATTTTGAATAATCTACCTTTTCTTTCTTTTGCCCTTGCGACTGTAGAGCATTCAGTTTTGATTTGATTGAATTTAAATCCATGTTATTTTGGTTTTTAAGTTACTAATTAATATACTACTTTAATTTTTATAGGCCAAATTTAGCTATCAAAGCTCTTGAATGCCTTTTTATTTGTAGTGTTGTTCTAGTATTATTCGTACCAGTTATGGTTTATTATAAGTCTACGATTTTAAATATTTTTGTATTCAGTTGTTTTACTTCACCTTGTTGAGTTAATAATATACAATTTTTATATTGTACCCAATCTACTTTATAATTTGAATCTAACATACCATTATTTAATTTTTTAATTAAATCATTAAGAGCATTAATAGTATATAAAGTGTTGGTTTCTTTTTTTCTATGTACTAATATAGTATTGCTAGGAATACTATCAACGTTTCCCTGCTCTACATTGTAAGTCACAACATATTCGTTTGTACTTTTAACAAATAATACAAACATTTTATTATACATTATGTTGTAAGTACTTGATAGTTGTTTAACTAAATTATCTATTTCATTTTGCTGGGTGAAGGTAGCAAATAACCTGTTATTCATAAAATCAGTAAAATTTTTGTTAGTAATGAAATCATACTGATTATAAATATCTATAGAGGGTTCAAATTCGATTTGTTTCATAAATTATTGTAAAGAATCATGTTATTGTACGTTGTACCTTGGGTTGTTTTTATTTTTAGTTTATATTTTTCAAATACTTGTTGGATTTGATTTAATATATTATCATTTTCATTATAATCTATTAATATGGAATCGTAAGTATATAATACAATTTTAGTAGATTTACCTTTTAATATTTTTATAATATCCCACAATATAAAAACATTAGTTGAAGTTTCCAAATTTTGTAAAAGATAATTAAATAATTTTTGAGGATTAATATCTTTCAAATTTTCAAACACATGCCCAGAGATTGGTGCTTTTATTGAACCCGTAGAAGAATATGTATTCCATAAGTTTTTTACATATTCTTGTATAGATTGTAAAAATTCTATATATTGATATTCTTTATATACTCCACCATATAATTGTTTAAACATTAATGTTTTAGCCTCAGTTAAATCTACTTCAGCCTCACGCGCTAAATATTGATATGGGGTTTCATTTTTAAAATCAAAACCAACCAATTGGGCTGCTAATGTTGGGTGATAGGCTGTAATGTCTATTTCAATAAAATAATTATTTTCAGGAACAAATGCTTTTCTACATCCATTATCTTTAGTTAATGCAGCAAAGTTGATATTATTAAAACTATTAGAAGGTCTTCCTGTTGTAGTATATAAGTTATATTGGGTATATATTCTATTGTTTTGAATAGAAAATAATTCATTATTTGGTTCAAAGAATTTATCAAAAACATGTTTATCTATTTTAATTCCGTTTTTTTCAATAGCAAAAAACACATTAGTTAATTTAGTATAAAATTTTGAATTATCAAGTTTAATACAATAATCTTTTACTTTATTAAAAATCAATTCACATTTTTCATAATGTTTAACTAATGGTATTATAGTATTTATATTGTCTTTATCTCCATATTTTTGATAAAAAACTTCATGAGCAGAAGTAGTAGGCTCAATAAATTCAGGAGTATAAAATGATATATCAATTAAATTTTTTAATGGAAAAAAATATATAAATGATTTTCTATCTCTAATATATATTTCTTTAAAAGTAGCAAGTAAATTATCTATACTACCTTTATTCAAAGATAAGGCCTCAGTATGATCAAGACATAAAACATACCCTTTATCATTGTTTAACGGCTTTAAATATAGTAATGAAATATAATTTAATGAAGGATGAATATCATCATTATAAAAAATAGGCTCAATAAAGACTTTATCATAAGCTTTATCAAATATTTCATTTAGTTGTTCATTTGTTTCAACAATATAGAATGCCATAACCTTTAATTAACTTAATTATATATAAAAATTTTAGGTATTCCAAATTTAAAAAATTGAAAGCACCTCAGATAGCGATTTAGAGGTGCTTTCTATAGCGTAAGCTATAACGGTCCTAAGCCGTATCTTTATTTCCAAAATTTAAGATAATCTTCTTTAAGAAATTTATTAAATAAAGGAAATTTAAATTTAGTTATCATGTAATTAGTAACTTGTTCATTTGTTTTATAAACTGTTTCTTTATCTCCTGATATTATCCATTGGTATTTAAATGGGGTATATAATTGCCAAAGATAAGTTGGATCTTGTCCTAAAAGTTTTTCGTATGTATCTTTATTAATTTCTAAATAACGAATTTCATTTGTTTTTTTACAAAAATATCTTGTAAATTCTCCTAAATTATAATCATCTTGAGTTGGTTGGGGATTAAATGAAAGTGGGAGATTATTAACATTAAGTAAAGTTTTATTTAATTTATTATACTCATTTGCTATAGTATAATTATTATTTAAATATACTCCTGAAGGGGCGGTAAATGCATCCGATGTAAGATTAGAGTATTGTTTAGTTGCTGTATTAGAAAATAGAATTAATTCTTGTATATTTTTATCTTCTGGGGCTTTACCTGTAAAAAACTTTCCATCAGAAGTTTTCCAATAAAATCCTATATAATTTTGGTTGGTGGATTTTAGAGCATATTCCTGTCCGTTTGTGTATAAATTGGTTATTATTTGGGATTTAGGATAATACATTATGCTATTTTAATAGGTGTAATTTTTCCTTGTTGGGCAAGTTTTAAAGATTTATTTAATTCATTTTGTGATTCAGTACCTGCTCCCCAAGATAAATGAAAATGATTACCTGTTCCAGCCTTAGTTAAATTTCTATATTCATCTATAAACCTAAAATTTGGAGCATTACCTGCAGCATATCGTTGTAGTATATTTACTATTTTATCTAAAGTAACAGGATCATTAGGAGTTACAGTTAAATCAACCGCGTTTCCAGCTTTATGTCTAGAATTATAATTTAAATTTTGATGATAATTATCATTACCTCCAGTTACAGTTACTTGTACTGATGGTAATTCTTGTTTTATAGTTTTTAATATAGCAGATGCTGCTTTTTCTATAGAATTACTAATATCTACTCCACCACTATCTATTTCTTTACCTTTTTCTTTATATCCTAATTGAGATAAAGTCTTTCTTAAATTCTCGGCATTTGGATTATTTCTAGATTCTGCTCTATCTGCAGGAGCTGGTGCTGTTGTTGATGATGGTGTAGAAGTAGTTGACGTGGATGAAATATTTTTTATAGCATCTATAACAGGAACAGAAACTGTTTCAATTGTTGTTAACCAACCACTACTATCAATTTTGTGGGATACTCCTTTAATAATAAATTTTAAAGATGTAGGGTAGTTTGATGGTAAATAAGAAGTATCAGTTATTATTTGTTGATAAATTTTTATACCAGATAATCCATCCATTGTTAAAGAAAAATTAATTGGAAGAAATCCTTTACTACTAGTTGCAGTTGTTTTATTTTTGTTAAATGGGCTTTTTAGATTATATTCTTTGTTAAAATTTATAAAATTTTTAACAGTATCAATATAATTATTTAAATCTTCTGATTTTATGGATTGGAAAGGAGTAGAGCCTCCACCTACATTAATACTAGTATTATCAGGGCCTGCGATTTCTTGATTGCTTATCCATTTTTTATATTGATCAATTATTTGTTGGTTTTCTTTTTGAAATTGAGCAATAGCTCGTGATGGGGTAAGTTTTGATGCTGCGTCATTAGGATAATATATTTTATCTCCAATTATTGGTGTTAAGCCTTTATTCCATTTAGAAAAAGCAGTAGCGTCTTCACCAACTACAGATTTATTAGCAGTAGCTCCTACAGTTAACATAGAAGCTAAATTGTTAGTTATTTCTGTTTTTAAAGAAAAATCTTTAATAAACCCAGCAGATGTTTTATTTTTATAATATCCAAAAATATTGAATATTGGAGGTTCAGGTTTAGTTTGTTTAGGTAATCCTTTAACAGGGGTTTCATCAATTATTTTGGCATTATTATTATTTTCATCTACTATTAAAGTTAATTTATTGATTCCCCCTAAAGCAACATTTATTGAATCTAAAATACTTTGAATAAAATCAAATAACTTTACATCTCCATTTTCATCTTTATTATTATCTAAACTTTGTAAAATTAATGTAGTATTAATATATATATTTTCAATTTTTCCTTTTAATATTCCATCATCTGTAGTATCTTTAAATGAACGTAATTGAGGAAGAATAGTATACGTTGGTTGATTTAAAATATAATCTAATTTAATTTTAAAATTTCCTATCAAACACACATTAGGATTAGAAGATATCTGGTATTCTTCAGTATATGCTGGGTTATCTTCTACTCCACTAGGTAAAAAATATATAATAGGAGTTTCTTCTTTTTTTCCATCTAATTTTATAGGAACTATTTGTTGAAGTAAACTCCAAAATGCTCCTAGTCTAATATAGTATTTGTTTAATTCTGAACTCCATATAAAGTCTTTATTAGTTCCTCCTCTTATGGGTGCTATATCATCTATATTGCAATAAAATATTCCTTTATCTTGTAGTTTTGGTTCTTTTTTAAAAAATTGAAAAAAGAAATTTCCTATAGTATGAGAATATTTAGAAGCTGTTATCCAATCAGCATCAGATTCTGGGGTAGGAGTTTGTTCATCTGTTTTTGGAGGGTCGGATTTAGAAATGTTATCTTTAATATAAACATTTGCTTTAAGTGATTCAATAACTGCTCCTATACTAATTAATTTTAAAGTAATATCATATGAACCATCTTTATTAAATGACCAATCAAAATTTACAACTCTACCATACATTCCATCATAATTTCCTGCTGATTTTTTTCTTTGAGTTTCTAATGCTGCTAAGACTTCATTATCAGTATTATATTTTAAACTTAAAAATTCTTTAGATATACTAAAATCAGGTTTGGTATTTATATTACCATTTTCATCTACTATCACAGAATGACCCCATTCAAGTAACATAGGAAAACCTAAACGTAAATAAAGCAAATCAATAATTTCTAATTGAGTTCGATTATATGCTTTAATGTTTACTGTACCTTCTCTAATTGAGCCTCTATTTCTAAATTTAGTATCTGCTGAAGTTATACCAGGCATTGGGGTTAATCCGAATTCTGTTCCTCCAATACCATATGCTACTTTATTAAGAATACTTTGCCCTAAAAATTGATTAGGATTTTTACCATTAACTATATCTATTCCTTCATATAAAGTTCCTGAATTATCAGAAGTACCATTAAATAAAACAAAAAAATTAGATAATCCTGTAACTTTACCATTTTTGATATCAGATGGGTCAGGACCGTAAAATGAAGGATTACTATCTAATCCTATTTTTTTTAATTTTTCTTTTGCTTCTTCATATTCTCCAATTCCAACACCTATAGCTACCCCAGATGATAATTTAATCCAACTCGTTTTAGAATTAAGGTATGATAAAGTAAAATTATCTCGATTTTGGGAAAATCCTTGACCATGAATTTTTTGACGATCTATTATTTGTTTTGATACATAATCATCAAATGGTTCTCCTACTATATTTGCCATAACTTATGAATTTAATATATTATAATTTTGTATAATAACAGCAGTATTTGCTGGGATTCTTAATTGGATGCCTTCAGGTATTATTAATGAATTTTGAGGTAAAGAATCATTAGCAATAGATATAATCCACCATAATGATTCATCTTGATAATATTGTAAAGCTAACACATCAAATCTATCTCCTTGAACAGTAGTAACATAAATATCATTTTCATCTAATGGAATTTCAGGATATTTAACTGTTCTATAAACAGGTTTTTTATCTATTTTTATAGTAGGTATGTTTTGGTAACGATTCATTATTAATAATTAGTGTTAGCACCATTAGTTAGAGCAATAAATGGAGTTTTTCCTAAATTATTCCACTGAGCTTTTCTAGGAATAAAAGTATGGATTGGGGTGAAGTTAAAACTAGATACTTTTATAATATGTGATAATTGTTTTACATTAGGATCCGAATCTCCTTCTTCATTTATTCCTATTTCCCAAGGTGTTTCTTCGCTCATTTCAAATGATAATTCAGTAATAAATCCGGGTTGTTCGTATAAATAACCTCCTACAGTTAATGTAACTAAAGGGCCTCTCATATACCCTACTCCACTATAATCGGGGGCTAAATTTGATGCTAAGTAATTTAATTTTTTATACATTGGGATTAATTCAACTTTAGATTGAGCAGCTACAGTAAATGATAATGAAATTTTTCTATCAAATCCACTATAATTATAAAAATTTTCACCTCTTCCAACATATTTAGAAGGATTCCAATCTGCATTATAATTATCACTAATGCTATTTAAAAATGCTCTAAAATGTATATATACTTTCTGGGTTGGATCATCATTATCAATTGCTGCTATTCTAAATTTAATTAAATCATTTATAGATTTATTATTATCAACTCCACTACTTCTATATAAAGGTAAAGAAGTTATTTTATCGTATGAATTATTAGAAGCAGCTCCATTTCCAATGCCTGTAGAATATGAAGATAAATTTTTACCAAATGGATTTCCAGGATCTCCTAAGTTTATTCTAGTTTCAATTTTATTTGTATTATAATTTGGAGAATTACTTAATACATTAAAAGCTTTCTGGTCTTGTTCAGTTGTTATAGATTCATCAAAAGATTTTCTTAGTTTAGCTCTAAAATCTACTAAATTTTGAGTATTTGATCTATAACTTTCAGCTAATGAAAAATCTTGTTGATTATAAGTAATTGTATTGTTTTCATTAGTTTTTTCAGTGTTAGGTTCAAAAATTGAACCTGAAGTATATACACTTGGGTTAAAAGTAACTCTATAATTATCTTTATTAGAGCTATCTAACAATTGATCAACCGGTATTCCGGCATTATATGCACCTTCTTGGCTTATTTTATTATAATCAGCCTCATTTATATTGTAGATAGATTCAGCATACTTTCCAGATAATGTAGTTTTGGCATAAGGAGCAGTACGAGTTTTTTCTATTGTTTTTTCTAATGGTTTAGTTTGGGGATTAGGAACTCCTCCTCTTAAAAATGCATTTCTTGTATTTTCATTTTTATATAAAGGATTATTTAAACCTGTTCTTTGATCTGCAAATTTAATGTTGGTTGTTCCAATACCTAAAATGGAACCAGGTCCACCTTGATATCTCAATATATTAACAGTATCTAATTGAGAAATAATTATTCCATTAGAAGTAACTGTATTGGTTGTTTTATCTTGTTTTACTTTATATAAATCAACTAGTCTATTAGGAGTAACATTTAAAAATGATATATTAGTTCCTAAATTAAGATTCCCAACATTAATTGTAGGACCACTAACAACATCTTCATATGTACGTAAAGATCCAGGAGTATTAGGAATAGGATTTAATCCTTGTTTATTAAAATGAAAACCAAAAGCAGATACACTAGCTTGAGCTAAAGTAGATAAAGGTGTATAAATACCTTCATTAACTAATTTACCGCTAGCTTGAGTGCGAACTGCTGTTCTAGATAATAAATTTTGTTTTAAAGCAAATAATAATCCAGAAGGTGATTTAGGATCAGTAAAATATTTAGTTAATCTAACAATATCGTTAGTTGTAGATATTGGAGCCCCAATAGGGCCCCCCCTCAATAGAAAATCACTAGTGAGAAAATCTAAGGATGGTGGTAGATTAGCTGTAAGGGGTGTTTGGATGTATGGTTGATTACTAGATCCTCCTCCAGCTTGATCATTACCAAACTTAAGAGATTTAAGATTGGTTTTGAGAGATAATAATCCCATTATTGAGGCAAGTTATCTGTATATTTTGATGGTGTTATCCCGTCTAAATCTAATAATGATGGTGGAGGTAAAATATTAACTGCGCCATCTTTGTATTGTTGATATTGTGAATTAACTAATGAAGCATTACTTCCGTTAAGTGAATATTCATCATGCATTTTAGATTGAGCTGTAGCTAACGGGTTAGTTGCTACTGATCCTCCATTTGCAATTGATAATGGAGATCCTTGAAGTGTTAGTTTATCTAATAGTCCCATGGTATTTTTAATTTAAATTAATTTATTATAAATATTATTGAATCTTAGAAGTACCTTTAGCTTGAGCAGTTCCTACAGCGGTAGCGTTATTTTCTATAAAATTGATTAAAGTTTTACCGTCAACTTCACCTTTAACATTTACATTCATTGGGGATGTCGCTAATGCAGATACTATTGCGTTTGCTAATGCTGTGTAATCAATTGAAGGTGAAGCTTGAAGACTACCTGCAGGTTTTAATGTTGTTTCTCTTATTGAAGGTGAAGCTTGAAGACTACCTGCAGGTTTTAATGTTGTTCCTCCTCCGGGTTCAGATATAGTATCATTACCTTTAAATAAATCTGTTCCGGCTATTACGGTATCTTTATCATTTAGTGCTATTGCGCCTTCAGGACCCATTAATGTACGTTTACCATAGCCTGGTGATATTATATCATTTCCAGTAAACATGCTTCCTAAACCACTCCATGATTTTTTAGTACCTTCAAATCCACTACTGCCTAAAGTAAATACCCATTTTAAACCTTCTACTACAGGCATTAATATTGCAGATATTAATTTTATTATAGGAACTAAAACACTACCTAATAATTTAATTATAGGCCCTACAAGATTAAAGATATCTGAGAATATATCAAATACTGGTATTAGTGGTTCTAGTAAGGAGGTAAATATTTCTTTTAATTTTTCAACAGAATTATTAAAGCGTTCTTGCATAGATTGTTGAGCCATTAATCCATCTATACCTTGTTTTTTAATTTCTTCTTCACTCATCCCTCTTGCTCTAGCGGCATCCAAAGCAGCTTTAGCGTTTTTAGCTTGTTCCCCAGATAATCCTTTTAATGCTGCTTGATCTGTTAAGGTAGCAGCTAATTCTTCACGAGTCATCCCTACAGCTTTAGCAGCAGCTTCTTGTTGGATACGATTCATCTTAGAAAAATCAGCAGCACTACCAAAGTTTTTAGCTATTTCTTTAGATAACCCCTCCATATCATTATTTAATGCATATAGACGAGCTTGTTCTAAATTTAAATTTTTACCAGTTAATAATTCAGCTTCTAATTCATTAGAAATTGAAGATTCTATTTCAAGCAAACCGCTTGCTATTTTATCAACTTGCTCTAAAGACATACCTAAAGCTTTAGCTTGAGCAGCAGCTTTAGCTAATGCTTCAGGATTTCCAGCTAATGATAATTTAGTGGCTGAGGATGCTTTAGCTACTTCTTGCATTATTTGTTTTTCATTTAATAATACACCATTATTAAGAGCAGTGGTTTTAGCAGCATATAACATGCTAGAAACATTATCTTCCAAATTACCTCCAGTAGCTAGAGTTAATTTTTCCATTTGAGCTAATTCTTCATTAGCTAATCCTGCTTTTTCTCTTAATTGAGTAAAGGTAACAGCATCTTTTTCATTTAATATAGCATTAGAACCCATTATCTTACCCATAGTAAGCATTGTTTCTCTAATACCTTTAGTAGTAACAGCTATATCACCGGATGAATTAGCTATGCTGTTGAATTCTTTATCGAGATTAGCCGCTTCTCGATAACTCATATTCATTCCTTTAGCAAATTCACCAATACCTTTATCTAAATCTAAAAATGTTTTTCCTAATTGAGTAAATACAAATAAAGCAACATTTGCTGGATTGGTAAGACTTTGAAATACTTGTCCTTTTAAATTAGATAATCCTGCTCCTAAACCTTTTAAACCACTACCTGTTTTATCAGTTGCTTCTCTAGCTGCTTCTAAAGCTTTTTTAGTATCAACTAAATCTCCTACTATTGGAATCTTACCTATTCCTTTTAAAACTCCGGCAAATACTCCTAATTCTTTATCTGCTTTCCTTAATGATTCTTCTATAGCTTCAATTTCTTCTTTTTGTTTTTGAAGAGGTTCTATAGCATTAAATGATAATTCATTAAAATTCTTTTGAAGTTGAAGGATTAATTTTTCTTTTTCAATCCTTTCATCTTCACTCATACTAGCATCATCGGCCAATTGTTTTTGGAGACTTCCTATCCTAGTAGTTAAAATTTGTTGCTCGGCAATTTTTTTATTAATTTGATCTTGAATACTTTTAGAAGTTATAGACTTTTCATTTATTTTTACCTGATTCTTAATTAAGTCTTCTGTAATTTTACTTAATGATTTTACAGATCTATTTATATCTTTGTAAGCTAAATTAAAAGAATTTGCTTCAGAAGTGCCTTCTTTAATTTCCTCAACTATGTCTGAGAGTCTACTAGTAAGAGATCTAAAACCATCTTCTAAAGCACCAGTGATTTCACTAATTTCTTCTAATGATTTTTTAGTTTCATCAGCTTTTTTCTTTGGATCTTCTGCCATTCTATAAATTATTTATCTATAATAAATATTGAAAGCTACAAGAATTACTTGTAGCTAACAGGTTTTTTAGGTGTTATACCCGGTTTAGAAATTTTTGGTTGTTTTTGTGGTACTTGTTGATTTTCAAATACACTTCTATCTTTAACTAACCCATCTGTTCCTATAACAGAATTTTTATTAGATTTATTTTCATATGCCTCTTTTTCATCATCATAATATTTTTTGATTTCATTGAAGGTATATTTTCTTAACCAAATAGGCATATTATAGACTGTATTCCAGTCATATCCACCTTTACCATGAAATACTATTTGATGAATTTGATTAAATAAATATAGTCTAAATTCGGCAGCGTTAGTTATAGTCAGGCCAAAAAAAGTTAAGTCCAATTGGAATGTTAACTGCTTTTTCACTCCCGTCGGGAAAAAAAGTTAGATCAACATCTGGTTGAACTTTTTTGATATATTCTCTTAATGCTCGAGAATCTACAGCTAATAGATGATTATCGACAAAATCTCGAATAGTTTTGACTGTTCGATCCCCATTTACTGAAGTGATAATATATTTTAAACGAGTTGATAATTCGGGGGATGAATCTTTTTTTATTTTTTTCAATCCTTCTAGTTCATTGTCTATTTTTTTCTCATCAGCATGAGTTAAAATTTTAAAAGTAACCACTATTCCTGAATTAGGTAAAGTAAAATTAAATTCGTTTATACCAGGGGTAATCAATGATGTATCAAATGGTTTATTATCAAGAGTACTTAAATCAATAGTTTCCTCTTGTCCATTATAAGTAAAAGTATAATTTTTACCATAACCTAAAACACGTGAAGCAACCATAATTGCATTTTTATCTCCAACAATTAAATCATCATAATTAATAGGAGATACAATTAAAGCTTGCATTAATTTATCAAGTACTGTTCCTTTCTGGATGTATGTTTGGTTTGATAAAATATCTTCATGAGCAGCAGTCATATATCTAATTTCGATTGTACCTTTTGAAAGAGGATTGTCTTTAGGATATAGTAATCCTTTTGAAGGTAATTCAACAGTTTCTGTTGGAAAATTAAATTTGGGTGTTTCTTGATTTGTAACTTGTTCCATAATTTTTATTTAATAACTTAATGTTTATTATAACTATTGTAAGATAAAAAAAGCTTGTCGAAAGACAAGCTTAATTTTATTTTTATTAAAATCTTAGTAATTTAAGATCATATAATCCATACCTAACACTACTTCAATACTTTGAGCTTCAGCATCGGTATCCCAATTAAAATCACCAAAATTAGATGATTTAATGAATGCTCCTTTAACGATCCATTCTGACACTATATCACCTACAGGGCCTAATACGTTAATAGTTACATCTTTTTTATAAAAATCAGAATAACCATCACGACCAGTTACAGATTCATGATGTAAACGAACCCATTCCATTGTTGCTTGAGCACCAGAAGGAGTAATTGGATCAAATAAAGTCATAGTTAAATCACTCCATTTTGCTTTACCTTTAATTTTACGATAAATGTTAATATGATTTAAAACTATTTCTCCCATATCTACTGATACTCCAGAAATTGATTTAATCATATATGAAGGGATTCCATCTACATACATAATAAACCTGTTTTTTACTTTAGGTTCAAATGCTGTAAAAAATATTTCGTTTGGTGATAATACTGCCATTTTATATTTAATTTAGTTGTGTTATTATTTTGTTATACATATTATGTTTTAAAAAATCTTCCCTCATTTTTCAGAGGGAAGATTAATTAAATTATTATGCTGGGAATGTAGCGCCAGTTGGAGTAATGATGAAATCTAGGTAGATAAATTCAGCAGTTTTAGTAGGTTGAACGTAAATTTGACCTATCATTTGATTTCTATCAATTACGTCTGCTGTATTGTTAGTATCATCCATTACAACTTTAAACGCATATAAACCTTGTCTTTGTTGTACTGAAGATAAGTATGGATTAACTTGGCTTAAGAAGCTATTTCTTGTAGCAATTGTATTTTGTTCAAATACTAAGTTATTTGCTACTTGAGAAATATAAGACTTAAGAGAAATTAATAAACGACGAACATTTACACGGTCAAGAGCAGAAGGTTTTTGTTGTAATGTTTTCTGACCATATACTACAATACCTTGTCCAGGGAATGTAGCAATTGGATTTACTTTACCGTTGTAAAGGTTATCACGAGTTGATTGATTTAATTTTTGTTCAACACGTAATACTGTTCCTAATCCACCACGATTAATACCTGCAGGTGCAAACCAAGGTTCTGCTACTGAATCATTATAAGCATAAACACCTACAATCATTGTAGAAGCTGGAACCCAAACATTTTTACCGGTTGCAGGGTCTTGAATTTGACACCATGGCCAATATTCTGCTGCATATGAAGTATCACGAGAAGAGGCTTGAGAAATTACAGCTGAAGATGCTTGACCATAAACTACTGGGTCAACTACAAAAATGTTATCACCACGTTGTTGAGTGTTAGTAATGATAGTACTTATAGCACTTGTATGTAATGAATCAATTAAACCTGGAGTGATCAATACATTAAATCTATAATCATCTTTATTAGCTAATAAATTAATCATGTTAGTATAACAACCAGCATCTAAACCTTGAGTATTACCTGCTATAGTAATGTTGTTATAGAAAGCAGCTCCACCTTTAAGATCACCAGTAGCGCCACTGAATGAACCACTTGCTGCTAAAGGAATAGATGAAGTATATTGAACTTTAGCTACACCGTTATTATCTAAATAATCTGGAGTTAATAAATTAACTGAGCTAACATATATATAATTTGAATTATTTTTGTAACTACCTGTTAATTCAATTTGTTGAGTAGATGGATTATAGTTGTAAACATAATCACCAACAACTTTAGAAACAAAGTTTGGAGATTTAGGATCTAATGATAATCCAGTAAATTGTTCTAATACTATTTTACTATTTGTAACATCATTACCTTGACGAACTAATAAATCAAATGTTCCAGATGAAGTGTTTGGATTAATAATTTCCCAACGAATATTATCTTTTGAACCACTAGCTAAAGCACCTGCTGAATCAATTGAGCTAGAGCTATTCATTATAATACCTTTAGAGATTGTTTTTAAGGTAAATGCTGGTTGTGAAGAAGCTTGAGTACTAGCGCTAATTGCAGTACTAGTTGCTGAAGTGTACGATCCGGTTACTACTCTTGCTATTAGTAATGAATCGCCACCATTGTTAAAATAATTGTAAGCAGCAATAGATGTAAAATAAGAATAAGTATCACTACCACTTACTAATACATCACCAAATTTGTTTACATAATCACTATAAGAAGTTACTACTGTAGGTAACTCTACAGGACCTTTTACTGTAGGGCCTATGATTGCTGCTCCTACCTGCACTGGTTGTGCTGCTACTTGAGAACGGTCGATTTCTCTAGCTAATACACCAGGGGATATTAAAGTTTCTGCCATTTTTCTAAAATATTTAATTGTTTATTGTTGTCAATAAATATCTAGAAAGGGCTCAAAATTAATTAACTGGGGTGATCTCTCCTGTCTCTAAATTAATATTCATAATTCCATATTTAGTTTCAAGTTCTTTAAAAAATTCTATTTCAGAATTTTTATTAATCTTTAATTGTTCATTTAAATTTTGTTTTTGAACTTTTAATAATTGGATTTGGTATTCAATTTGACCATAAGATACAACAAGATTTTGATTATCTTCATTAATCTTTTTTAAACCATTTAATTCTTCGAGAGTTAAAAATTTTTTTTCCATAATCTTTATTATAATATATTTTTTTAAAAAATCAAGTTTAAATTAAAAAGTTGCTAAAACTTGTATATCATCAAATAATTGCCAATTATTACCACCTGTTCCTGGTAGTTGTTGGAATTTAATATATAATGTTGCTTTATTAGCTGTTCCGGCTGGTAAATTTATAGAATCGTATCCCCAATTATTACCACTTTGTATTGTACCTGAGATGGAATATGATGCGTTTATAAGTGTCCATGAAATATTATTTGTGCTATAATATATTGCTATTGGATTTAATTGTACAGCTTTAAATTGTAATTTAATATTTGTTTTACCTAAAGTATTTATAGCGGGTAAAGTTATATATGCCTGAGTGTCAGAAACATCAGACATAAATAAAGCACTTCCTCCAGATGCTCCTGGAATTTCAGAAGGATCATTTGAAGCAGGTAATCCACAATAGGCAACTATACCTGCAGCATCTATAACACTCCAGTTATTTGTATAATCACCATTATTAGCATATACCCCATTTATACTATCTAATGATATTGTAGTCCATGATAAAGGAGGATTTATAAAATCAGTTCCGACAGCATTTGTTAGTAAGTTAGGATTTGGAGTAGTTCCATCATTTCCAAAAGTTTCTAAAAATATAGATTGTTCTGTAGGTGTTGATGGTGGGGTAGAGATAGTGGGAGGTGTTCCTCCTCCTAAAGGATTATTCCAATTAAATTGAGAATAGTAAAATGATTCTTCTTTTAAATATTTGGATTTTACTTCCATTAAGGGAAGCCCAATATTATCAGGACGTTTTAAAAATAATTGCCAATGACCTGGATGAGAATATAACATGTTTATTTATTATTTATATCATTTATGTTATTTGTAATTTCTATACCAAAATTTATAGTATTGATGGTAGGAATCTTTTTTACAGCACTCACATCTTTTTGAATAAGATCAGGAATAAGATACCCATTTAATTTAATATCAAATGTACTTTTAACAGATCTATTTTTTCCATCTGAAATTTCAACTACAGTATTAAATGAATCAATTCTAGCATTAAATTTAAATCTTGCTGGGTCTCCCCAATATGAATCTGAAGCATAATTTATAGCTTCTATTATTTTATTATTTTGTTCTATATAGTAAGTATATATAACACAACTATAATTTATAGTTACATAATCAGGAATTATTACTGCATATTGTTCTGTTAGTGGTTTTACATTATTTAAAATATCAAATGGAGTGTAAAAATTCTTTTTAGAATATTGTTTTACTAAAGAACTATATAAATTTGGATTGTTTGCGTCTAATTTATTTCCTATACTTCTATTTTTAGTAATATTATTTCTTTTAAATACTAATAAAGGAGACATAATTGCTCCATTTTTATCTCTATAATATCCATCTTTTTGAATTGATTTCCATTTTTCAGGATCTCCATATATTACAGGAACATTTATTCTTTGACCATTTTGAATTATAGATGGTTTTATTATTTCATTAAAATAATAATATATAGCTTCATCTATATCTTTAATACCTAAAGTAAAAGGTTTTACAGTATCATCTTTAAAAGATAATTGATTTCCTCTGTTATTCGTATTGAAATCATTTGGGTTTCCAACAGGTTGAAACCCAGGACCACTCTGATTATATGGATCTTGTTGAGAAATACTTATTTCTCTTTGAGTTTTAGGTGTTGGTTTTTTGTTTGCCATAATTAATCTCTTTCAAGGGTGATATTCACTTTATCAGCAGGAACATAATGAGCTAGACAATTTATAGATACTGAGTATCCAAAATTCTCTAATCCAGGATTTATAGGATTTATAGCATAAGGATAGTCTGGGTCTTTTCCTACAAATAATTGGTTGTCATATGATTGTTCAATTTCATAATATCCTTCATAGTACATAATTATATCTCCAGGTTCTGGGTATGCGTTGGATGTTATTAAATCATCTTTAAGAAATGAAAATGTGATATTTCTGGTATAATCTGGGCCTATATCAGTTTGATTAAATTCTGGGTCTGTTCTAGTTATTCTACAATTGAGTAAAGTAGGTTCAGTGTAAAATCTTTTATCTACAGATTCACCATATATGTTAGAGACTGTTTTTTCTAAATTTACTTTATATAAGACACATTGTTGAGAGATTATATTTCCTAATAATTCTCTATTCATTTTTCTTACAAAAGAAACATCTCTATTTGAACCAAATAATGCCATGTTATCCTATATAAATTTGCATTGGAACTTGTCCTATTTCTTTCTGGCGAGCATCAGATTCAGCTGCTTTTCTTTCTAATAATTTTTGTCTTGAAGTATCATCTAAATATATTCTTAGTCTTTCAATTAAAGCAGTTTTTTCATTATTAGCAGCAGAAATTAAATCACCTTGATTTAAAGTAACTTCAGCTCCTGGTATTGGGACTTGAGAATATTTTCCACGGACATACCCTAACATTTCTTTACATAAAGCTAAAGTATATTCAAATATCCATTGTCTTCCTATTGAATTAATTCTAGAATATGTTGGATTATGATATCCAGCATTTGAAGGATTAGTAATAGAGGAAGTAACATTTGGTGTAATAGCTGAATTTTTTCTTTCATCTACTTTAATATATTGAAACCAAATATAATTATCATTAGAATCAGGAATAGGAAATATTCTTAATTTATTATTTATTAATTCAAAAGTATAATTAGCTAAAGAAATTTGGTTTTGCATTTCAACTGCTTGAGCAGATTGAACTAACAAACTTGTAGGATACATTAAGAATCCAGTTGAACCAAATAATCCATAAGCACCCACTGCTGGTACTCCTCCAAGACCTGAAAATACACTTAAATTGTATACTTGATTAACTGCTGGAGGTGGTTGCCAAAATACTCTTTTAATTTCAATTCCACCAGTTATATTATTGCTTGATGCCCAAACAGATAAATCATAATCTTGTATTCCTGCCGTAGTTGCAATTGAACCACTATACCAATTTACATTTCCTCCTGAACCTGCTTCTTCAGCATATTGTTGTGATAATCGTACTATTACATTTAAAGTAGGAGTAATAGCTGCTTGACTTAAATTTATAGATGTAGATGCTCCATCAACATTTAATAAATTATCTCTTAATTGATAAGCGTATACTTCATTTCCATATGTAGTAATAGCTTCTTCAAAAGCAGCATAAAAGTTTAAATCTTGCAATTCAACTTCCATGATTGGGTATCCCAATCTTCTAGCACAAAAAGTAGTTACTTTATCAGCATCTACTTGAAATTCATAATCATTATCATAAAACCCAAAAGGAGTATTTCCTGGGAAAAATGAACTTGAGCCGGGGTAGATAGGAATATTCATAGAGTATATTTTATTATAAATATACCAAAATTAATTCTAATTGTCTTAATTAGTTTTGGAAATCATCAGGAGTATCAGCCATTACAGCATATCCTTTTATACCTTCAACATTTTCAAATTCAAGAATATTTCCTGTAATTACTGGATTGATAAGAATGTCTGAACGTTCGTCTAAAAAGGTTTGAACATCGTCTGTTAATTGACTAATACCCATATTTTCAGGTTTATCGGGTGCATTAAAATAAATTAGTGTTTTCATGTTTATAAATATAATATATTTTTATTACAAATATGTAGACTTTTAGTCTAAGAGTATTCTAATTAACTATTATGACATTTTAGTTAATATAAGACTAGTTCCTGATTTAATAGTTACTTGAGAAGCAGCCACCTCTGATCTAAATTCTAAAATTAAATCTCCGCTCGTCGATACATCTATTAAACCTTCCATTACTGCTAACATGTCAGCGTTTATTGTATCAACACCCGCTGTTGTAGATGAAACAGTACCTTTAACACGTTCTGATTTACCTTCAGCCATTTGACCAGCATTAGTCGTAGCTACTTGATCGGCTACACCAGTTGCTGCAGCACCACCGGTTGAAATAAACCAAAACGAAGATACAAAGTAATTAGCAGCTTGCGTGTGATCTACTGCTAAGCCTATACCAGTTGTAGTTGCAGCTGACTGATATCTTACTACATACTTAAATTGATACAATCCAGGACCTACTCCTGTAGTTGTCATTGCAGTTACTAATCCTGTTGTACTATTGGTAACATCGCTACCTAAAAACTGAGTTGTTATATAATTACCGGAAGCGCCGCTAGATCCAGATATTTTTAATGTATTAGTAAATATTGTAGCGTCTACTGAGCCAGTTATATACAATGATCCGGTTAATGTTAACTTGTTTGTCGTGTCATTAAAAGTAAGGTCTGCACTTCCAGCTGTAGTACCACCACTGTTAAATTGAATTGATGTATCTGGTCCTGCAGGTGCTGCGGTTGCAATAATTCCTGTTAATCCAGAACCATTTCCTTCAAATGATCCACTAAACGATCCACTAAATATTCCATTTCCACTTGATGCATAACTTGATGTTGTTGCATACGAACTTGATACTGCTTGTAGCACGTATGAGGCAGTTTGAGCTGTTTGTACAAAAGATGCTGTGTTAGCGGTTTGTGCTAAAGTAGCATAAGATGCACTTACTGCTTCTAATATATAAGAAGCTGTTGAGGCATATGAAGCTGATGTTGGGTTTGAATTTACCCAAATACCTGCATTATAAACTAAAGCTTGACCCGTTGATGGTGATGTAATGGTTACATCTGATAGATCATTTAATGTTGTTGTTGCAACACCTCCCCCTCCACTTGAGCCTGCTGTATTTCTAAATAATCCAGAATTAATTATTTTATTCTCAGTGGTGTCTGCTAAATTTGTTGTATTACCTTTACAAATAACATACCCTATAAATGGTAAAGCTAATATACTAGTTTGCGCTTCTTCAAACGCTTCTGTTGTTATACTTTGTATAGCAGCATTTAAACTGTCATAAGTATTTTGACCATAATATACGTAAGTAATGTTATTTACAACTCCTTGAAATAATCTTTGAATTGTCCATTCACTTGCTCCTACAGATTGTAATGTACCACTTCCATCATCCCACATTGTAGGATCTATTACTGTAAAAGGTAGTCCTCCATTAGTAATTGCTTTAAATCCTCCTACAATTGCAGGATCTCTTTGAATTCTTACTAAACTTCCTGTTGGTACTGTTGTGGAGTCATATATAGAAGGATTGTCTGGATTTTGTGTATAAAATCCACCATAACGATAAGTTCGTCCAGAAGCTATAGATATTTTTAAAGATCCACTTTGTGGTGTTATATCATATCCATTTACTTTTAATGGACCAAATGCTCTAATAAATTGGGTTTGTTGTTCGTCTTGTCCATAGGTAGTTGTTCTTGCATCTGCATAACTACTAATACTAGAAGTTGTTAAACAAAAGATATATCCTAATGGTAGTTTTTCATTAAACTGTTGTGGAGTAAATATTGTAGGTTGTTGTATTAAAGTTCCATCAGTATCAATTAGTAAATATGTTACTTGTGATGATGTTATATAAGTTGCACTAGCTGTTATAGGGCCAAACTTAACATAAGTTGGAACTGTATCTCCATGTGAACTAGTAGATGCATTATGATTTATAATTAATCCTACTCCAGGAGTAATTGACATTGTAGTTCCTGTAAATGTTAGTATTCCTCCCCAAACTATACCTGTATCTGTTTTTTCTTCTAGCCAATGAGTTTCCCAAAGTGTTCCATTATTTCTATAATGTAAATTATACTCTGTATTGTCTACTGAAGATGATACAAATAAATAAGAAGCTGAAATATTAGATGTACCTGGATCTTTAGTTGGATTAAGTTGTAATGGTCCATTTATAGAAAAAGACTCTGTATTGGTATAAATAAAATCATTTGTAATCTCTAAAGATTTAAAACTTGCACTATCATTATAAAAAATTGACATCTTCTTTATTTATAAATATTTTAATTAACTATTAAATTCACCATAACCTGTAGCTTGCCAGTAAGTATTTCCAGTTAGAGCAACACTACTATTTGAATTAATCACAAATCCAGTTATAGCTTTTGATTGTATTGTCCACGTACGAGCATCTTCTCCTGTAATTGTAATTCCGTAGTTTGCATTAGGAAAAGGTGTTGTAAATGTTACACTTGCTGTTAATGGTGTACCACCAAAAGAAGCTGCTGTTACCGCATTAACTTTAGTAATCATTCCATTAACATATGAAGCAGTTGAGGCGTGTTCAGCCCAAGAAGCTGTACCATATAAAGATCCTGTAAATGCTGTGGCTATTACAGAGCCAGTTACTTGCACGTCTGTTGTTGTAACTCTAACTATATCTGATCTATTTAAGTTATCTACTCCATTTCCTATAATAAATAAAGAAGTAGTGTCTCCATGAGTATTATATTTTCCTGATACATGTTGAGCAGATCCTGATGCAATTGTACCTTCACCTTCAGTATGTGAAAAAGTTCCAATTGTTTTTGTATTTAATCCTTCAGCGTGTGAATAATCTCCTATTGCTTGATTAATTCTACCTTCAGCATGTGAATAGTTTCCTACAGATTTGGAACCTCCTTCAGCATGAGAACCTTCTCCTATTGCAACAGATCCTACACCTTCAGCATGTGAATAATCTCCTATTGCTAATGCACCTTGGCCTTCAGCGTGTGAATAATTTCCAACAGCTACACTACTATAACCTTTTATATGACTATAATTTCCAACAGTTATATTATTATATCCTTCAATATGAGTATAATCTGCAGGAATTGTTTTATCACCACCTGTACCAATAGAACTAGCATCTATAATATATGCTGCTGTAGTAGTAACTGTTACATCAAATAAGTTGATGAGAGTGTTTGTTCCATTGTAACTGGCTGAGTCATATTGACGAGTAATTTTACCATATATGTTGTCTTGAAAGGCATCATATATAAATAAATAATTATTGTTAGTGAAGAATCCAGTAACGTCTCCATATGTAGTATCTACAGTAACTATACCTGCATTTATTGAAGCAGAAAAGGCGGTTTGAGTTCCATTCGTATTATTATTTCCTTCTATATGATAATAATTTCCACCAATATTAGTGTTAATATTCTGTATATAGTTTCCTTCTAAATTTATACTACCACTTATATTTGCAGATCCTGTGTATGGGAATACAACTGCATAAGAAGCTGTTTCAGAATATGATGCTGTTGAAGCAAATGATGCTGTTGAAGCAAATGATGCACTTGTTGCCGTTCCAAACAATGAACCGGTAAATGCTGAGGCTGATACGATTGAGGCTGTTACTGAATTAGATACATTTAAGTTACCAGTAACAATTAATGGACCTGTGATATCTGCTCCTCCTGCTAATACTCTTACTCTTCCGTTAAACCCAGCTGCATAGTTATTAGTTATTGTGGCATTTGTTCCTGCTAAAGCTGCTTCTACGTAAAATGTATATGAATTAGTGATTGTACTAGCTCCTACAAAAGAATAAGTTGGTGCTGTTAGTAGGTATTCTTGTTGAGTTGTGATGTTACCAGTTGCCCACTGTCTTGAACCTAAAGCCCAATTTACTCCTATAATAGGCGTAGAGGCTGTTTGACCTGTATTTGCTGGAATTGTAAATGATATATTATTTACTGCACCTGTATTTGATGTAAACGGCGTTACTGTTAATCTAGTTGTTGTAAATGCACCAACTCCAGCACCACCAACGAAGAATCTTATTGAATTTGAACCTGCGTTAAAATCCATTCCTGCATCGGAAAAAATCCGACCATCACCTAAGTTAACAATACCCTCAATACGAACACGACCATTGAATCCCGCAGCATACGCTGTGGTTATTGTGGCATTAGTTCCTGCTACGGGGGCATTAACATAAAATGAATATGCTGACGTTATTGTACTAGCACCTGTAAATAAATAAGTAGGGCTTGTAAGTTCAAATTCTTTTTGCGTTGTAATATTTCCAGTTGCCCATTGTCTATTACCTAAAGTATAAAGTATACCGTTAATAGCCGTTGATGCTGTCTGTCCTGTGTTGTTAGGTTTGGTGAATGTAAAAGTTGTAACAGCCCCACTTGTTGCTGCTGCGGGTGTAAATGACTGGTCTGTATTTGATATAGCAATACGATTGTTATTTAATATTCTTATGTAGGCTATTGTTGATGCGTTTAAAACACTGATAAGCCCATCAGATGTTATGGTATAATTAGATACGCTTGGTGTTGCTTGGTTAATGTAAATAGCTCCATAACTTGTAGCACCAACCAAACTACCAAAGCTCATGTAAGCCGTATTTTGCCCAACCGTTAATGTTCTTAAATTAGTTGGATTTGCATAGTTACCTATATTTACATAATCTCCTCCAGTTACATACGCATTTATTGATCCAGTTAAATTTATACTACCAGTTATTAAAACTGATTGTGATAGTGGATTAACATAAGAAGCAGTAGAGGTGAATGAAGCACTTAATGCTTGTGAAGTATATGATGCTGTTCCTAATAATGAACCAGTAATACCTCCAGTTACTGTTAATGATCCAGATACTACTGAATTATTTTGTGCTATGAGCCCATTACGAGCTATAAATTCGTTTGCCATGTTTAGTTTTCCCTATCCAACTAATTTATTATAAATATGCTTAAATAAACATTGTTAGCATTTTTATTGTCCAACCTGATGAGCCTGCAACTATGTCTATTTGTATATTTCCTCCAACAATTGATGATTGAAATGTAATATCACTTGTATTTCCTATATCTGTTGTTGAAACATCTGTATATGTTACTGTAGTTCCATTCCATACAGTTATAAATTCTCCAGCTCTCGCATTTGCACCTTTATATATAGTGTATTTCCCATGAGCTGAGGTTCTTGAGCCAGTGGCTTGTGTAAATAGATTATTAGAACCAACTATACTAGAATTCACACTGGCGTAATCAGTTAGTGTTTGATCAATAGTTATAGTACTATTTACTGTAAAATTATTACTATAAGATGATGTTGCAGCATAACTAGCACTAGTAACACTACCTAAAACTGAATCTGCTACTAATGCGTATGAAGATGTTAATGAATAAGAGCTGCTTAAAGCGTAAGAAGCACTAGTTGAATTATTAGCCCAACTTGCTGTTCCATATAAACTTCCTGTAAATCCTAAAGTTGATGTAGTAGATCCAGTTACAATTAAACTACCAGTTATAATTGCGCTACCCGTATAAGGGAATGATGCTCCACCTCCTCCACCATTTAAAGCATAAGAGGCTGTTATAGCATAAGAAGCAGTACCACGTAAACTTCCAGTAAAGTCAATTGCTGTAACTGAACCTGAAACGCTTAATGATCCTGATATTATAGGTTGAAATATTTTCATATTATGCTATCTGTGTTAATGTTGCTATTATTGATGGAATTGCTGGTCTTGTTGGTGTACTTGCAGTTGGGGCGGATTGTATTTGTGCTGTAGAGGCATCACAACTCCAATATATTTCTATATATTGGCTTGCACTTAAAGGAGTTGCAAAATTCCATGCTGCTACGTTTCTACCAGTTGAACCTGCGGTTTTAGTTATATTTACTTGAGTATTTGAATTAGGTACATTACTTCCAGTTATTGCAAACCATATGTCAACTGCTATAGTTGTATTGGCAGTGTTAGCTAATTGAGCTGAAAATTGTAAATTATATATTCCAGTATTTTCTACAGTTATTCTACTTCCACTTACTAAACTTACTCCTAATCCAAAATCTGTTGTATTAAATCTCATTGCATACGCAGTGTTTGCTGAGCCTGTTTGTATTGTAGTATCTGAGAATTGTCCGTAGTTAAATAACTTATTACCCCATCTTGTAAATGATGATCCACTTACTATATTAATGTCTCCGTCTCTTACATTTAATGAGCCTGTAATTGAAGCTGCTCCATTAATATTTGAAGAACCACTAAAAAACTGAGATCCGGTTACTGTTATTATACCATTAAATATTTGAGATCCACTTACTAATAGTGAACCAGTTAATGTCATTGATGTATCTGAGAATGTAGAAGTTCCCTTAACATTAAAACTTCCAGAAAATGAAGTTGAACCTGTTACTATAAAACTTGAATTATGAAAATTAGATGAACCACTTACCTCAATACTACCACTTAAAATAGTATTTCCAGTAATTGTATTGCTACCACTCAATGTATGGTTACCATAAAAAGCTGAGGTACCATTAAATGTTTGAGAACCACTTATATTAATACTGCCACTTAAAACTGTGTTTCCTACTAAGGTGTTTGAGCCACTTGTGAATAGACTTCCGGTTACCGTTTGATTACCTCTAAATATATTAGATCCTGTTGTTGCTAAAGATGCACTCTTAGCTGTAAATATTGGATCTGTTTCTTGATAGAAAGATGCTGTAGTAGCGTAAGTTGAAAATAAAGCATATGATGATGATAAAGCAGTACCGGTTGTGCCTCCGGTTGATCCTATAGCAAATCCACTTTCTTGTGTTGGAAAAGTTATAATTGCACTTGAACTATCTACTAACTGTATATTTTCAGGTATAATTTGATTATAATTAGAATCAAATACAGTTATAATAGGTGTTCTAGTATTTAAATTATGATTAAAAGTATAACTAGTAGTATTAATAAATGAACCAGTTATTAATGAGCCAGATATAATAGTAACACCTCCACCTCCAGTTGATACTATTGTAACTGCTCCTTGACCTCCAGGAGGTAATAATGTAATACCCGATCCTGCTATAAGTTGTGTTACTCCACCATTACCTGCTGTTGTAGCATAATTTGCTGTTAAAGCATTATCTGCTACTAAAGCATGTGATGCACTGGTAGCTGTTAAAGCATCATTAGATATATTAGCATGTGAAGCACTTATAGAATATGATGAAGTTAAAGCATTTAAAGCATATGAAGCAGTTATAGAATATGAAGAACTTATTGCATATGAAGCAGTTGTTGGTACATTTAAGGCATAAGATGCTGTTAAAGCATAAGATGCAGTATTTACATTTGATGCTGTTACAGCATTTTGAGCCCAAGAGGCAGTACCAAATAAAGAACCAGTAACTTCAGCATCTAAAGCATTTAATGTTATGATTGGTTGTAAACTAGAGCTATTAAAGAAATATAATTTATATCCATCATTTACATTTCCAATCCAAAAATTATGACCATGAGTATACACATAAGAATCATTTGGACCTCCTAAAAATCCAGCAAAATTCTCATTATTAATACCCATATCAATGTAGTTATCTACTTCACTACCATTATTGGCGGTTGCAACTACATCTGATGAGGCATCAGTTCCTTGGTTTGTGTTTTGAATATTAAGCTGTAGATAGTTATTTAAGTTACCTTTACCACTTATTACATTAAATGAGCTTGTACTTGGTTGCCAAACATATAATGCTTCTGGATTTGCTGATGTGGCATTATCTTGGTTTATAATTATAGTGTTAGATCCAGATTGATAAATTGAGCTTGTTGCTAAACTAGTATCAGTGATAAAGAAGGGAACATGGGGTGCTTTTCCACCTAATATATTTGAAGCAGTAGCTGAGTTATTTGAGTAGCTAGCAGTTCCAAATAAACTACCAGTTAAATTAGGAATATTTGTACTTCCAGTTACTTCAAAACTACCACTTACAATAACTTTTCCAATTAATGTTTGAATATCATCTATTGTATCACCTAATTGATTTGAACCAGAAGAATAAATAATAGAGGCAGATTCATAAGTAACATTTAAATAAGTAATAGATGCCGTACCATTAACTATTACATTTCCATTTATTGTTCCACCTGTTAAAGGTAAATAATCTGGGGCAAGTGAAGCAGTTGCAGCATATGAACTACTTAATGCTTGTATAGCATAAGATGAAGTTAAGGGAACATTTAAAGCATAGGATGCAGTTATAGCATAACTTGCAGTACCTTCTAATGAACCTGTAAATGATGGTGCTTCTATTCTACCTGGAGCTATTAATGAACCACTATTATTAAATGTCCATAAATAATTTCCAATATCCCAATTTGTACCTACATAAGCTCCATTATCATCAACCCAAATAAAAGATTGAGTGTTGTTTGAAGTTAATTCTGCCCATCCCCCGGGCCCTGCTACTAAATCTACAGTACCAGGACCTCCAAATAAATCAGGTATTAGAGTTGAATTATTATTAAAATTTATTGAACCACTTACACCTAATGATCCTGTAAATTCAGCGGGACCTATATTTCTAAAAGTATTTGAACCACTTACAGTTAAAGAACCAGTTATAATAGCATTTCCTACAATTTGCAATCCATTTCCATAAAAACTAGAAGCAGTAATAGGTAATGTAGTTACATTTCCATTATTAGTTACATCTTGTAAATTAGAAGAAACTGAACCACTAAAATTACCTATAAAAGATCCACTAAATGTTCCTCCATTGAAATTATTAGCAGATATACTTCCACTTACATTAATCGATCCAGTAAGATTAAAAGATCCTGAGGTGGGGAATTCCCCTTTAGGACCCATAGGACCTGTAAGTACTTGTATAACATTAGTAATGGGTTGTGTTATTTCAACCTGAGTACAACAATTATTATCAATTACTGTGATTGTTCTATTAACATCCTGTAAATTGATTTGATTGTTGTTAGGAGTAATATTAATTGGACCTATACAATCTGACATTATCGAGTTACTTCTTTAGATAATTTAATTTGTCCTTCTAAAATTCTTGATACATAACTTCCAGAATATATTTCCAAATCATATACCGCTTGATCAAAATCTAACAATGAAGAAGAAATAGCAGAAATATATACTCCTATTGAACCAGAAGTAGGAGGAGTTGATCCATTTGATCCACTAAAATTTAATCCTGTTCCATCTGCTTGTAAAGAACTACTTAAAGATATATAAATTGTACTAGAAGCAATTGAAGGACGAATTTGCATTCTACCATTATAATCTGTTAAATCTATTGGATTTCCACTAGCATCTTTATATTGGAGTTCTAAATTTAATGTTGAACCTTGTTCTATAACAAATGAATACCTACCTGCTGACATATTATGTTTTATTATAAATATTTAAAACAATAAAAAAATCCCTCTAATTGATAGAGGGATTCAAAATAATAGTATATATTTTTATTTAATTTTTTATAAATTTTTCAATTTTATCATTACATTTTCTCAGATAAATTCCAGGAATAACTTCTTGTATATTAATTTTTTTACCTAATAAATCATAATATTCATATATTTCACAAGTAGATTGTTTTTTAAAATCAATTGCTATAACATTAAAATATGTTTTTTGATTATTAAAATCTACTTGACTTAATTTATAATAATTAATATTGTTTTTATCAAAATAATAATCTTTATGTTCATACATTTTAGGAGCATTAGAGGTTCCAGCTCCAGTTTGAGTATTAATTATAGACCAATTTTCTCCATCTATACTTCTTTCTAAAATAAAATAATTATTATTTATTTCATTAGCAGTTACCCAACTAATATAATTATATATATCTTTATTTTGACCTTCAAATTGAATTAGTTCTATAGGTAAGACAGAACAAACAGCTCCATTAGTAACTGATAGAACAAAATTACCATATCCTGCTCCAGAAGCAAAATATCCTACTGAAATATAATAAGTAGTTCCTGATAAAGAACACCATGTTACTGTTGATTTTAAAATTCCAGCAGCGCATGCTCCATCATCATCGTTACATCCTATTTCAACCATAGAATTAAGAGAAGAACAAGTTCCAGTATATACTCTCACTTCAGTATCAAAGTTTGTAGATGCATTACATGTAGTAGCGGTTAATTGATTGTTATTACCTACAACTTTATACCAAATATTAGATCCCTGTGTGCCACAACCTGAGATGCTTGTTGGCACATCGTCTGTAGCTCCATTGTTTGAGGTCACTGGGCTTGTATAAGGAATACCTATAGCAATTGCTCCTGAACAATTATTATTAGAAGGAATAACTGGGCAAGTTACTTTATAACTAAATATTGAATTTTGAGATAAGTTAGCACAAGAATAATTTGTTAATAAAATAGAATAAGCTCCACTTACTGTACACGCCCAAGATAATGAGGCTTTTGTACTTCCTGTACACCAAACTCCAAAATCATCATTTGAAGTTTGTAATATTGCTGTTAATGGACTTATACCAGAATATAATCTTAAATAAGTATCATTTGTATTTGTACCATTACAAGAACTAAAATCATAAGTACATCCTGCTGTAGCATTGAAAGTCCAATATCTTTTAGCTCCTAAATTAGCAGCTACGTTTGTCCAAGCCGTTAGGGGTGTAATAGCTCCCATATTAGTAGGAGCTGTATTACACATTTGGGATTTACTTATATTAAGTACAAATAAAAATATAATTAATAATATTTTTCTCATTTTTATTTTATTAATGTAACATGTCCTTTTAATTCATGTGATTTACCAAAAACATCAGTTACTTTTATTAACCAAGTATATACATCATCTTTACAATAAATACCATAATCTATACCTCTATGATGTTTACCATCCCACCCTTGATTAAATTCCTTAGTTTTAAAAATCATTTCACCCCAACGATCAAACACCATCAACTCGTACTTAGCAATTCCTTGACCTTTTGGCTGGAATGTATCATTTAATCCATCATTATTTGGGGTAAATGAATTTGGTACCCATAAATAATAATTTTCTTTTATATTTACTATTTTAGAAATAGTATCACTACAACCATGAGTAGTTAAAACTATTAAAGTCACAAGATAGTCTCCAGGATATTGGAATGCTATTTGAGGACTGTTAGCAAATGAAGTAAGTTCATTATTTATATACCATCCATTTATCATACTAGTTAATGGTGCTCCGTAAGAGGCATTAGAAAATTGTACATATTCATTCTCGATAGGTTTTAAAGGTGAGAAAATAAAATCAGCAGTTGGTGTATCATATACTTCCACACTATGAGTTATAACACTAATACATCCATTTACATCAGTAGCAGTTGCTGTTGATGTGTATATTCCTCCTTTAGTATAACATTGAGTTGAAGTATTTGTATTTGTAGATACACCACTGATAAATTCCCAAATTAAAGATGCTAAACTAGAACTAGCATTTAATGTAAAATCAACACATGCTGGAGTACATATTTTATCTTTGGAGTTGGTAATACTGAGTTGAGGTGAAGGATTAACAATAACATTAGTTACAGCACTACCTTGACATCCATTATTATCTTGAACATTTAACGAATACTGTCCTGTAGTTTGTGATGATACATTGCTTAGTTGTGGTGTTTGCTGTGTTGAGCTAAATCCATTCGGACCAGACCAATTATATATAAATCCTGGAGGGCTGTTAAGTTGTAATACAGAACCAGCACATATTGGACTATTGTTGTTTATGCTTATAGTGAATGACGGATTAACATTAACTAAAACAGTATTGGTTCCTATACAACCATTAACATCAGTGCCAACCACAGTATACAATCCATTTAAATTTGAATTAGCATTTGTAAAAAATAAATTTTGTGAATTAGATGTATAACTATTAGGACCAGTCCAAGTATAGTTTATACCTCCAAAAGAATTTATAGAAAAAGAACCTCCGGAGCATGCTGTTGGAGTAGTTACTGTTATTTGAGGAGGAGGATTAATAACAACATTAGTATTACTAGTATTAGTACAATTATTAACACTAGCTACATTAATTTGGTATGTACCTGAATTCGCTACTGATGTAGATGTTATAGATGGATTTTGTAATGTAGAAGTAAAACCATTAGGACCTGTCCAACTATAGCTAGTAGCTGTTGTTGTTAAAGTTAAATTAATATTATTTCCTTCACAAACAGGTCCACTATTAGAGACAGCTAGTGTTGGGGTAGGATAAATATTAATCACAGAATACGTTGAAGAAGTACATCCAGAATTAGTATTTGAGTAAGTTACAGTATATGTTCCTGGAGATGTAAAGCTGACAGGGCCATAATTTGGAGTATTACTTGATGGTGGAGAACCTATAGATGGTGAAAAAGTATAAGACTGTGTACCAACAGTAGCTGTTGAATTAAATGTAAAACTATTATTTTGTAAACATTGATTTGGATTACTAGATGTAAATGATGCGCCTATTCCTGTTATATTAGCAGTTGTTGTAACTACATTACTACAAGTTCCTACAGATACTGTATGAGAAATAGTGTATAGTCCTGGGTTGTTAAAGGTTATTGATGGGTTTGAAATTGTATTACTACTAATAGTAGCTCCAATAGGAAAAACACTCCAAATATGAGATACACCTGCTGTTCCTGTATGATTATATTGTACTGGAATTCCTGCGCAAGTATTTGTATTTAAGGGAGTAAAGGCAGCACTGACGTTTGGAACTACAGTTACTGTTATTACTTTGGATAAAGTATTACAAGGAGTAGTAACTAAAGCAGTATAGTTAGTTGTTGAAGCAGGTGATACAACTATAGGATTTAAAGTAGAACCACCAGGTAACCATTGAATGTTTGTCTGGCCGCATCCTCCAGTTATACTACTTATAGTTAAAGTTGAAGATCCAGGTGAACAAAATATACTAGGTGAAGCAGTTACATTAAAATTTAATGGAACAAATGTACCTGGTACTACAAAAGAAGAAGGTGTTGTCCAAGGACCAACAGAATTAGTACCACTCACCCACTCACGAGCTGAAAAGAAATATGTTTGTCCGGGACATAATCCAGTGAAAGATATAAAGACGGAGTTGTAAGGCTCTGTAGTACAATTATCAGTCCAAGTAGGGAATGTATAATTAGGAACATTCAATAAAGAATTAAACCAAGGAAAGCTATTATAATTTACTCCTGGGCCTGTCCAGTTTAATAAGTTGGTTTGCATGGTTGAAGGAGGTGTTCCGGTTAATTGACTAGAAGTACAACGTAATTCTACTTGTAACCAATATGGGCCACCACCGCAAGTAGCAGCATTTGAACTTGCAGTAAAGGTTAATCCAGTTGTTCCTACAGTGAATGAAGGATTTACTAAAGGCATACCATGACCTGCTTTTAGATTAAAGATTGAGAAACTCAATACAATAATCAAACTTAAAAATAATTTTTTCATTTTACTTTGTTTTGTTTATAACTATAAATTAATTTAATACTAAAAATATATAATTTAGTTGAATACGCCAAATATTTAGGTAATAAAATTAGTAAAATGTATATTTTATTTAGGTAAATAAAAAGGACAACATCTGTTATCCTTTTATATTTAATAAAATTTCAAATTAATTTAGTCTCTAAATTCTTCGTATGTTTTAAGAATTTCCTCAACAATTTCATGACGATGATTTTTCTTAAGAATAACAATTTTTACTCCTTTAATTCGTTCTTCTAATCGAGTAAAAAAACTAATTCCTGAGTCTTTTTTACTTTTTAAATCTACTTGAGATAAATCACCACAAAATACCATTTTACCTCCTTTACCTAAACGACCTAAAATCATTTCAGTTTGTGAATGAGTAATGTTTTGACATTCATCTATTATTACAAAACAATTTGGAAATGTTCTACCTCTCATAAATGCAAATGGAACTATTTCTATTTTGTTTTCTAATACCATTTTATCTATTTTATCTTTATCATATAATAGATATAAATTAGCATAAATTGGAGCTAACCAAGGGTCCATTTTTTCCTTTAAATCACCTGGTAAAAATCCTATTTCTTCTTTAGATACAGTTGGACGAGTTATTACTATTTTTTCTAATTCTTGTTTAAAAACCATATCTAAAGCAACTTGACAAGCTAACAATGTTTTACCGCTACCTGCCATTCCTTTAAGTAATACTACTGGGTTATCTAAAATAGTTTGTTTTGCTTCTTTTTGTTCTTCATTAAGTTCTAATTTGAACTTAATTGGGTTTTTTGGTTTCTTTTTATTTTTAAAAACCTCATCATTATTATCAACCATAGTAATTAATTTATTATAAATATAGATAGACTAATTTAACAACCAAATTTAAAAAGAAAAAGCCGAGCTTTTGCTCGGCTAATTCTATAAATTATATATTATTACTTTTTTTTCGATTTTGACTTTTTTCTAAAGGTTGAGTATTGGTATAATGAAAACAAACATATAAATTTTTTTCTATGTTTAAATCAAAAGAATCTATAGGTTTAATATGATCTATTTCCCAATATACTCCATAATTTTCCCAATTCATTTCTGAGGTAAATTTAGATTCAAGATATTGTGTGTATTTTTCTATAGTACATCCTAAATATTCTATAGTACGATCTCGTTTGAATGTTTGATAAGTTTTAAGAGCTTCAAATATGCGAGCAGAAGTTACATGTTTTATTCTAAATATTGGGTCTGAATGGTATTTATTTTTATTCCATTCTCTATATAAATCTTTATTTGTATGATAGTGAATATAGCAATATTTATTAAAATATTCTTTATTTTGTTTGCGATATTCTTTATAATAATTTGATCTATTTTGTTTAGTAGTATGATACCATTGATCATTTTCTTTTTTTAAACAAGATTTACAATATCGATGTTTACCATCTATTTCACCTTTTCTATTACAGAATTCTGTTAATTGTTTTTCTACACTGCATCTTTTACATTGTTTCATAAGCCTTGAATCTTCGGGTCTATTATAAATATTAAAAAGAGCCGCAAAAATGCGGCTCTCTTCTTCACTTTATTTAAATATTAAAGTGTATTTAGACCTGACACGTAGATGCGTCCATAAAATTCTGGACGTAACATCTTCTTAGCGTAACGAGTCATTAAACCTTTACGTGGAGTGAAGGTATTTGGATCGTACACTAGAGGAGTCATAATTAACGGAATGTATGGAGCGAAAACAGCACCTGATTCAAGGAATTGTTTACCGCGGAAGCCCATCAAAATTACGTTTTCAGTCATATAAGGGTTCTTATAAACTGTGTAACGGTTATTGATTTGACCTACTTTCTGAACACCCATTGCATATTCCATGTTAGCAGCATCACCATTAGTGTTAGCAGCAAATCCTGGGATTGATTCTAATACAGTAGCAACTGTTGGAGAACATACTAAGAAATTTGCACCACCACGAAGAGTTAATTGGTGAATCTTGTTACTTACTTTTTGCATTTTAGTACCAAGAGTTTGGAACCAACCACCTTGAGTGTTATAGAAACCTAAGTTACTATTAGTAATACCACTAGCACCTAAAGCGATGTTATTTTGAACTGTCCAATATTCAGTAGCTGCAGAAGCATCTTCGATTAACATATCAAGAATTTCAAGATCAATTTCCATTGAAATATATTCACTCATGATGTTAGTTAATTCAGCTTCAGCATCAATGTTCTGATAAGCGTTTAAATCTTGAGCAAATTCAGGAGTCCATACAGCTTTTAACTTTTTAGTTTTAGCAGTGATAGCTTGAGATTGCATCTTGATATTGATTTCTGGGATAGAAATTGCTGTAGCGCTAGCAGCATTTGGAACTGAGAATGAAGGAGAACTTGTATCTTCAAAATCACCACGATTGTTATCAGCAGTAATCTTATTGTAATAAATTACAGCTTTATCACCAGCTATAGTAGCAGCTAATGTAGCTGAAGCTGTGAAAAAGAATGTAATTGAGTTGTTAGTGTAGTTGTAAGATGTAAATGCTGGTAAAGAATTAGCTACAGTAGCCCAAGAACCAGTAGTTAAAACAAACGCACGAACTCCATCTGGATCAAAGTTAGATAATACTCCAGAAGCTGTAGGAACAGTAACTTTGTAAATTCCATTAGCAATTACTGAAGCAGAGTAATTAGCGTCAAAGTTTAAGTCAGACCAAGAAGCTGTTACAATTGAACCTGTTCCAGGACCAACAACTGGTAAAGTACCACCGTTAGCAGAACCAGTAATAAATACTGAAGCTGAGAATTGGTTAGTTGAATAAGCAAAACGACCTGCACCATATAAACCACCAGTTGTATCAGTAGTAGAGAATGGAAACTGACCAGTTGCGCTACGAGTACCATAAAGTGAATCACCTGAAGAGAATGGGTTTTTGCTAGTTCCGTATTGGAAATCTAAGAAAAACACTAGACCTGAAGGTAAGTTCATTGGTTGAACGCTAACAAATTCTTTTGCAGCGATTTGACCAAATACTTTACGTACTAATGGTAAAGCAATACCTGCCCAGTTTTCAGATTGACCTACAGTAAAAGTACCTGCAGTTGCACCAGCACCAGTTGAGCTAGCTTCTACTACTAACTGTTTTGCTTGGTTTTCTAATAAGATTGACATGTTATTTTTATCCACGTCATTTCCTAAATGCTCTAATAATCCTGTTTTAGACCATTTAGTAGCTAACTTAGCAGCATCACTTTGAAGTGATTTCCATGGGTTAGCTGATTCTAATAATGTTTGAATTGAACTCATTGTTTTTAATTGTTTTTGTTTTTAGTTTTTAATTGTTTTTATTATTTTTTATGTAACCCAGCTAATTCGCGCATACGAGCGAACGCATCATTTGATTCGATAATTGGTTTTGCTTGAACATTTCCTAAAATTTTAGATGCTGGATTTAATGATTCTTTAATAGGATTTTTAGTAGTTGATGTTTTAAAATTCTCTAATAAAGTTTCATAAACCAACTGAGCTTCTTTTTTAGATGTAGCTTTATCGAATGCTGTTAAAACTTTAATTTTTTGTGATTCGGTTAAAGATTTATTACGGAAAATCTTGTTAGTGTAAAGAAGTTTAGCATTTAACAAGTTAATTTCTTGAAGTTCAGATTTAAGAGTTTTGATTGTAGTATAAGCTTCTTCAAGATCTTTTTTCATTGATTCTTCTTCTTTAGCTTCATCAAGTTCTTTTTCTTCTTTTTTAGAATCAGTTTCTTCTAGCTCAGCTAAAAGTTCATCTAAATTAACTTCATCCATTTCTTCTTCTAAATCTTCAGATAGAAGTTCATCAATATTAACTTCTTCATCTAATTCTTCTTCAGACTCTTCAGCTTCTTCTTCACCTTCAGCAGGTTCCATTTCAGCTTCTTCTTCTGCTTCTTCACCCTCTTCACCTTCATGACCAGCTTCTAGTTCCCCAGCAGCCACCATGTCTTTAATAACATCTTCAATAAATGATTTTAAATCATCTTCAGACATATCTTCAATAGACATTTCTTCTTCTTCTTTTTCTTCCTTCTTAGCTTCATAAAGACCGGTTTCATCCATAGTGTCTTCTTCTTCTAATTCGGCTAAAAGTTCATCCAAAGAAATTTCTTCGTCCATAGTTGAAGGTTTTTTAACTTCATCCATTTCTGCTTCATAAGTTTCTTCATTCATCATCTCTTCATTTTCAGCTTCTTCCATTTCTGATAATTTAGCTGCTAATTTTTCTTTGAGATAAGGAGTGAAGGCTTCTTCTAAAGCAGCTTTTGCATTAGCTATAGCTGTTTCTTTAACAGTTTTAGCATCTGCGATTGCTTCTTTAAGCAAATCTCTGTTTGTTGCCATTTTTTCCTTAATTTTTAATTGTTGGAAATACGCTTAATACGAAATAAATTCAAGCGTAATAAAATTTATAATTCACAATGCCTCATAGAATTGGGCACATTCTAATATACGTATGTATGTATCTATTCAAAGTCGCAAGAATAGAAAAAGAAAGGCGCTTCTTTTTGAAGCGCCTCGATCTTAAAATACTATTTTAAGAGTGGTTAAATTATAGGACAAGATCCATTTGCACATAGAATCTCGGTTATTATTGAATTAACTCTAGAATATGGATTTGAATTAATTGGAGTAGACATTCCTTCATGAATAGAAGTCATCCATGATCCTTGATTTGAAGGTGTACTTACAAAATCCCAACATAATAATTCAAAGTCATCTTGTACTTCTAATACTTCACCTACTTGTTTTAGGCTACCCATCCCACGACTTGATACACCAACTTTAATACCCGATTCGATTAATGCTTTTAATATATTTCCTGATGGGGTAGGTAAAATTTCGATTTTACCCATAATATTATCACCATCCCACCAAATACTATTGATATTGTGTGATACATTTTTTAAGTTAATTACTTGAGAATCAGGATGATCTAATTCACCACAAGCACGTCTTTCTTTAACTAAAGTCATGTATTTATCAATTTCACGTTCCCACAAATCTTTAGCATAATATCTACCGTTTCCGTTTTTTACTTCACAAGTAGCTAAAATACCTTCAACTAATGGATTACCACCAACACTTTTACCTTCGGTAAGTGCCATTGGTGATACATTAAATTGGCGGGTTTCTATAAGTAATGATTTCATATTATTTTAATTCTTCTTTAATAATATTACGAATTATAGAACGAAGTTTTGATTCTCCAACATTTATATTTTCTTTTAATCCTGCTTCTAAAGCTTTGATCTTTTTTTCAAGTTCAGCTTTACGTTCAGGATCTTTTTCTTTTGTTAATTCATTTTGAAGATCTTCAAGTTGTTGATAAACATCTTCATTTTCATTTACAGAATCACCACTTTTATACCAATACCAATTTTTGTAATCAAATGGATCAATTCCTTTTTTTTCTAATCCTTTTTTAGAAACAATAACAAATTCAGATAATTTAGAATCAGGAAATATATCTTTAAGATCCATCTTAGCATAATATTTTAAGCTTTCAACATCACTTACTGTTTCCCATCCTTCTACTATTTTACCATCTGATTTACGGATAGCAAAATGAGTATATTTTTTATTGATATTTTCGTTAAGTGATTCTTTTAATTTTCTTTTTTCATTATTTATCCAAGCATTAGCATTACCTTCACCTTCAATAGTTTTGACTTCTTTATCATTTTTATAAATCACATACATGCCATTACCTTTATACTCTTTAGTGAACATTTTATCTATATCACTTAATTCAGGTTTTTTATATCCTATAGGGTCATGAAACATTCCTATACCTTCCTTTAATTCTATATCTTCAATATAAGCAATAATCAAATCTACTATATCATCAGCGCTTACAGATGGATATTCTCTGCCTCGTTTATTTTCTTTTCGAGCTTCAGAATAATAGTAGTTTTCAGTATTTTCTATATATGAGTCAATACTTTTATCAGATATATCAGGAAATTTGGTTTTAATTTTAGTTTTAATATATTCTTTCATATTATCAGGAATCTCAAAATCATATTCACTAAATGAATATTCAAATCCTTCCTTTAATTTAATTTTTTTTTCTTTGCCAGGCATAGCCATTTTTTTAACACCAGAAGCGTTTTGAGGAGCTACAGGCATTTCTTTAACTTTTTTAGGCATTGAAGTTTTTGCTTCTTTATCACCTAATGAGTCTTGAACATTTGACTTTACTTTCTCTTCTTTTTTATCAGTATCTAGATCACCATATCCTGAGGATTTATGTTTGCCTTTTGGTTCTTTGGGCTTACCTAAACCTGGAGCTTCATCAGTGTATCCTACACCTTCAGTTCCAAATTCACCATTTTTAGTATAATATAAAGGATCTTTAGCTAAATTTTTAACTACAATATCTTTTAATTCATCACCTGTTTTACCAGCATTTTTTTCATTGCGTAATTCACAATAAAAACCTTTCATGATTTCATTAAAGTTAATATTGTCAGCATTTTTCATATCTTTATTATCATATGAATGTGATTGCTTATCTGTAACTTCTTTAGATGTTTCTTTTTCTATTGATTTTACTTCTTCAGCTAAAATCTTTTTCCAATCAAAAATATCAAATCCTTTAGAAACAACACCACCAGCTGCTGCTTCACTAATAATTTGTTTAGATTTTAATACGTTAGTTGCTGTATCAAAATCAAAATATTGATTGATATATTCTGGGAAAAGTTGACGTGCGTGTTTTAAAAATTGAGTTTTATTTCCGCCTTTTCCGGATTTGATAGCGTTGTAGTGTTCTTGTAATGTTTTCATTTTTTCTCTTTAAATAATGTTATTAGGTCATTTAAATAATCTAATGCTAAATCAGTCCCATATTTTATTTTAAATTCAGGATTATTTTTATAATATTCCATTGTTTCTTTTTTAGCATCTTTTAACAATGGGAGTAAAGTATTTAATTTATCTTCTATTTTATCAAAATCCGTAACTCGAGTTTCTACAAACTGTTTTAAAGATGGATCTTGTAAATTTAATGTATTTAAATATGATTGAGAAGATTCACTAGATTCTTTTAATTTTTTCTTCCATAAATCTTTATGGTCTATAACTTTAGATTGTTTATGTAATTCTTCAGCAGGTACTGGTTTCCATCCCAGTTTATAATAGTAAATATTTTGAGCTCCTTTTGCTTTTTTATTTGGATTAAAAGCATACGGTGTAGCATATTGAGCACCAGTGCCTGGAGTGAAAGTTGCTGCTCCTGAACCTGCACCTGTAGCACTCATTTCTTTTAAAGAAGCTTGTATAATTTCTTTAATTTGTTTACTGATGATAAGTTTTATATTTTCGTAATCTTTTGGATAATTAGATTTTAAATGACTAATAAATTTATTATAAAGTTTTTTAGAATCATTAAATATCTCATTAAATTTAGGATCATTTTTATCTAAAACATTTTCGTTTTTTAAAAAAGTATCTCTATAAAAAATAAGAAATTCTTTCCAAACTTTAATTAAATTATGATAAATACCATAATCTACTTTTCCAGTTTCAGGATCAACGGTAAATTTAGGGGTATTTGGGTTATTACTTTCCATTTATTTTTTTTAATTCTTCAATTAAATCACAATATTGAAGTAAATTAATCATATGATCATTACTTACTTTATCAGTTTTATTTAATTCAACTAATAAATTAACTATTTCATTAATTTTAATTTTAGTAACTTTATTAGAAGTAGTTTTATTTAATAAAATTAAATCTTTCTTTATTTCATTAATTTTAATATTATAAAATTCTTTTAATTTAGCATTATTATCTACACTATTGATAAATTCTTTTAAAATTAATTTTTGATTGTTAGTAAAATTAGAATATTTTTCATTAAATTTTTCTAATAAAATTTTATAAGCTAAATTGCGAGTTCCCTTATCAAATTTAGTAAATTCATTTATTACTTCAGGAGCTTTTTCTTTATTTTTTTCAGTTGAGGTTGAAGTTAAATGTTCTAAAATTGTTATTTTATTTGAAATAATTTGTTCAGTAAGTAAAGGTTTGCGGTCTATTGATTCTAATAAATTATATATAGCAGCCTGTGTCTTATAGTGGGGTAATTTAGTTTTAAAGAATTTTTCTAAATCATAATGATTTTTAATTTCTTTAATTAAATTATATTTTTGTCGTTTAAGTGCTGATTTATTTAATTGTTTAGCACCTTCAAGTACAGTATTGATTATTATTTCAGCTTTACCTTCAGATAAATTAGTACGTTTAAGTAAAGTTTCATATAATTTATATTCACGACCCAATTCAGTTTTACTAAAATATTTTTTTAGTATATCAGTTGCTTCTGAATTTTTACCAGATAAAGTATCAGTTGTTATTTGTCTTACTAGTAACTCAAATAATATACTGGTGTTTTTAAATTTTGAATGTTTTATTAACATCTATACAGGTTTTATTATAAATATATAGGAATATATTAGTCTTTCAATTGATTTTCATCAAGTAATGATTCTTTTGATTTATCTGTAGTAAAAACCAATTTTTTTTCAATTTCATTTAAAAATTGTTTATTTTTTAAATAATTTTCATTTAATGATTTAGAATTATAATCAGGTTGATCATCTATTTTCATATCTTTTTTACCTAATCTATCTCTACCAAATGCGTTTTGTTGTGTATTAATATTAGATACTTTTTCAAAAGGTCTACCTAATTTAACATCTCCATTATACCCATCAGGAACATTTCCTGGATCTGACATAGTTCTACCTTTACCATACAATGATGCTAAATCATGTGGAGTACCATATGAACGGCCAGTTTCTAATGGATCATTTCCTTCTTCAACTATTTGAGATAAACGGAATTTACGTTTAGAATCTTGTAAAATTAAATCTCTGTATTCATCGAATTGATCTTCACTGAAGTGGAAGATATTGTGATAAATCCAATCTGTGGGTAATAATTGGGCCTCCATTATGTTTTTGGCTAAATCAACCTTTTCTTTCATTAAAGCAATACGTTCTTGATCGTATATAATTGATGGAGTAGTTAATGAAAGTTCAAAATTTGTTAAAGATTCTCCTTTATATCCTTGAGTATACAAATGTACTAAAGCAATTTTATACAACTCAGACAACATAATACGCTGGATTCTATCAATAGTGCGAGCAAAACGAATATCTTCAGCAGCTAATGTTGCTTTACCACTTAAATCTTTCTCATAACCCATAAAAGCTTTAGGTATTTTAAGTGCAGCAAACAATTTATCTCTTAAATAATTAACATCTTCAATACCATTATACTCTAAACCTTTAGTAGTTTCAATTTTAGTAGTTGTGTCATTACCACGAACAGGAATATAAAAATCTTCTAACATATTTTGCATGTTATACTTAAGATTATATTCACCAGTTTGTTGATCTATGTATGGAGTTTTTTTCATGGTATTAATAGTTTTTTGCATGAAATTCTCCACTTCATTAGGAGGAATAGAACCTACATTGATATAAAAAACACGTTTTTCTGGTGCTCTAGATATTCTATGAATTAACATAGCATCCTCCATTAATGTGTATTGTTTAAATAATTTACGAGCTGGTTCTATATAAGAACGGCCATATGGTAAATAGTTTACATCAGTTAATAAACGGAAATGAGCCATTTCGTAATTATCAAAATATATTCCGTTTTCTGTTTTGGAATATTGATTAGGAACAAAATATTGTCCTGTACCACCTACATAACCATCAGGACTAAATCTAAATCTTACTGCTGCGGGTAAATTTGGGTCATAGTTTTCTTGACGCATTATATGGTATGCAGTATAAGGTATTACATTATATACACCAAATTTTTCTGCTATTTCTAGTTTTAAGAAAAAGTCACCATATTTACACATTTGTCTAGTCCATGACCAAAGATTAAATTCAATATTTAAAACATCATAAAATAAATTATAAAGAATTTTTTGAAGATCTTCATCAGAACTACGAATTTGGAGTATTTCTCCCATTTCGTTTTTTAAAGTACATTCATCAGAAATAATATCTAAAGCAGATGCTACAATAGCGTCTGTATCCATAACATCATAATCTGAATATAATTGGGCTCTTAAATACTGGTAGTTAACATTTAATTGTTGACCATAAAGAGATGTAGCGTTTTGAGAATAAATTCTAGTAAATCTATCATTTAAAGAATTAGTTTGATATTCACCACTACGTTGAATGGAATTAACATCCATTACCTTAACCTGATTTCCACCATCATTTCTGATAATAACATCTGTGGAAAATAATCGTTTTAATCTATTAAATATATTCGTATCCGCCATTGTTTTTTATTTAAAATAACCATCTAATATCTTCATTTTGATTATTTCCTGTAGGTATATGATATGGGTTATCTTTACCTGAAGAAAAATAAGCTCCTTGATATTGAGAAGGTCTTGATATATTATTTATTGTTGCTTTTGCTAATTCAATTCCTTGAGATTTAAATTTAAGTGAAGTATCTCGTAAATACATAGCCACACTAAAAGGCATAACTAAATCATCATTATATCCTGATTGTGCTTCTGCTCTACCATTTTTCCAAACAAATACTTTCATTTCTTCTATTAAACGTTTTGAACGAATAATAACACTATGGTCTCCTAAATATTCTCTTCCTTTATTTATTACTAATGGACGAGTTCTTAAAGACATAGTAAAACCTGGGGTCATTTTGGAATGATCTTCATATTTGTTAAAATACGAATCTGAAGTTGAGGAGTCACTTTTAGGTGAATAATATAAATTTCTATATCCTCTTTCTTGTATAGCATCAATTGTAGCCCATCCTATATTGGCATTTTCAGGTACTAATAACGCTTCATTATATTCTGTAGCAATACCTACTAACATATAACCGAATTCTTTAGGGGTTATTTGTCCTTTATATTCTGCTACTTGAGCATTAGTTTCTAAATCAAATACATGAAATGCAGAAAAATCTTTTCCATCACCCCTAGCTACGTCAGCTACAACCATGTAATTTCTAGTATAGTCTGGAGATTCCCAAATCCAAAGATTTTTGTCTACTCCTCTACGTTCTACTGGTTCACAAATGTGTGTAGTAAGATAATATTCTAAATGTTCAGGATAATAAACTGTATCTCCTGAAGTGGTAAAGTTACAATCACATTCTTGAGCCGCTAATCTAGGATCACCCAATAGTTCATCTTGTCGTTTTCTCCAAGCATCATCTCGTTCAGGATGTACAAACCAAGGTAATTTAATAGGAAGAAAATCATTTTCACTGGTTTCAGCTTTAACCCATGTTTGGTGAAACCAATTACCAGTACCATAAGGTGTAGATAATACAATTGCACCACCACCAGTTGCTAAAGTTTGTTGAGCAGAAGCCCATATTTCTCCAATATTGTCAATAAACGCAGCCTCATCTATTATAAGTAAAGATACTGCTTCAGATCGACCTGCATCACCTGCTGCTGATACTGCTTTGATTTGGGATCCATTTGATAATCTTAATGTAAGTTTATTGTTTTCGTCTGCAGGTACTTTTAGCCATGAAGGTAAATTATCATACATGAATTTTACCTTAGTAACCATATTCTTGGCTGTTTCTTGTTTAGTAGCTAAACACAATACGTTTTTATCTTTATGGAATATCATTAACCATAAAGAATAACCTGCTGCTAAAGTTGATATACCTAACTGGCGAGATTTAAGTACTATAGAGTATGGATTATCTTTCCATAAATTTAATACTTTACCCTGGAATGGGTATAAATTAAATATTACTCGTCCACGTTGAGGATGTTGGATGTAACAGTATTTGCGCATAAAATGCGCAGGGTCTTGAGCACATTTAATATACTCTTCTCTTATTATTTGTTTAAGATCTTGTGACATTATTTTTTACCTATTTTCCAATAGGTACTTAAACTTAAATTTGGTTGTAAATTCCCGTCTATTCCAATTCCTAAACTATATACTTGTTTATTTTTAGTTCTCCAAAGCACCTCAGGACCAAAAAAATTAATTCCCTTATTACTTCCTACTAATTTAGGACCTACATAAAATTCATGTTTATTTTGAATTATAGTATTTGTAGTAGATATAGTAGAATATAATAATTTATACTTTACATTTCTATTTTTAATTTTATTTTTATGAATAGAATCATTAATATAAATAGTAATTGTATCCTTTTTTATAGTATCATTATACACATAAGTTGCAAAATAATCTCCTAAAACATATGTTGTATCTATTTTGGTAATTGTATCAAAAATTATATCATGTTCTACTTTAGTATTCCATTTAGGAATATATGTTGGGATTTCTTTAGTAATTGTAACAAATGTAGTATCTGTTTTTATAATAGTATCAGCAGATGGTTTATTATTAAATAAATTAGCTAAATCAATACCATTTCCGCATCGTTGCATTAATATAATTACGATTAGAACTAATATAATAATAAATAAAAAATTATCTTTTACCCATTTCATATTAGAAAATGCTTGAAGTAAGGTCTTTTAAACTTACACCCTTTGCTTTAAATAATTTTTTAACATCATCTCTAGCAATTAGTTGTTTTAAAATCTTAAGATCATCAGAAGCTTCACGATTGTCTTTAGACATTTGTGATAACTTATTAACTTTATTTTCTATACCTTTCTTAAGTTTATTATATTTTTCTTCATCTTCAGAAGATAACTTTTGGGCATAAGTTGAACCACCTGAGATTTTTTCAATTTCTTTATCATCTGCTTTTATATCAGCTGTTTTAGGTTCTTCTTCTGCTGGTTCTTCTTCCTCTTCCGATTTTTCCCAATCATCTTTTACTTCAACATCTTCTTCATCTTCATCGGCCGGTTCTACTTTTTCAGGCTCAATTTCTGGTTCCAATTCCAATTCTGGTTCTTCAATTGGAGTAGGTTCTACTGTAGGTGATATTGATGATTTTACTAGAGCAAACGCTCCGATTTTAAGAAATTCATTTACAGATGGATTAATTGCTGGTTGGCTAGATTTACCTACAGCTTTAGCTAATTCTAGTTGAGAAATTCCTTCTTCACCTGCTTTTTCTACAACATTTAATAAATCTTCTTTCCAAGTACCAGCATATAATTTTCGTGCTAGTGCTATTTTGGCTGGGTCTCCAAGTTTGATATTATTTGGGGTACGAGCCATTTCTTCTAACTCTACATCACCTCCTGCTTTTAAATCACTAATAGCATTAGCTTTAGCATCAGACTTTAATGTATTAAATTTAGGGTCTTTCTGAATTTTTTGTACTGAGTCTTTGCCAGCGTATGTAGTTTCAGATAATTCATTGATTATTTCTTGGCGGATGTATTGATATAAATCTTTACGTTTCATTATAAGGTTTTATTATAAATATTATAAATTTAAATAAGATTTTATTTGATTTATTCTATTCTCAGTAGTTCCCGATATAATTCCAAAATTTTTAATTTTATAAAGATATTGAGAACATAAATATTTTATAGTAGTATCTATTTGAGTTCTATAATCAGAATCAGTAGTACGAACATTATTGTCTTCTAGTTCTACCCCAGCTGGGCTTACATAAAATATCCAATCATATTCTGGTATGAACGATGATGCAAAGTATTCAAAATTATTTTTATCAATTTTATCTATTGATTGGGCATTTAATGTAAATGCTATAACATCTATAACTGTTCTATCAGTTAATATATTATGTTTAATTAATTCACTAGCTCGTTCAGCAAGGAATATTGTTTGACCTTTTAAAGTACTATCGGTATTCAATGGAATACCTAAATCACGTAAGTATTTACTACGTTCTGTAGCAAAATCATAATTTTTAAATTCTGGGAGTTCTTTGAGTGAGTTAACAAGTGTGGTTTTCCCACATGACATAGTTCCAGTAAAACCTATACGCATAATTTATTTATTTTATTATTAATTTTAATGTCTCATTTTTCCACTAGATGTTTTATAGAATGGTAACCCAGTGCTATCTTTTTTAACTTTTTTATGTTGATCTTTAGTGTAAAAAATACCATTTAAATAATATTCCTCTTTACCATCAGGATGAATTAGTGCTGGCCCGTCAGGGTTATGGAGTTTACTATTTTTAATATAACGAATGGTACCGTCTGGGGATTTAATTTTTTTGATAGATTCCATATTGTATAATTTATAATGTAAAAATAACAAAAAAGGCTTGGTAATCCAAGCCTTCTTAAAAAATTATATTAAATATTTATTTAACTATTCCTGCAATTTTTTGCATACGAATAAATGATTCATTTAATGATTTATCTTCATCATCATAACCCCATTCAGAATTTAAATAATCTACTAATTTAATTTTAGGATTTGTTTCAGCAAAATTTAATATTGATGATACCAACTGTTCTTGATCAATTGTTAACATTCTATTATATATCAAATCGTCATTTTTTAATGATTCATTTAATGATTTTGATTCTTCAAGAAATTCATCTAAATCTTCATCATCAACAACACCATCCATATTTGTATCTTTTTCATTATCTACAGGATTTGGAGTAGCAGTCATGCCATCTTTAGCTTTAGAAGGAGATAATGGACGACCACGTTTTAATAAACCTTTAACACGCATTCTTAATTTTTCAATAAATTCAGGACCTAATGTCGCTAATTCATCTTCTGTAGGTTTATAATTAGTATCAGCTTCTAATTTAGAATTAACAGCTTTAGCAATCAATGTTTTTTCTGATGTTGGGCGTCCTTTAACACCACTTGATTCTGGTTTTTCCTTTTTAGGTACAGATAACTCACCTTTGGTGAAAATGTTGGCTTCTACAAAATCACGAATTTTTGGATTAATAGATTGCATACCTGATTTTCCTAATTTTTTAGCTAATTCAGGTTGGGGAATACCTTTTTCTCCAGCTTCTTCAACAAATTTAATCATATCTCCAATCCAAGTGCCAGAGTATAATTCTTTAGCAGCTGCTAATTTTTCAGTATCTCCAATTGTAATGTTAGTAGATATTCTAGCCATTTCATTTAATTCGGCTTCTACTATTTCACGAATAATATTTCTTAGTTTGTTCATTATTTTTAATTATTTTTATTATAAATATTACAAAACTAAACAAAATTAATAATTTTCAATAAAGTCTGGGTAGTCTTGGGTTTCCATAATGTTTAGGTTATGGAAATAAATATTATTATTTTAAAAGAGATTCTGCTACATAAATACCGTGTGCTCCACTTACAGTAATACCTCTAGCACTTAATGCATCTCCTACAAAATGCACATTTGGATATTCAGTTAGCGATAGATCATTATAATTTACTAATGGTTCAGGACTTAAGTATTTTACCTCAGGTATATAGATTCCATAGTCATCACCAAATTCAAATACTTTATTCATTTGATCAATGAAATCTTCAATATATTTAAAATAACCACCCATAGCACTCCTAACATTATTTAATGAATACTCAGATATTTCCCAAGATGATACAGTTGTTCCTTCTGATGTTAAACCTGGTTTACGAGTCATATTAGGTGAATAATATAATCCTGTTTTATTAGCTTGACATAATTTAACTACATCACGTGACCACTCAAATGGATTTTCAATACCTTTAATTTCCATTAGAATACCAAAGTTGGTCATATCGTTTCTAAATTCTTCACCTTTCTTAGCATGACCATTATAGCTAATATCTCCATAAGTTTCTTCAACAGCTACATAAGCTGCATTATTGTTAGTACAGAATGAACGTAATGATACATTATCAAATTTTTGATATAATTTAAAATCATAAGATACATCTATTAATTTTTGAAAATATTTTTGTGGGCTTTCAAATCTCACTCCAATTTGAACTGATTTAGGTTCGGTTGGTAGTTTATAATCGTCTGATAGTTTTTGGGCAAAGTCAATACCTGATTTGCCTACAGCAAAGATAAGTTCATCGTAAAAAATCCAATCTTCTTTAGATGTATGTTTTAAACATACTAAATTTTCTTTAAAAAGAATATCAGATACTTCTACATTCCAACTAAATTTAACACCTTTATCAACTAAATAATCATACCAACGTTTTCCTATTTCGTGTAAATAATCTGTACCAATGTGGTATACTGGGAATAAACGAAGACCAAAGTATGGTTTAATAAAGTCTGGTTCTGATTCTGGGTTTGAGTACATAATTTTAGAGGGATCAGGGTGAAAACGTTTCCACATTTCAATAGCTTGGTCCATCAAATTATATGCTTTTTCTTCGCCACAATATTTTGATAATTGACCCCCAATTGCGGTATGATATGTTAATTTGCCGTCTGAGAATCCTCCAGCTCCTGCAAAACCTGTCATTACTTCTTCAGGTTTACGAGTGTAAGGATCTTTACCTTTATCAATTATAGTAATAAGTTCTCCAGGATAATTATTGTCTACTAATTTTAAAGCAGCACTAATACCAGCTACTCCACTTCCTACAATTACGATTTTCTTTGTGTATTTCATATTATTTATATTTCCATTTATATCCAAATGCTGTTTTTTGTCTACCCAATATACAATCTTTTATTTGAGAAGTCAAATTACTTGTTTTATTTGTTTGTTCTTTTATCCAAAGAGCAGCTTGTCCTTTACTTTCCCATTCTCTAATAAAATTATTATTTAAATCAAACATAAGTACAGGTGTAGCTTGTTTACGTTTAGCTAATAACATGTTTTGTTGATGTTTTTCAGTAAATGGTTTTGGTTTTCCTTTATTATTTTTACTTATTTTTTGTCTAACTTCTTCAGTATAATATTGTGAATGATTTTTTTCTTTTAATGTTTTACTTATTTTTTCTCCAGAACCAGGTCTTGGTTTTCTCATTTTTTGTTTTTGTTCTTCAGTATAACTTGAAGGACCCCCACCACCACTGTTTTTATTTTTTAATTTAAATCCCCAACTTTTAAATAATTCAATATAAAATTCTTCCCAATATTTCCAGTCTTCAACTTCATCAATTATTTCTAATTTAATATTATTTCCATATGTAGTATAATGTTTGTGTTTTCTTCTAGTAACATCTTTTGCCTTTCCAACATAAAATGGAACTTCATTTTTTTCCAATATATAAATTTTAGTCATACTATTTTATTATACATATTGTAAAATCCCATCAGACCAACACCCATTCAGGTTTATTATTTAATTTTTTCCAATCTAATTTTTTAATTTTTACTTTATCATTAATATAAAAATTTTTATATGCTTTTATAACATCATTCATTTTAAATTCATCAGGCATACATTGAGGTGGAGGAGTAAAGCCATTATCAGGGATATTTGGTTCATTTGTTTTACACCACTCCAATATTTCTTTAGTTTTATGGGGTTTACCATAACGTTTTTCAAATTCATTGCATATTTCTAAACCATGAGATATAAGCCATCTATAATGTTGGATAGATTGTCTTGTCCAAATTGTTGAGGGGTGGTTTTTATGGGCACGTTTGTATGGAGCTGTTCCACCTGTTTCCCAATGTGCTGTACAACACATTTGTGCACTTTCGATTTGCATTTTACGGATATGATCATCGGCTAGTTCACGAGCAGCAATGATTGGATCTTCATTAATATAAAATATATTCATAACTTTTATTTTTGATAAATATAAGTTATTTTATTAAGTAAACCAAATTAAAGAGGCCCAATCTTTAAGATTAGGCCACTACTCCTTTAATTTTGTTATATTCGAACACGCAATGAATGTGTTCTATAAAAATTTAAATATTAATCAGGGTACTCACTTCTTATAGCTTTTTTATACATTCCTATAGTAAGATCAGTTGGTTGTAAATTAGGATTACCTATCAAATTTCTCATTACTCTCATCTCATCATTATCTCCAGGTGCAAAATAATGTGTCATTTCTCCTGCTACATCTTCATAATCTTCATATCCCATACTTTTAACAAGATTTTCATAAGCGTTATGATCCCAAACATATGGTGTCTCATTTGCTTCTTCCATATCATCATTTGGATGAAATAATATTCCTAATGCTTTATCATTATCACCACCAACTTCATTTTCAAATAAAGCTAATACTTCTTCTTTTAAGCTTTTAGGTTTATTTTTAACTACTTTTTTTAAAATAGCACCAGCAACTTTTTGTCCAGCTTCTTTTGAACCGTATTCTTTAGCAGCAGCTTTAGCTACTTTAGCAAATCCTTTACCTTTTTTACCAATATCTGTTCCTTTTTTAAAACGAGCTTCTTCTAGTTTTTCGTTATATTCTTTTTCTGAAAGAACACCTGCTAGTTTTTGCATATAAAGAAATGATTCATTTATTTTAATATCTTCTAAAGCAATTTCTTCTAATTGTGGACCATTTTCAGGAAAATTTTCATCGATATTTACTTCATCAACAATTTCTTTTTCTTCAGTATCTTCTACTTTTTCGCTTTTTTCAGATTTTGATTTAAGTTTATCTAATTGTTTTTCATATTTAGCTAAACTTTTTTTCAATGCTTTAACTTCATTGCTAAGTTCTTTCATTTTACCTTTATCAAGCATATCATGGTATGCTTCATCTAAGCCATCCATGTTCATTTTCTTTTCACGAAGATCAATAGCTTCTTTAGTTTTACCCATTTTTGCTTCTAAAGCAGCAACATTACCTGCTTCATCAATTTCACGAATATAATCATTGATTGATTCGCGGATTAGTTGTATTAGTTTTGAATTATTCATTTTTTATATATTTTTAATTTAAGTGTTCCTGTACCTTTAATAACACGATGCCATTCGTGTTTTTTTATAAATATATGATTTTCTAACAAAATTGGCAATTTATCATCAAATTGGAATTTCCAATCTGTTTCTCCTATAATTTCTAATGTACGATCTTCATTATCACGATGCCACATAAGTTCAATTGGATCTATATTTTCGTTAAATTCACGAATGATATATTTGTCTGTAACTTCTATGTCAGTGTATGGGGTCATTAAATGTCTAATAATTTTATTTGTCCTTCTGGTGTGTAGCCAAATTGCTCAGCATGGATATCTAAATCTTTTTTACCAAAAATTGATACAATTTGAAGTAAAAAGTCTATCCATTTTTTAAGCAAGTTAGGATTTTGAGTTAATGAATACAAGGTATTTAATTCAGATTTTAAAGAAGAAGGATTATTTTTTATTAAATAATACAATTTATATATGAAATCATCATATTGTAAATTATCATCTTCCATTATATCATCTAAAAGAATTGAATATTTTCTTTTTTCATTACTTTTTTGTTTTATATTAGAAAATTCTACATTTAGTTTTTCTAATTCTGCAACTGCCTGGTCTACATCTAGTTTTTCTAAAACAGCGTATTTGTCTGTTACTTTATAAACTATAGGAAATATATTAGGATATTGTTGAAACGTATCTATTTGTTCAATGTTTATAGATTCTCCTTCACTTGGATCAAATGTTTTTATTACTTTGTTAGGATCTTTTGAGTAAGGGTAAACAACATGTTGTGAACCTTGTCCTATAGGTTCTTTACCAGATACAAAAATTTCTTTTAATATATCTATAAGTTTAATCATTTTCTTCTTCTTTAGGCAAAAACCAATTAGAACACCATTTTGAAGGATCTTTAATTTGATTTCCTTCATCATCTACTAATTCAGAAGTACCTTTGTATTCTTGATATTTTTTATTTGAACACATATGTTTACCATCTTCCATATAATGATATTTACAAACAGCACAGCTAAAGCCTATTGGAGAATACATATAAGGAGGATATTCACCTTCTTCATTATGCTCGTTTAATTTATTTTTGAGTATCCACTCAGTTATGTTAAATTCTTTTTTCATTTTAGCTTTTCAATTGTTTATCAAAATATATAGTTGAATATACATTAGGTATTTTTCTAGTTTTAAGCATTTTTCCACCAGAAATGTAAGGTTTTCCAAAATCTACTTCAACCCAATTTAACATTCCTCTAGAATCCGCTAAACCTCTATTGCCTGAGGATGTAGTTATTATTTTACCAGTACCATATGTATCATGTTTGAAGTCTGCTCCTATCCTATAGTCTGTTCTAATTTTGTATGGTAAATCTTTTTCTTTAATTTTTTCGGGTTTAGCTATTTCTATACCCATTAATTTATTTAAATTGATTGGATATGTTGATTCTTCAAATTCAAGTACTTTTACAGGAATGTCTTTCTTTTTTCTTTCTAAATGATTAATTGTATCTTTATAAAGATCATCAGAACCAGACAATACCAATGTTATGAGAAAATTATTATGAATTATAACATAATAAAATTTTCCTTTCCCGGCATCAGATACAATAGTAATAGGATATCGAGTATTATTAGCTTCTAGTACAGGAGTAAAAAATTTATAAGTAATATTATATCCTTGAGATAAAGGAACATCTTGAGCTTCTAATGTTTTTAATTTAGTAAAAATTCCTTTTTGAATTTCTTTTATAAGAGGTTGTTGAATTTGTTCTAAAGTAAAATCACCCAAAGCTTCTTTAGGAACTATGACTTTTTTTATATTATCAATTCTATCAACTTTTCGATCTTTATAGTGATCTGTAAGTTCTAATTCAAATAATATATCTAATAATTTAATCATTTTTCTTCCGTTTCTGATTCTGAGTTATGTTTCTTATTAATCCATTTGTCCACAGATGCAATGCCAAAACATGCAATTGTTAATAATTTAAATGAATCAAATATAAACTCATTAACAAGTAAAGGTTTATTTAAAATACCAGTAGTAACATCTACTATTGCAAACATAATCATGACTACGAATGCACCAAATCCAATAACAGCTTTTTCATTTACTGTATTGTTATCATCAAACATTGACCAAAATTTTTTCATTGTGTTGTATCTTTTTTAATTGTTGATATTACTTTTTGTATAAAACTTTTTTTCTTTTTCTTAATAGGTTCTGAAGTTGTATCGGCAAGAATAGCTTTAGCTTCTTCAAGCTCAGCTTTAGTTTCAACAAGTTCTTTTTTTAAACTTACATTTTCTTGTTTAATAGCTTTAATTTCTTTTACCTTTTTATCAGCATTTTCTGTGCTTTGTAAAAGATTTGAGATTTTAAATGATATAGTATCTGATGGAGCTGGCTCAACTGTAATAAGGCTATCAGTTATAATGAATGTAGTTTCAACTTGTACTGGTTTATTTTGGCAAGATGCCAAAACTAGACTAATAATAATAAATTTTTTCATTTTATTTTATTTATATCGTTTAATACTTGTAATCTAGCTACTGTAATAGCCATGATACTGTCTGCTCTTCTAAGTTTTTCGGTTCTTTCATCAAGCTTTTTTTCAAGAGCTTCTACTTTAGAACCACATTCAGAATATTGTTCCTTATATTCCGCGGCTTGTGTTTGATAACTTGCTTTATTATCATAATATAAGTATCCAACAGCAAGTAAGACAATAAATAAAAGACCTTTAACCGGATCCTTTGCAAAGTCTTTAAAAGAAATAGGTAATTTCATTTTATATTTTTAAATTGTGTAAGTAAAGTTTTATTTAAGCCCAAGGTTTATATACAGGTTTACCATTAACTCTTATAGCTTTCAAAATTTGTTTACGTTGTTTTCCCGTAGATTCATATGATACGTGTACCCAATCTGGATTAGAATCAGTTCCAAATTCCCAGATAAGTTGATCAAAAACTAAATTATCTTTAATATAGTCAAATACCATCTTATTAGTAATTCCAGTATTCATATTATCTTGATCTAAATCTAAGGCTTCACCAGAACAATGCTGTGATGTAGCTGAGGATCCAGGAACGGCATCATTTAATGCTTTACTTCTATAACCTGAAGAAACATTAATTGGTTTTTTGAAATGATTTCTAATGGGTTCAAATACTTTTTCAGCTAATAATTTTAAATTAGCTAAATGTTCTGAGGTTGGGTTATTATCAATACCTAATCTTTTTGCGGTATCTGATTTAATAACTTCTGTTAATACTAAATGTTCTGATAATTGCATGTGTATTTAATTTATGGGTTTATTTTCTGTTTTTTGGGTTCCGAAATAATAAGAAAAAATCATTAAGGTTAAGGTCTTAATTAAATCAAATAATTGTGAGTTTTGTTCTTGACTTAATAAATTTATTTTAAATGCTATAGTTTTATCAACAATAAAGACACCAACTAAAGCAGCAAATATTAAAAGTATAAATCTAACTAATACATCTTGGGTTTTAGTTGCAAATAATGAATTAGTATACCATACAATAAAAATAATAAAACTTAAAGCTAATAAAACTCCAAATATCATTATTAATGTATTTTCTGAACTAAACATTATTTTGTTTTACCCCATTTTTTGCCTTTGCCAGGCGATTTACATTGTGAAGGTGTAGGACGACATGAAGGATATTTAGCTCGTTTTTCGCCTTCTTTACGACCACATGCTTTATATCCACCTTTTCCATCAGGTGCATTACAATCTACCCATCCACCTTCTTTACCTTTAGGACCTTGACGTTTAAACCAGGAGCGAAGTGATTCACCTTCATCTAAATCATCAAGCCCAAATGATTTTAAAAATTCATTTCTTTCAAAATCTACTTTATTTTGATATTGGACAAAATCACTTTTTATTTTATCGTAATCAATTGGATACATATTACCTAACATTATTGGTAATTCTTTGTAATTTCCACCACCTTTAAGATTAGGGTCACTAGCAAATTCATCAAATCTTACTATAACATAAGGTTGATTTTCATCATCATAATTAATATAAGGAAATAAATAACCTTCTTTACCAGCAAATTCTTGACTAAATCTATGTTTAATTGGTTGATTGTTTTTATCTTTAACTTTAATTTTTATTTCTAATTTACCGAATGTGCCTCCGTTTTCTTTAAAAATTTTTCCTAAATTTAAATTTTTTAACAATGCATCACCAGAACCACCAAGTAAAGCTAATTTATCAATATCAGGTAAATTATTAAATCCACCAACTTTATTTATTTTATCTAAAGCTTTATTTTGAAATTCTTCTTTATCTTCTTTTATATCTTTCCAAATATTTCCTTTACGACATCTAACAATTGCTCCTGACTTATAAGCAGATGGTTTATCGTATTTGCGATCAGCAATACGTTTACAACGATCTGCTTTTTCTTGGAGGAGTTGTTTAAGTATATCAATAAGATTCATTATATCCCTATATTAATCAATTGTGGATTGTCAACTTTAAACTTAATTACTCCTTTAATTTTATTAATATTATCAATAATCATTTTAATTGTATCTATATCAAAATTACTATTTTTTAAATATGGATATGGATCTATTTTAACAGTTAATCTATTATATGAACGATCAGGTTTAGGTAAACGAGGAGTATATTCTTGGGCATCTACAGTAGTAACACCAGTTATAGCACGAATATCTGAAAGTAATTGAGATTGGGTTTTTTTATTATTATCTGATACAAGTAAACCTTCAATTTTATATAGTTTAGACTCAGACCCTTCACGTAAAATTTTACGTATTTCTTCTCTAATTATTTGTTTAAGTTTACTATTCATTATTTTAAGTATTTAAGTTTATATAATGTAGATTGAATTAATTCAACAACACTATCAATTTGATTTTGTAAATATGAATCAGGAATATCTTGACGTAACATTTCAACAGTAGTATTCAATGCTCTAAAATATTCTTGAATTGCTTCACAACTTTGATACTGCATTAAAGTAAAATTAGTATAATCCATTATAATACCATATTTGCCTTGATATGATTCAACTAAACCATCAGTAATATCTACAATTTCATCGTAGTATTCATTTAATGCTTTATGAGCAGCAAATGATGGAGTTTGCAAATGATACACATGAGCTTGTGTTCTTGAATGCAAAAGATAAGATATAAGTTTTGAAAAATTTTCCATAATAATTTATTTTACCAATAACCACTAAATGTTGACTTTAAACCTAATAAAGATGCGTACCTTGGAAGCCTACAAGACCAATATGATGCTTTTGTTTTATCTTTTTTGTTAGCACAATCATGTCTTTTTGCAAATGCTTGGCGTGCTTTAGGATTGTTTATTTTAGCTGAAAGACCTGTAGTATCTCCAAAGCTAACTTTTTTAATGCGTTTAGTTTTAGGGTCACGAACATACACATAGAATTTTTTAGATCCACCGCGTTTAGGTTTATTTAATGCTGGGTGTTTTTTATCTGTAGATTCGTTTAGTTTTTCAGGGAAATATTTATTTAATATTTGTTGTTTTTCTTCAGGAGTAATAGCTTGTATTAATTCATCATAAATTTTAGTAGCTTGTTTATCACCAGTTTTAGCTTTTTTATATAAATCATTTATGGTGGGGGTATATGAACTCATTATTCCCATCTCAATATCTTCTTTATTACCTAATTCTATTTCATTAAGTCCAGCACCCACAGAAGATAATAAATCTAAAGCATTATATTTTTTTAATATACCTAATACAGTATTATAATGTATATTCTTATTTTCAAAAGAAAACAATCTATCTAAATCTTTAAGTAGATTTAGCATTCTTAGTCGTTTTTGAACTATCTTTTGATCTTCTTTATCTAATAATTGTAAATCTCCAGTGAAATCTATACCTCGTTTTTCTTCTTCAGCTTTTAATATTTCAATTTCTTCCCCAACAGTTTTAGTTAAATTACTTAAAGCTCTAAATGGAATAATTTCAGCATATTCAATATCTTTTTTTCCACCAATTATGTCTTCATCTTCTAATAATACTAAATCTAAAGGTACTTTTTGATCTTCATTTAAACCTGATCTTTCAATTGAGATTATTTCAATGGAAATACCTTCATATGATTCGAATTGATCTCTAAGCTTATATGCAGCTTCTTCTTCATTTTGAGCATATATAGGTTTAGAATTTACTACTTTATATTCACCATCATCATTAAATCCAAATTTAATAATATAATAATTATTTTCTTTTTCCTCTAACATAGGTAAGTCTAAAGGTACTTTTTGTCCTTCATATATACCATATTCACCTAAATCGGTTTCAATAATTATTTCTTTATCTAAATCATTTACATGAATAGCGTTACGAGAATATAAATAACGTGCTTCAGCCCATAATTTTAAAAAAGCATCAGAACCATACCTAAAAGTATTTTCAGTTAATGCTAATTTATTATTAACATGATATTTCATATTTTCAGTCATAATAATTCTATTATTAAGACTTTCATTAAGGACAGGGCCAGGATTACCTACGTTTTCACATGAATGACAACCGCAATTACATTTATCTTTTTTAGGAGGTGTAGATAATGCCTCTTTAATTAAACGTTTTATAAGATCTGCATGTTTCATGTATATAAATATATGAATTAATTTAATTTTAATTGAGGGTATGAAGAAGAAGGAGTTATATTATTTCTAAAAATTATATGTTTATTTTTAATAGCATATAACATTTCATTAGATTCATATAAATTATAATCCCCATCATCATTAATAAACATATATAAATCAATATCTGGTTGAGAATTTATATAACTAGCAGCATATTTAATTAGTAAATCTTCATTAGTGCTTGTTTTATTTATAATATAATTTTCAGTTTTTGGGTATATTTTATTTAATTCTAGATTAATTATAGACTCAGATTCTGGGTAAAGGGTGATGATTTCATGTATATAGTCTATTAAATTAATTTTATATTGGGCTTTAGGGTAATTGTTTTGTAATTTTTTAAATAAAAATGAAATATTACCTTCTCTACCTTTACCTTTACCTTGAGACAATCTACCTCCATTAGCTTTAAGTTCAATACATTTATTGTTAATCTTTACATCTCCTATTTTAATTTTTTCCCCATTAAAAAATAAAACTAAAATAGTTTCTCCAAAACCTATTCCTTTTCCTCCAGAATTTAGTTTAATGTTAAGTATTTTTTTAATAAAATTTTCATTAAATCCTACATTTTTAATATGGTTAATTATATTTCCTGTTTTAGAGTTAATATTAAATTTTAAAGAAGGATGTTTTATATATTTTAATAATTTATTATCTTGACGGTATGCTACTGAATATAGAAATATAAGTTCTATTAAATCTGGAGATATATTTTTGGGTGTTAATGTTTGGGTTAATTTTTTAAAATTTGTATTATTTTCAATTAAAAAACTATTTTTATTCAATATTGAATTAAATAAATTTAAAAATTTTTTTAATATACTCATGTTTAATATTTTATAACTTTAATTAACATTAAATTCCTTATTTAGGAATTTCTTCAACAGGTGTTTCAGGAGCAACTGGAGTTTCAGGAGCAACCGGTGTTTCTGGGGTTGTAGTTTCAGGAGCAGGTGTTTTTTCTGCTGGTTTTTCTATTTTAGCTCCGTATGATAATATTCTAGCAATAGATTCAATACAATTTTGTTCTTCACTTAAATTAAGTAAATAATATTTTTTACCTTCAACTTTACCAATCCATGATCTATCAGTATAAATTAAATAAAAGGGTTGATCATTTGCTAAAATAATACGAAATGTAGTTGGACGTGGTGCTACCCATTCAATATCTTTTATAAATAAATCATATTGATCTGTTAATAATTTGATAATAGTATCTTTAAGAGTAGGAAATTTAATTAAAACTGGAAAACGATCTGTGTCTAAAGATATAGGAGATGCTGAATCTAAATCTATTTGGGTAGATTTAGTAGTATTAGTAATTTTATATACTTGTTTAACTAATAATTTTATTTTATCTCTTAATTCGTTTCTAGTCATTTTTAATCAATTTTTTCATCAGGTGAAACTATGCTTGAATAATCAGTCATATTTAGTACCTGTCCGTTTTTTGATAATTCAATTAAATTTTCAGCTACATTATGTAAATCTACATCTTCTTTAGCATCTTCTCTAGCATATTCTAATAAACGTATAATTAATGGAACATCTAACATTATGATATCCATTGGATTTTCTTTATCAGTTTTATGAGGTTTTGGTTTAGGAAGAGATACAGGAGCTGCTGGTTTTTGGTGAGTGAAAAATAAATTAGAGTCAATTTCTTCTTCTAAAGGTTTAGATAAAGCTTTACGTATAGCTTCTTTAATTTTATTTTTATTATCTTGATCCGCCATCTTTTTTGCTAATTTAATTGCTCTCCCTATCATTACTTGTTCAGCATCTTTCCCATAATCTTTTATGAATTTAGATTTATTTTTTTTATACTGGTTGTATAATTTATTTTTTAATTCTAATTCTCTAGGAGTGAGTGCCATTATTTTTTAATACTTTCAGCAACAGCTTGCTGTCCTACTACTTGTGTTCTAACTAACATAGTGATAGTATTACCAATTTGATTTACTAATTTTTCATCACCTAATGCTTTAGCGTTGGCTAATGCTTTATTTAAAGCATCTTGAATTGCTTTAACTTTTGGATCTATATCAACTTCTGTAGAAATTTCAGGAGTTGTAGTATCAGTTGGTGTTTCTTCCGCTGGTGCTTCTATGTTGATATCAACATCTTCTTGAGGAGCTACATCTTCGGGTTTATTTTTTTTCTTTTTTTTAACTTCATATAAAATCATCTCACGAAGATATGCTTTAAAATCAGATTTAGTCATGTTTGTTGAATTCATTTTGATATTTTATTATAAATATTATGAAATTTAATTAAATTTATCTTTTATTATGTAAATAATCTGTTAAAATTGTACCAATAGCACCAACTTTTTGTCTCAACAGTACCCATTCTTCTAATGTAAGTACACTTTCTTTATTATAAAAGGATATAGTTAATGTACCTATAAAATTATCATCTAAATCTTTTATGGCTAACATATACATAGATTTAGTTTTATAATCTTTTCCATTAACCTGGAATATACCACAATCTGTTGTGTTGTATTTACAAATAGGTATATTTAATTCACCATTAGTATATAAAATATAGAATACTTTAGGAAATAAAGATACAGGAATATTTTGAAATGTTTCTTTTATTGAAGAAGCATATTCTGTAGTTCGTTCATAAAAAATACTAAATTTTTTAATAGATTTTCCGGTTGGATAAAAATGACCTCCATTATGAAATTGAGATATACATACTCTATCACAATTTAATTCATTAATTATTACTTCAAGTTGTTTATCTATTTTTTCATCAACATAAATAGATTCACCAAGTAAATCCGATTTTTTATTAGATGAAAATTTAGTTTTAGCCCATTCTACTACTATAGGTCCTATAATTGCTGTTATTAATGCTGTACAAATAGTGATGAGTAAAGAGTACATAGTTATTTTTTTAGGTTTTGTAAATATTTAATGGTTTCTTCCTTATTTTCTAATAATTTTTTCTTTGTTGTTCCTACCCAGCGCTCTACATCTCCGGCTTCAGTTATAAAACTTTCATTTGACTCATTGATTACTTCATCCACCCATACAGAATAATCTTCAATCAAATAATCAAGATCAGTATTTATAATATTTTTTTCATATTCTTCCCACAATCCTAATCTACGTAATTCAGTTTCGAATTCAACCTGACAATCAAGACATCTGTGGTATTGGATATAAAATAATTTATCATTTTTCTTTTTCATCAAATTATTACAACTTGGACAAAAAAGAGGCATAACTATTAATTTTTTAGCTTTATCTAATTTAGTAATATTTTGTTTAATGCCATTTTTGATAGTCCATTGTCTTCCATCTTCTTCCCATATATCTCCTTCTTCATGAAATTCTTGTATTTTATTATAACCTACACCTACAGTAGTTTTTTCTTCAGTTTTTCCCTGAACTAAATTACGGAGACGTTGAATATCAGCTGATTTGAAATCTTTTTTTAGAACACTATTTGTCATAGTTTTTATGGATTAGATTTTTAATAATTTCACGAATTTTATTTTCATTTAATGATTCTTTTTCATCTAAATCATATTTTATATCAGCATTTGACATTACTGTAGATATAATGTTTTGAGTTACTTTTTTAGAAGGATTCTTTTTTGAAGGAAAAACTAAAGAATCATTTTCAATTTTCCAAACTAAAAGATTAGGTTTTGATTTTAAAGATTTAATAAAATCATCTACTGCTTGTTTAGTTTTAATAGGAAATGGTTTTCCACGTTCTTTTTCCTTTTTTAATTTTTCAAATCTTTGACTAGGACCAAAATAATCTTCTACTGCTTTATTTACATCTACAGCTACATTTCTTAAATTAGGAATATATGGTCCATAATTTTCTATATTTTCTAATGCTTTAATAGTTTCTTCAATAGAAGCATTTACAGGAGTAATAACTATGTCATAAAATGTTCTTTCTAAAGAATTATCTCCATCCATTGGTTCTTCCTGTTCTTTAATTAATCTATATTTATATTTACTCATAGCCCTAGTTGTTTTAATTGTTCAATAGTATTATTAGTTGATGTATGTAATATTCCTATTCCTCCACGACTATTCCATTCATTGATATTATCTTCTCGATCATCAATAAGTATATGGTTAGATTTAGAATAATCTTGTTTATTTTCACGTTTAGCTAGAATTAATTTAACCCCAGGTAAATTTTCTTGTACCCATAAACGTTTTCCGTAACGAGAAGATGATTTTTGTGATGGGGCTGAAAGTAAAGATGGTTTATATTTACTAATATAAGACCAAAGTTGTTTTCCATCTTTCATCCATGGCATTTTAGACCAAAATGTATATCCTACTTTATCATCTATTAATTCCCAAAATTTTTTAGTACCATATCTAGATTCATATTCTTTAGGAGACATCCCAGAAAATTGTTCAAAACGACCATCAAAATCACATAATACTCCATCCATATCACAAAATATTTTATATTGTGATACTTGAGATGCTTGTTCTTCTTCTTTAAGTTGTTTATATAGATCTGTAAGTTTATACATTTTTGATTGAGTCTTCCCAATTTCTAAAAGTCATATTTCCATGTTCATATGCTTCGCGTTCTAATTGATCTAAATCACCACCTTCATTTGTATTAGTAGTATTAACATTATTCAATCTATTTTCATTATCTTGAATACGATGAATCATTTCATGAGCATATGAACGTAATATATCTTTAGGATGACGATTTAAAGTATATAAAGTAATAGAACAATCTGATGGATTATAGTATGCTGTTTTACCTAAAATATTTGAAGCATTAGAAACATCATTATTAATTAATTTAAGTTTAGGTAGTGGTTTAATATTTAAACCTTGATCCAACATATATTTAGTTAAAGATGCTAATGCTTCTTTAAAATTCATAGAATCATGTTGGCACCCACAATCTTCTTGTAATATATCCTTAATTAATTCGTTAACTAATTTCTTCATGAAAATATAAATAGACTAAGTCCATTATAAATATACTAAATATCAGAACCGATTTGTATTTCCGTAGGGAATTGTTCAGCTGTTGGTTTTACGTCTGGGTGGTCTAATTTATATAATTCGTATATGTAATTGAATATAGTTAAATTTTCTTCAATAGATTTTACAGGTTCATATATTTCCCAACCTTTACCTTGAATTTTTTCACCTTTTTTATCTTCCCCACGTTTTGATGATTTTAACCAAAGAATACCAATTCTTTTAATTTTTTCTTCATATAATTCATTCCATGCTTGAGCGTATGCTGCTATCTGTAAATCATAGGCTGTGTGTAAAGAGTTTGAAGTTTTAATATCTAACAACCATAATTCTTTATTAATTTCTACAATTAAGTCACCTGTACCAGCATATATGTATTTATCTGAAAATAAATGGATTTCACTTTCAACTAATGTTGGTTTATGAGTGGACCAAAAATCATGGAATTTTAATAACATTTTCCAAACTTCTAAAGAATATTTAGAATATCCATTTTCATCTAAAAATGTTAATTTTTCACCTTGTAGATATTTTTCTATACTATCATGTACTTGAGTACCTTCATCTGCTGCTTTTCTAGCAATTATATCGGCATTATGTCCAACATCTTTAAGCCAAGTTTCAAAAAATTTATTTTTAGGCATATACTGTAGTATACTAGTTACAGAAGGGTAATATTTACCATTTCTAGTATAATATCTTAAATCAAGTAAATTTACTCGTTTTGATTCAGAATCTATTTCAACTATACGTTTGATGTCTTTTTTAAAGACATTTACATTTTTTTCTATCATATTATATGTAATTTTTTCTCAATTAAATTTGAGAGAGTTAATGGTTTGGTATTTTGGGTAAGAATTGTAAATTTTTCAAACCCCATTTCACTTGGATCTTTATCTTGTAAATCTATTAAATATACTTCTTTACCTTCATTCATTAGTTTTTCACAAAAATTTAATGACTGTTTTATAGCATCTTTATCTAAAGCTATGTATATTTTTTGTACAGAAGATTTTATAAGTTGTTTTAATAAATTAGATTGCATATTTTTTCCTAATAATGGTATGGCATTTCTTTTAATAGCCATAGCATCAAACATACCTTCACATAATATAACAGGCACATTCCAATTAATGAATAATTCAAAAGGAATAATGTTTCTAGAAATTGGTGGATTTTTCTTTAAAGAAGAACCAGGCTCAAAACTTCTTCCAAAAAAATAATTTAATTTACCCTTATTATCATATGATGGAATAACAATCATATTAGAATAAGGTCCATATTCACAATATCCAATGTTGTATTTTATTATATCTTCTTTAGTTATATTTCGAGTTTTTAAGTAATGTAGTGCTTTTTTAGCCACTAAATTATTTAATGGAGAGCTGAGTAATGGTATAAATTCATCAGGTAATAAAATTTCTTGTACATTATTAACTTCATTTTTATTTTCTGATGATTGAGAATTTGTTAATAATTTTAATTGATTTAATTTATCAGAATCTACTGATAATTTTCTAAATAAAGAAGATAATTTTTTACCTTTAAATCCACACACCCAACACTGATATGATTGAAAATTTGAAGATGAATCATCTAAATTAATTTCTAATTTCAATTTATGGTGTTTACATTCAGGGCAATGATATGCTCTATTACCGCGAGCAGTAGATTTACCTTGACCCAATACTGAATCAATTAAATGTATCAAAGGAGAATTAGACATTTAGACAAATATAAAAAAAGTAAATTAAATGTCCTAATTTAAAAAATCTTTAGCAAAAAATTTTCCTAAAATATTAGTATTCAACCAATCTGACGATTCTAATACATTATATGTAAACTGATATTTACATTCATAATATGTTAATAATTTTTTATTGGAAACTAAATGTATTATTTCACGTGTAAATTCAGATTGTTTTTTATCTTTGATTAAATTTTTAATAAATTCTTCTGATCCATAATATGTTTTCCAATCAGATTCTTTTTGTACTTTTTTAGAAGTAGCTTTTCTACCAGGACCCGTTTGTTCTGTTAATTCTTTTTTAGTAAGCTTTTTAGTTAAATTGTGATGTAAAGATTTTTTACCTAAATACTTTTTACCAGTAGGAATATGAGTAGTAACATAAATAAATCCATAAATACCTTCGGGAAAATCTTCTAATTTTTCTATAACTTTATTTTTATATAACCAATTACTCATTTTAATTTATCTATCTAAATTAACAATTATATTCATATCTGTAGTTCTACTTGATGGGAGAGGTTGAGCTAATTTAGCTACAGCTAGTAAATCTTGATTTTCATTATACAATCCAACAGTAGTTATGTAAGGAGAAAAATATGATCCTGTAGCAAAATTATAAATATATTCATTAAGACTTCCTGAAAGTAGAGTTGGGTTTAAACTAAAGTTAAATTCACTTTCACGAATAGTACATTTATATTGAGTTTCATAAATAGTGAAAGTACTAGAAAAAGACATAGTTACATCAGAACCTGTTGTAAATGAATTGATTAAACCTGATGATCCAGATACTGAGTCTAGTGTGATTACAGCTATACCATGGGGATAAATTATGTTACCTATTTTACTTCCAGTTATAGTTAAAAAATAATCATCCGTAACATATCCTGAAGAAACATACGGATTTGAATCAAAATATAAATTTCCTTCTCCATCTTCTAATAAACTACCATTTGGCGTATTGATAGTAAAAGTTTTAGGACTAATTTGTTCTCCATATAATTTAACGGGGACAGATATTACTCCTATTTGAGCTCCAGAACTAGTAGGAAAATATCTATGTGGAACTAAAGTTGATTGAAGATAATTATCATATTGAGGTTGAAGATTATTAGCTTGAATCAATACTCCTTTTTCTTCAATAGTTAAAACAGATATATCTCCTTTACTTGAAGATAAAAAATTAGTATAATACAATTCTTTAATAGAATTATATACTAATCTTTGATAGGAACCAGTATTAATATATCCAGTAGTAGGATCGGTTTGAGGGTCAAAAGTACCAGTTAAATTGGTTCCTATAAATCTATCTATTTGTACATCAGAGGCAATAAGAGAGCTACTCCCTAAAAAAGTAAAATTTTTATTTACTTTAAAGGGAGTAACTATTAAATCTTGAGAAGAAAATTGTTTGAATGCAGTCATTCATTAAAAATCTAATTTTACTCTAACAAGCATTTCTTTAGTGAAATCCTTTTTAAGAGGTTTTGATAATTTAGCTACAGCTAATAATTCATTATTATCATTATACAATCCTATAGTAGTTACAAAAGTTTGAGGATTATTTATAAATGTATCATACAATACTGTTCCATTACTTCCAGAAATAAAACTTGGATTTTCTGAGTAATTGTATTCGGCATTTCTAGCTCTAACAAATACATAATCTGAAGTTATAGTTTCTTGGGAATTTAAAGTAAAATTACTCCCTGTTTTTAGTGAAGAATACAAAATTGCTGGGTTAGTATTTATAACATTAGATCCAGTATTAGCTGACAATTCAATTCCTCCATCAGCTACAGCTGCAGATAATGCTTCTGGGTTAAATATTAATGTAGCAATGTCTGGTAAAAACCAACCATATGATCCTGAGGCTGCTGTTACTCCTCCAGCCCATCCACGAGAATTTACTCCAGTATAAACGGTTCCTGATGAACCACTTACTAAATTATATACTCGACCCGCATCTTTAAATACATTAGAATTAGTAATTCTTGAATCATCAGTTAAAGTAATTCTATTACTTCCTGATCCTAAAGTTAAACTTAATGAACCTGGGAATAATGATTCTTTATAACGATTTCTCTCAACAGAAATAACAAAAAATTGTGAAGAAGTGTAATTACCAAAAATAAAATCAGCATTTTCATCTCCTAAAACTAAACTTCTATATTGACCATATATAGTTTTAGTTGGTGAAGCTCCAGGTACTGAAGAATCGTACCATAAACTACCACTACCTATTTTATTTCCATAAGTAATATCAAACTGTATTTCTGCAGTAGATAAAGTTGAACTAGTATTATATACACTTAAATAATAAGCTCCAGCAGTACTTGCTGCTTGAGTAGAAGAAGTATACATACTATTAGCAGTTAATGTAGGAACATAATTGGTCCATATTGCTGAAGTGATAGCGTCAGCTGATATTAAAAAGTCTTGAGGATCTAATCTACTAAATGACATGTTTTTTAATTTATATTAATTATTGGGTTTTTTTAATTGTTACAGGAATGATTGAACGAGCACCACTATCTCTTCCTACTACAGTTAATGAAGCATATAATTCGGTATTTGAACCAAATAATGTATTAATAGTAGTAGCTGTTAAGTTAATAGTAGTACCTACAACAGTTTTAGATACATTTGTACCTAATGTAGTAGTTGTATTTAAAGCTTGAGCTTCAGGAGTTTGAATACCTACTCCATTAAATGTGTTGAATAAACGAACATCTGAAATAGTTGCAGTATATCCTGATGATTCAAATGTTTGGTTACTACCTAAATAATTAAGAGTTTGGGGAGTAATAGCTAATGAAGCTCCTTGTTTCAATACAACAGCACCATACCCTAAATCTAAGATAGGCATCTTGGCTGTACCTCTAGGTAAGGTAACTAATTTATATTTCATTACCTGAGTTTCTTCAGGAAATGCTTCTAATAATGGCATGTTTTCGATTGCTTGACCGTAATATGCTGATCCAGATGGATGGTTAGGATTATATAAAGTATAATCAATTTCATCATCAGCTAATGAAAATTGAGTAATTTTAAATGAACCATCACCTTTTGCTAAAAGTTCACGACCTTTAGTAGTTAAAATAGCGTCTATTGTTAATACAGAATTGTTAAGATATCCCATTGTTTTTAATATTTATTATACATATTAATAAATCTAAGTTCTATTTCCAAATGTTTTTGTTATATAATTTAAATTTTCTTTAATTATTGGGTGAGTATTGTCTGAGATTAAATTGCCAGGGCCTAAATTTTGTAAATATATATTATTAAATAGTAAAGTATTTGAATTAGGAGTGGTTTTCCAAATTACAAACCCATTATTTCCAGTTCCTCCAGAATAATATGAACCCGGAGGGGCAGGAGGGAAACCTGTTGAAAATGGAGGTTCTACAATACTTTTTCCAGATGGTATATTTTTAAAAGTAAAAGTATACATAGGTTCAGTTACATATGTAGAGACATTAGGACTATCAAGTTTATGATATACATTTGCGGGTATTATATTATCTATTTCATAAGCTGCGTTAAATTGAAATGGGTATTGGGTTATGTCTAATGAGGAAGTAAAATTGTTAGGATATTTACTAATTTCATTTACATTAACAGGAGATATAAAATTATTACTATATAAACTTACAAACCATCTTTCTCCATTATTTTTTCCTTCAGCTATAGATCTACTAATATCTGATCCAGTTATAAATCCTTTTGGGTAATATTGATTTTTATCATCTTTAAAAGCATACCATCCTGAGTAGAGATTGAATGTTGAATTGTCTATAAGAAACTGAGTATTATAGTATGGGATTTTTTCTATTACAGTTCCTTTAGTCCAAGTAGTAAAAAAATCTATATTTGCATTATTACCATTTGTTGCTTGCATTATACAATTATTGGTATTTATAGTACCTTCAAATACAGTAAAAGAAGCAGTAAAATTATCTCCAGGAACATATTTTTTAATTCTATAAAAACTTCCATCATTTTTTAAAAAATAATTAGGACCAGACCCATTTGAAGTTGAACTAGTAACATATGACCAATCTTGAGGGTATGATGTTCCTATAAATACTGGAGTTGGAGAAACATTGTTAGATATAATTTTAGTATCTGATGGGATTATATAGTCTGTAATATATTGAGATATATTAGGGATACTATTTAATGCTAATTTATTTTGAATAATAAAATTAAAAGATTGATCTAATGGAGATAAAGTAGAAACTGAGGATGTATTATCTGTATTGATAATTTGAGATATATCAATTCTACTAGTTAATGGTAATTCAATACAAGGTTTTCCTCCATTAAATTCGAAGATAGTAGTATTCCAATCATTAGCCGGAACCAAATCATTCATCATCGGATTTAAATACATTTTGGTTGAAGATTGAACTAATATAGATTGAGATATAGAATTGGTATTAAATCCATCTGTAGTATATCTACTTCCTAAATATCTAGGATAAACAGAGCGTTTTAATTCATATCCATATTGACTTACAGTAGATTTAGTAAATGAGCCTGATAATATTGAATTAAATTCTATAACTGGAATGTATGGATCTGGAGGTAATAGTGTGTATTTTGAATTAATAGGGAATTCTGTATAATTACCATATAGTGGATTATCTGAAGATAGTCCAGGAGTAGTTATTATTAAAGTATCTCCTGAGCCACTTACTCCGGTATTTTGAAGAGAGATACCTGTCATCAAAATAGTAGAACCCTGAATGGCTAATTGCTGAGTATTATAATTTCCATTATGGTATAATTTTAATCCTATTACATCTCCATATTGTTGAGAAAGAATAGTTCCTTTAAAAGTTATAGATGCTGTAGTACCTGCAGTGATAGAGGTGGCAGAACTAGTTATTAAATCTATTCCTTTAGTAAAATTATATATAGAACTTCTATATGATGAATTAACAGGACATGATACATCTAAAGATGCTGTAATTTTTAGCAATGTGTTAGGTACATTCCCAAATGTGTATTCTCCAGTAATATTATTAAAATATGATTGAGCATCAGTTATCACATTTTGTAAATCAATAGGACCATATGTTTTAGAACCTAAAGGCAATAATATTTCTCCAGATCCAGGACCATAGGCATTTTGTCCTACAGCTGAAAGAGAGTAGTCTCGAATATGGTTATTAGAACTACTAGCTAAAGTATTTAAAGCCCCATATCCTTGAAATTTAATCAAAACTAAATAATATGTTGAATATTCAATTATAGTAGATATTTCAAAAGTTATTGGAGAAATATCAGTATAATTTAATTTAATATCTAAAACTTCTTTTAAATAAGTAGATACATTTGCTCCTTGAACATCAATCTTATTAATTTTTATATATGATAAATAATAATTCATTATTCTAATTTATTATAATGGAGATGGTGAAGATGGTCCTCCAGAATCTATAGTTAATTGAATTGAAGATATATAAATAAATATTTCTCCTTGATTTGGGGCTGTGGTTGAATTTAAAAATACATCAATATCTGTTGAATCAGCTTTATACAAAACAGGAGTATATTTAAAAGCATTAATATTATTAAATAAAGTAGCTCCATCATTTAATGATTCAGCAGATACTTGAATAGAAGATCCACTAAACTCCCCATTAAAAAATTCATATTGGCTACTTTGAGTAATGTAAGAAATACCTGTTGGACCTCCAAAGGATCTTATCCAACTTTGAGTAACATTTACAGCTCCAGGGTAGTTTAAACTACTACTAATACTACCATTCAAATTAGGCATTACCCCCCCTGTTTCTCCTTTAACCTTATATAAAACACTAGAAGTAGAATAATTATAAGGATAAGAAGCTACAGATGATGAATAATCATGAGTAGTATAAGACATTTGTGGGGGAGAATATCTATTTCTTTCTAACAAATGCTGTTTAATTATTACTCCTGAAGCTAAGCTAGTTCGAGCTGGAGTAAAATCTTTAATTAGTTTAAATAAAGAATTATCAAAATATTTAATTAATCTTATATAATCAGTTAAATTATAATTAGATTGATATTTTTCAAAATAATAATCTCGTATTTTATTAAAATCAGGATAATAACTAGTACTAGTATTTATTAATTGTCTAGGATCACCTATATAATCTCCGATATCGAAATATCCTAATTGAGAAATAATATCTGTATTTATTTCATTTTGAGGAGAAAATCCTACTTCAACATAATTAACATCTCTAGTATAACTTTCACTTACAGGAAATTTTTGTTGAATAGAAATATATTGTGATAAAGTATCTCCTTCAGGTAAAATATTATTTTCAATTCTTATTTTATTAGATATTACATTTTTAATACCATTAGGGAATTGATCTAAATATATCAATTCTATATTAGGCACAAAAGAATAAGAACCGCTTAAAACATATTCACTAGTACTAGCAGATATAAAAGATTGAGTAGCAGGATAAGCTGGGTGTAATGAATTTCTAATAGAACTACTGGTATCTAAGAATGTACCTAAAGGGGCTCTAAATATTAATGAATTTAAAGAACTAGTTAATTGATTAGATTCAATAGAATAAGGATTCATAACATAATCATTAAATACACTTTCACTTAATGAATTTATGTAAAATCTTAATTCTTGAAAAGATCCAGAAAAAGGAGTATAATTTTTTCCAGCTATAGTTTTATTAGAAAAATAAGAAAGATAAAAACTTTGACTATTAGGAATCCAAAAATCAGTACCTATAAAACTACTAGATCCTTGAAATCCTATTTCATTACCATCATACCCCGTATATATTTTGTTTTTAGCATATAAACTACAAGTATAGTTATTAAAAGTAGCTAATATAGACCACCATTCATTATCAAAGAAAGGTAAATATACACTAGCCGAGGTATTATTATTATCTATTAATTTTAAAGTACCATATTGATTATATAAATCAGGGATAGAACCATCATATGATCCAGAAGAATAGCCACTTCCTGTATATTCTAATACTAAATTAAAATTAAAATCAGGAGTAAAATAAGCTAAAGATTGACTAAAACTAGAAGTAACAGGTATACCTGTTGTTTTAAATCTAAATTCAACAGAAAATGATTCAGTAGAATAAACATTTCCAGGAATTGAATTAAAATCTATTATATCCTTTTTTAAATATCCAGAACTAGTAGTAAAAAATTCATAATTGAATTGATTTTGAAATTGATCCCAATCATTTGAATTATTTTTATTTTTACCTCCAAATTCATTTATTCTCAATATAGTATCAGGAATACCATATAAATTAATTAATAATCTTAATCCTTCAACAGTACCTTTCTTTTTAAATAATAATGGTAAATTATGATATATTCTTTTATATGTTTCTGCATTTACATTTTCTAAAGGAATAATATTATTAGAAGCAGTCACATAATTAGTTATTAATTCACTTCCAGTAGGAGGTAAAAAACTTAAATTATTAGTTATACCTAAAAATGAAGTATAAAGATCATCTGTAGAAAAATTATTCTGGTATATTTTAACTCCAAAATCTTTTAATATATCAGAAATTAAATCTATAGAAGACCCATGATCTATTCTATTATCAGAATTGTATTTATTAGTAATTTCATTAAGATACAAATATATAGTATCAAAATGTTGACCTAACATTTCTATAAATAATTCATACGGAGCATTTTGTGAATCTTCTAACAAGTATAAAGGAATAGCATTTATTAATGCATCTTTATTTTCAGAATCATACAATGATGCTGACGATAACTGTCCTGCTAACCAAGTTGTGGCTTGAGAAGAGGTAGTTGAATAATTTATATATGGTTGAATAGAATTAGATTTAGGCCAAGCAGTGCTACCTGAAGAATAGTATAGATAATATTCATATCCATCAAAACCTTCTTCAATTTCTTTAATTTTATTAAAATACACATTTTGACTAGAAGTAGTAAAATATGTAGAAGAACTTAAATATTGCTGATTGTATTGTTCAATTAAAGATAATTTATAGTAAAAATTTTCTAATCTAGTTTCAGCAGATGAAAAATGAATAAAATTAGAATAATCAGAATAATCTATATTTAACCTAATAGATTTATTTAATAAAATATTATTTAATTGGTTAGATAAAGAAGATAACGATGATGTTTGTAATGTTGTATAATTAATATATTCTGTGGAATTATTAATTTTATCTTTAAGAGGAATATTTAAATTAGGTCCTTTTAAATTTATAACTCCATCTATATTTTCAAATACAGAAATTAATTCTATAAAATATGCTATAGAATCAGATATTTTATTTACTACCCACAATTCAGATTTTAAATCTAATTGAGGTGGAAGAGGTTCATATAATTTTATTAAAATAGTATTACCACTTAATAAAATATTATTTGCAATAATTAAATTATTATTTCCAAAATTTAAATAAAAATCAAAAAAATAATTTTCATTACTATATTGAGTTATAAAATCGTTATATCCATTTACTATAGAAGCAGAATCTAAAATATTAGATGATAATCTTAATTCTGTTCTATCTGAACTAATTTCTGAAATGAAATAAGTGTTGGTAGGAGAAGAATTTAATAAAAGAGTTATAAAATGATATAATGTATAATATTGTCCTTCTTCAAATCCTATAGAAGTTAAATCAGTTTGAGGATCAATAGTTACATCATTATCTATTAATGAATAATTTTTATAATCATACTCAGTATTAATTAAATTCTGATTAGCATCAAAAACATAATATTCAATTTTATCAATACTTGAAGTAAAAGGTATATTATTAATAGTAAAATTAGAAATTAAATTACTATCACTTTGCTGGTAGTTTTGGAATTCCAAATTATCAGCATTAACGGATTGTATGTTGGATATAATACTCACTATTTATTTGAGGTACTTAAATCTATAATTTGTTTTTGTAAAGTCAAATTTTCTTCTCTTAAAGAAGTAATTTCATCTAAAAGAGCTTGCACATCTTCATCTATAAAATTATAATTAATATATTCACTACTTTGTTTAACTAGATATTCATGAGAATTTACTTCTCCAGTTTTAGGAATATCATAAAATAAACTTTGATATTGATTAAAAAAAGATGCAATTTGATCTTCTACAGTTATAGAAGACGTCACTGCTGGAGGAGGAACCAATTGAGAAAAAGTAGTATTTATAACATTAGAATATTGGTTCTTTTCGTATACTGTTTTATTTAAAATTAATTTATCCATTTACAACTTTAAAATAATTTTCATTATCCAATATTAATGTTTCTCCATTTATTATTGTTTTTACCAACATAGTATAGTATCGTTCTGGTTGTAATCCATTCATAAATATTTTAAAGTAATTTCCTTGAGTGTCAGCGCTTATTTTAGTGTAATTATTATCAAAATCTACAACAAATTCATTAGTATCTAAATCTTTTATAGCATAATATGAAGATGTAGGTAAATAATAATTAGTTATATAAAATGAACTAGTTTGAAATACTCTAGGAGGATATTGAGGACGAACATTTAATCTAAATTTTTCTATACTATTTTGATTATACATTCCTTTATTATTAGATAAAGCCACTATCATATCAGATGAAGTTATAAAATTGATAGCGCTAGAAGTAATAAAATTATAATCATTCCATTTAAACTCAAGTTGAGGAGGATATATAGTATTTGTATCAACTGAAAATAGTTTAAAGTCAGGGTCAACTGAAGAGCTTTGGTTGTATTCTACAGAAGAATCTAGTTTTAATATAACTCCATAATTATCAATACTTCCAGAGTACCAAGATGATACTATATCGGTAATATTTATATTAAGATCTTTAGGAGATCTAAGCCCAAAAGATTGAGTTACTTCATATTTTAATCCTGTTGATGAACCTGTATACCAAACTCCTCCTCCTGGGTTTGAAGAAATAAAAGAAGCAGTTATATATGGTCCAAAAGAGGCAGTATTCCAAGTTGTTCCTCCATTATATGTATTCCAAGTCCAACTAGCACCATCCTCTACATCTGGGATATATGTGGATTTTCCTGTTCCATTATTCCAATCTTGGGCTAAAGGATATAGAAATAATGTTGTGTTATTATTTATACCAGTTGTAAAAGCATTAAATAATTTAATATTAGCTTCCCATGAAGAACTAGATATTAAATTATCTATAACATCTATTATATCTTCAGTATCAAATTCAACTAATGCTCTAGCGACTTCAGCAGCAGAAATAAAAATTGGGTTATTATAATGAGTTTGATTATATATTTCTAATATAGAGTCTAACCCAGTATTTTTATTTGGGTATAAAGAGTACAATGTTGTGTCTTTGTATGGGAATATTTTATAAATTGCCATGTATTAGTAAGTTATTATAATGGTACTACTCTTCCTTGAATATCTTGATTTGGATATCTTAATTCAAATATAGAAGGATCTAATGAAGGATATACCACATTATTATAAGTAGCTCCTTTAATAGGATAAGCATATTGAGAATATCCTAAACTAGTTCCAACTTTATTTATAATTTCAATATTTTTAACTGTTTGAACTCCTTCTATTCTATCTAATAAAATATAAAGATCTTTTAAAATTATAGGCTGATTAATTTGCCATTTACTAGTATTAAAATAATCTTGTAATGCTAGTATACAATTATTAAGCACATCATTATTATTATAATCAGGTAAAACTATAATATCAAAGTTAGCTCCTATATTAATAATAAATGCATCTTTTATTCTAATAGAGTCACCTATTACTCTATATTGAGATAAATAAGTAGATAAATTTTGTTTGACTGTAGATGAAGCTGTATTTAAATTTCCATTTATATTATAAGTTAAAATATATAAGTCTAATACTGATGGAATTTCACCTATATTTAAATTTTCAAGTTTAGTAGGTTCAATATATGCTTTAGCTATATCTCCATATTGTGAAGGCATACTTAAAGCTCTAATTAAATAATCATCTTGAGTAACTGTTCTTAATTGAGTGCTATAATTTGAAATAGTATTTTGTCTAATTTCTTCAATTGAATCTCCGTCACTTCCTCCATCTGCTGCTTCTAAATTATTAACAACTAGAGAAGCAAATATAGTATTTGCAGTTGTTGAATTTAAATTATTTATTAAAAATCTAATATCTCCAGATATTTGAGTTAAAGTATTTGAAGGAATATTAGCTGATGCTCCACCACCTGTTAAATATCTAACTGTTAAAGTAGTATTAGAAGGAGCAATACCATAAGTATTAGTAAAAATAAAATTAGTAGGACTATAAGCAGTAGTTAATTTACTCTGTCCATAAGTTAAACCTAACCCAACATTAAATGGGTTAGGAACTATAGTTTCATCAAAATCATTAGTAGTACCTGCTCCAAATTGTAATTGTAATGAACCAGAATTTAAAAATCTAGTAGCAAAACGTCTTTGAACTTGTTGAAGTTTTAATAAATATGGAGCATCACCAACATTTTGATAATTATTAGGATCATTAGGGTTAGTGTTTTTTATAGAAGTATAAACAGTATCTTGAGCTAAATGATCTACCTCATACCATTCATTTCCTTCATTATCTATTATATCTAATACACCAATTATTCTATCATTATTAACAGTAACCGTAGGAAATTGCTGTGGGCTTCCAAAAGAAAAAGTAGTAGTATTTATAGTAGCAGAAATAGCTTCAACTTCTTTTTTTAATAAGAAAAATGTAGGGTTTCCTGAAGATATTTGGTATACAGTTATTTCTGTGGGATTAGTTGAGCTTGAAACTGTAAAATCTACTTCGTTTTGGGTTAAAAATGAAGGGGTCCCTACTAAAGTAGAAGTTACAGTAGAATTTTTACCTACTCTTAAAGCATAATCAAAATCAGGTATATAAGTACTACCACTTAGTTTTGAAGGCAATAATTGATATACAGATAATGTTACAGTAGCCGCGCCCGTTACTTTAGGTGTGTAATTAAACATGTATGCTAATTCAAACAAATTATTAGTTTGTCTAGCATATTGTAAATAAGTCTCTTGTACTTGATTATCTAAATAAAATGATAAAACATCACCAACATACGCTGCCATCTCCATTACCATCATACCTGGGGATGCAGGACTAAAATCATTGTATGTAGTGGGGAAATAAGTTTTTGTATAGTCTATTAATGCCGTTCTAAAGGAATTAAAATCTCTATTTAAATATTTTATATCTTTTCTATCAGCCATTTATTAAAAAGTAATTTCTATTTTATCAGATATATTAGTATTAGGTATACTATAAGATAGTTTAATATTAATTTCATTACTATCAGGATATGATAATACTTCTAAATCAGTTACATTTATATTAGAAAAATATTGGTTTATTTTATTTTGAATATCTTCTTTTAAAAAAGATATATTATCATTATTTATTTGTTCAAAGATAAAAGCTTTTAAATTAGCACCAAAATTATTATTTAAATAACGCTCATATCTATCTGTAAGAAAATAATTGATTAAATTAGATTTTATAGCGTCTTTAGTTAAATATGTAGAGTTAAATACAGCAGGTCCATTAAATGGTAATCCAATACCAACAGCTACACTAGGTTTAGTATCTAAAGGATATATTTTTCTAGCATTAAATGCCATTATTTTCCATTAATTAAATTCATTATTTGATCTAGTCCTAATTGCCCATCAGGCAATGAACTTCCTTCAGACATAGTATTAACAGATCCTCTTACTTTAAATTCTCCATCAAAACCTGATTTAGGTCCTTGAGCCATTTCTCCCAATATATCCATGTATGCTTTTTTAGTATCCATATTAGATTTAGGGGTTTGGTGGGGAATAGATTTAGTGGTAAAATTTAATGTTTTCATATCTGAAATATTAGATTCAGTTATGGGTTGTTTATTAGATTTTACTGCTTCTAAAAGAATATCCTTTAATTCTTCAGCAATAGCTTCCTTTACTGCTTCTTTAATTAATTTTTTTAAAATATCAGTTTTCATAT